TCGAAACCTTTCGATACGTTTTTAGCTTCAGAAGATACAGCTTTAACTAATGCTAATACTAACGTTACGCAAATATTTAGCAAGCTACCAATAATAATACCAATTTTACGACAAATTTGTGCTTGATTATTTTGTTCCATCTTCGATTACTCCTTTACACATCTCTTCTAATCTATTAATAGATGTACGAATACGACCCTTAAATAATTTTAAATTATATCCGCGTCCGTCGTCTAAGCTATAATAAACTTCAGTTACACCTTCATGTTTAGTATATTCGTATATATCCTTAGCTAAAGCCAAGATAGCCTGATAATTATTAAATACTTGAACCATACCATTACGTCCTAAATATTGTAATGGACTACGTCCTAAATAAGCACGTACGAACATAGCATGAGGCTGATTACTCATATTATAAATACCGATAATCTCGGCAATTTCTTTGGCTGTCGGGTGATGTACATCACTCTCAACTTCGAGATAATACTTCATTTTTTAATACCTCGCATAACAGAAATATAACAGCCATAATAATAATGCTTTAGCTTTATATGCTTCGTCATTCGTGACTTCTTTTCGGCTATCAAATATTTTACAATATTTATGAATTAAATATTGTTTTGTATTATATTCGATACAAGTATTCATCGTATTACTTGCTGAAAAGTTAGTCACGACGAAAGCTTGTGGTAAATATCCTGAAATATACCATTTTCTATTAAACAATGTTATAGCTGTTTGTTTATAACTAAATTCATTATCTTCTCTAAGATGTTCCCTAATATCTCGAAATCGTTTCGGGATCTTAGAATAGATAATCTTTTTTATTATTTTATTGTAATTATCCATATATTAAAAAAAGAAGCTATCTAGTAATAGCTTCTTATAAAGAACACAGAAGTGATTTCGGGGCGGAGCCCGAATGAGAACGGGGACGAAGTCCCCGAAGGATAATGTAGAACGTGACTAACGCTCGAACAAGTCCTTAAGAACGCGTGGAGAATATTGACGTTCGATATTCATCTTATTGAACTTATTCGACATTTGATTAATCGGTGCGTAAATATTTTCCATACGTGCTTTACTAGCGAAAACATCTTTAAAAATTTCGACACGGTCTTTATAGACGCGACGCTTACGACTATATTCAGTCATCAATTCGTAAACTTTATTAATTTCTTCTTGCGTAGCATCGTCATAAAATTCAGCAAAGTGTCGCAAATCGCCTAATGCTTGGTCGCATTCTTTAACCATATTATTCCAGAATTCATAATTCTGCAATATATGCTTAATAGCTTCTTTGCTTTTTTGAATAGTGCGCACTAAATCTTCTGTCGTCCATTCATCGATCTCGATCGTAGGACAATCAGCATGTACGTGAATATCGTCCGCCGGTTCATTCGGAGTATTTTCTTCTTCGATTTCTTGCTGTACTTGTGCAACTAAATCGACTTTACATTGTGGATAATTGTTACGCTCTGGCTCCAATACTTCTGTTTTTCTAACCTCCTCCATCTCTTTAATTTTATCGAATAAATTCTTTTTATCTTTATTATTTTTTAAGTCACGTAACAAACTTTCTGGATTAAAGTTATGACGATGACGTTTAAATAAATTACGCAAACTTGCGCTCATTGATCACCATTCCTTTTATCAATATTTTTATACGGATATTCTTCTTCTAAATCAAATACTTCTTTAAAAATAGCAGTTAATTCTTCTCCTGTCATTTCATTCAGTCTTTTTAAAAATCTTTCTTTATAATCTTCAATAAGCATATTAATTACCATTTCTTCTATTAAGATTTTGATAGAAACTAGACCAAATGCTTACTTGCTCATTAAGTCTGTAAGCTATTTGCTCCATCGATTCTCTAAGTCGTTGAGTCTGAACTTCATTAGGACCAAAATTAAGTTGTTGAGCATATATAGTTTGAACTTCTTTAAATAATTTAAAATGTTTTCTTACGTCTAAATCTTTATCTAAAATGAAACTATAGTATCCTAACAACCATACAACCATACCAGCTTGTTTAAATTCATCGTATTTATTAACAAGTGCTATTAATGTTTTTATACTATTAAATAATTTAGATTCTCCGGTATCTTTAGACGTAAGTCCAACATTTGTTTTACATGCTGAAATATCAAGTTTGTTAAATTCATAATATCGGCATGCTGATGTTATTAAGATGTTATTTTTTACTGCTGTAAATACACGTCGACTAAGCTTTTGATTCATAATTAAATTTTTTCTCTTCGATTATTTCGGCTTTATTATTTTCAAATACGACAATACCATTATGTTTAATATGATTTCTGTGATCACTAATACGATATTCGATATTAACATGGTATTTATCGCTTAACGAAACTAAATATGCAGAATTAATATCGTAATCAGTTTCGATTGTTAACATTAAAATATTATCGCAACGAATTTTTTCTTTAACGATACAATTACCTGCGAACATATCAGTACACAATAATTCATTATTAATTCTATTAATAGCACTTAGCTTACCAGTAAATTTTATTCTTCCGACCATTGTTATTAACTAGTCCTTTCACGATTTCTACAGGATTACATATATTATAAGATATATTATACAGTATATTAAGATTTTCTTCAATAATCTTACTGCCATTAAAGAATAATTCAAAATAATCATTTAATATATCGTTCGTTCTAAAGTTATAACTTAATGATTCCTGTGGTAAATATTCAACACCAGATATCAAAGCAACGACCGGATTATTTTTCTTTAACAATTCGATATGAAGGATATGTTCAATAGCTGTTAATCTAACAGCATATTTAGATTCGCCAATTTTAAAATCATTTGACTGATAACATTCAGTATTAATAGCTATTAAAAATAATCGAAACAACCAGCATAGTTGTTTAAAATCCTCTTTCTTCATTTTTAATAGCTCCTTTATATTGATGATTTATCAAATAATATTCTACTGTCTTAGCTAATACGATAAGATCTTTCCATTGATTTAAATTTTTCGTTACTGTTATACTATCTAATATATCTTGAATATCAGATGTTATTAACATTGAAATCGATACTAATGGAATAGCCACATTATTATTATATACTGAAATTAATAAGTCGACAGATCTTTTATCGAATTCAACAGAACCAATAGCTCTGATCATTAACGTCACGTTTTTTAATTGACCGATATTAATATCTTTAATTCGTAATTCAAGAATATTAGGATAATGTAAAATTTCACAAAGAACAAGATTTATTATATTTTTAAAGATATTAAATACTGCTTCAGTTTGTTTTTCGTCAACTTTAGCTGTCATTAGACAATCGATATGAAACGGATTAACCTTATTAGGTAATATGTCGATCGTAATTATACTTACGACAATAATTAATATTGGCGTTTGATATAAAGCCAGTTTTCCATTATCAGTAGCATAATTCATATCACAAAATAAAAAGAATGCGACTGTTAATATTGTAATAAGAATTGTCGTAACGTTTCTTTTATCTAAGACAATTCGATATTTATCTTTTAAGAAAATCATAGGTCTGTTGTCATAATAATTTCATGTAATTTTTCTAAATCGATATTATTAATAAATTTATCTTTTGTATTATTGTAAATACCTTTAGATTTACATTCCTTAGAAGGATATGCAATAGAAAAGTCATATACTTGTTTACGATCCTTAAAGATTTGAATATCGCCACTATCGACTTCTTTTTTACGAGAATTATCGATATAAATAATATAGTCTTTATGTTCAAAAGCCATACGACCTTTAATACCAATTAATTTATTCGTGATTTCGTTAACCATCCCCATATTAATTTTCCTCCTTTTGTAATAAATCTTTTACGATATACAATGCATCGATCTTATCGGTATCAAAATTAAAGCTAAAGCTTGTATGTTTTTCTTCTGAATCCCAGTATATTTGGAATTTAACAAAATCTTTATTTTCGTTCCAGTCGACCGTAACCATAACGGCATCGCCTACTTTTTTAATAGTTAGACTATACGATCCTTTTTCTCGACGATAGAATTTATGAAAATCTAACATTAAGATTTTATATAGTACTTCTAATTGAAGCTTCATCTCATCCATGTAACGATACCCCACAGTAATAATACAACAAAACAAGACGGCAATATCATAAATAATAACTTAATTTCGCCGTCTTCGTTATATACGTCACATACTTTATCGACAAATTTAGTCAATACGGTATGTATTAAAAATCCTAATATGCATCCTAAAATAACATCTAGAATGATTTTTAAAAACTCAAGAGTCTCAAATGACAGGTTGAACATATTTAGCCTCTTGCAATACTTTTTCAAAATCGTCAAACGAAATATTGTTTTCGACATTCCAATATAATGTTTTTATATTAGCATCATATATTGCACAAATAAAATAATTATCTTCGTCGATTAATAGACTTAGTCGATGATATGCATTATCGTATGTAATTTCACACGATACATTATCTAAGTCTTTGATATTAAACTTACCAGATGTTCGATAGGTATTAATCAGCATTTCAAAATGTTGACAGAGCATCCAATCAGTAATTCTAATATATGTTTCCATAGTCACCTCAAAATGGTATTTTTTCTACACTTGTTAAACAATTAATATATTGATATTTGATTAAACTACACATAGCTATTAAAAATTTATAATATATTTTTAAAGCATGTTCTTTACCTTTTACTAATGACTTATGATAGAATATATGCATGCCATCATCATAATACTGATACTGTAATGTCATCTGCATATTATATACATCGATAGCATTTGTTCTAGCTTCGGTTTTAATATATCCGACAACATTATTAAGTCTAGTAACTTCAAATTGCACATCATGATATCCGATATGAATATTAGTATCGCTAAAACGCAATTGGTCCATCGCTTCTTCGACATACGATGCACAAGAATAGCCATCGTATTTTAAAGGAACGCGATACGAACGTATCGTATCGGATATTCCTTTAATAATTAGTAGCATATTTTCTTCGCTAATATCATTAGAATGCATATACTGACTACTTTCAGTAATTCTAAAAGATCCGAAATACTGTTTACCTCGACTAAATACTTCGTATCTAGATCCTTCGTCAGTGTAATATTGATGGATTCGATATTTTTTTCGCTTCATAGTAAATCGATTATTATTAGCTTCTCGAAACACTTCGAATCGTTTAATAAATGTTTTATCTTCTATTTTTACTTTCATTTATTTTTTATCATACAACTAAATATATATGAATATACTAAATATGTACATATGTTAGGCAATTTATTTACATATGATTTTAACCAATTATTTTTATCGATCCATTTAAATGTATCATTATTATTTTCTATTTTTATAATTAATGAACATAGTTCTAATTCATGTCGATTCGATATATAAAAATTTAATTTTTCACCATTTGTTTGTGTGTACATACAAATTGTAAAATAATCATTTTTAAAAAGATCGATATCATTTTTATTTAATGGCGTATGATTTTTTACATTTTTTATTAAATCTTGTAACATCATATTATTCTACTATACTTTTAAGAACAGCACAAAATACAAAAAATAACATAGTCGTTATATGGAATTTACAAAACATTCTTGCATGCATTTTAAATACATATTCGAATGAATCTGATATTTTTTTTGTTCTATATATTCTATATACAGTATGTAAAAGATATACAATTATTGTAAATATAAACCATATTATCATGAATCTGATTAACGATATACTATCTAAATAAAACTGATCCATACTATTTATCTTTCTTATCCCAGCCAGCTAATGTACCACCAATGGCTAGAGCTAAATAAATCATCATAAAAATTACAAATAATATAGCTAACATATGTACTATCCTTTCTATAACAACATTTCGGCAATCGGATATAAAATAAATGCTATATCCTCTGCTACGTAATCTTCTTTTTCTGGTTCGATATTTAGAATGCCAGCTTCGTACCAAACCATATATGAATTAATGTAGTCTTCATCGTACGCAATCGTAAATCTAAAAGAATTACGAGCCTTATTTTCTTCGAAATCTGTAATAGAATATTCTGAAAACATATCCTTTTCAGCAAATTCTTTTAAACTATTATATACGTTTTGTGTCTCTTTATCAGACCCAAATCCTAATTTGATCATATGATCACCTCCAATACATATAATTGAATGAAAACATAATATAATGTACATATAAATTAAATTGATTAAACATTTTGCACGTATCAAAATCAGAATGGGCTTTTCTCGGAATTACTGTACGATACATAAAATTTGAAAGACATATATCCGATTCTTTTTCTGAATACTGAGTCATCGAATCGATGCGCATCATGTTAGTATTAAAATATATGACTTGTTTATTTATATAATCGTCGCAAGTTTTAATAATAAGATTTGGTTCATTATTATAACCAAAATCGAATACAAAAGATCGTCCACCAATTAATAGTTTTGGTATATTTGCTCGAAAAAAGTTTATATTAAAAAACATTGCACTAAGCAAATTAAAACTAGTTTTATCGTTCATTTTTACAGAACATAAATTTAGTATAATCTTCTAATATACGATATACTAAATTAGATAATAATACGGATTTTTCTAATTCGCTATAACCAAAACCAGAAATATTATCTTCTAAATCAATATCGGCATATACTGTATCGTTACTTAGATTAGCTGTTACATATAATACATTATTTTCAGATACTAATACAGCGATAATTAATTTAGGTGTCACTTCTGGAGTGCTATTAAAATTCCATTGTTGACCGCTAAATTCAAAAATCTTATTTTGGCTAGCTTTAAGATTTTCACCCAAAGTAATAAAAAATTCTTTAGCTTGTTCTTTAGATTCAAATGTTACTGTTTGCATAATCTTATCCTTTCATTTGACTAAACCACATTAGAAAACGTGTGAAGAGATTTCGGGGCGGAGCCCGACCGTGAAGTAAATGGCGGTAAATTATTAACAGCCCTAATTTAACTTGTTAGTTAAACATTCGTTCCTTTAGTTTATAATAAGCTAATTCTATTAAAGCTGGAAATAATATTTCTAAAGAATCGTTATAGTTCATAACACTATCTTCAGTCTCAGTCGTGATAAAAACAGGATCATAATCTTCGTCGTCATCTTTTTCGACGAATAGATCGAAATATAAAACATCATTACCATCTTCAATACTAAAACATAATACTTCAGGTAATGTATTATCTAATAATAACATAGTTTTAGCAACTAAAAAATAAATTTTAAAATCTTGGTTATATACTTCCATATCAGTAATATCGTCTAAGATATTAATAGCTTTATGACGCTCTAAAATAGAAGCAATACTATTTGACTTATCGAATAAACTCATTATAACCTCACAAACTTATGATTAAAACCATTTATAAGCATTAAAAAATATATCCATAAAAATATAGTCTTATGAATATTTATATTAGATAATGTTTTACGATTAAAAAAATCATCTTCTCTTAATAGATACTCTAATTTATTATCTTCTGATAAATATACATTAATAGAACGAATATATTTCCCAGATGTTTTTATATCGATCTGAAAATTAATGTAATTATGATCTATATCGTATGTATAATAATATTTAATCCAATTTATTCTATATGGATGCTGAAATAAAAATATTTCTAAATCTTCATCTTCTTTACCAAAATGATATAAATGATCGAATGACAAAGCAGTTAATTCATTATAATCTTCGACAAATGTATTCCAATTCATAATTGTCCTAATTTCCTTAATAGCTTTGCTAATTTTAGATATTCGCGAATCGTACGTTCATCATCTAAAGCTTCTAATTCTTGTTTCATATTATATAAATCTATAGCAAAATCAACCGGATTTTTATTTTCCATAGCATTATCGTACATAAAATATGTCGATAATATTTTTCCTAAATCATTCATTTTTATAGTCCTCTAATACTTCATTAATTAACTGACGCGCTTTATCTGTTTCTAAATACATATAATAAATTAAATGCTCACACATAACTTTATTAAATATATTATGCAATAAATGATTATCGATAGCATATACTAAATATAATTTATTAGAATTTGGAAAAGCTGATAATGTAATAGAATAATCACGAATTTTTCTATTAAGATCATATGTAAAAAACATAATTTGTAAATCAACGTTATTAGAGTCTCTAAAGAATGTAATTAATAATGGTGTATCTTCTATTTTTAATAAAGAATAGATTGCCGAATAATCTTTAACGATTGATTTTTGACGAACCATCGGGCTATAATGTTGAATTGAATACAACCAATTGAACCAATTGATCATACTTTCGATACCTCGATAATTTCGAGTAACGTCCCATTAAAATATACTTCGATATTACTACCATGGCCATTGCCATATATTTGATAATTTAAGTCGTGATTGTTTTTGATATATGTATTATGATTCATAATTATAGTATCGATAGTTTTTGTTAAATCATTACAGTCGCAAATATATTCTAACTTCAACTTGTTAAATATTAATTTATACTTCATATTAGATTTCCTTTAATAATTGTTCGATATACCAACGCAATTCATCGACAAATTTTTTAAACATAATTACACCTCAAATCTTTTACTAAACTCTTCAATTGACTGTTTAACATAGTTAGTAAACAAAAAACCAACAATATAATTACGATATACTAATATGTTTTGATCTAATAAATAATTTATATTATCGATACTTGAAAAATTCTTCATATAACCAGAATTATTTACTGTTCGATATCGGAATTCTATTTCATTAATTTTCTTATTTTTACAATCAATAATGAATTTGACAGCTATTTGTTTAGAATTAAATATACTATATTTTCTTTTAGTAAGTATACGACGATCTTCTAGCGTAAAATTAATTACGTATATACCATTTTTAGGACTTGCAATTTGATCGTTTCGAAAACAACATCGGATAATACGATCTTGTTTTAAATTGCAAAGTATTACATTCGGATTGTAACCTTTATAGTATAAATTATTAATTAATTCTTTTTGTGTTTGAAACATTTTGAACAAATCCCGATTAAATACATAATATATTCATAATAAAATAAAGCATTAAACTCATCGCTAATAACATTATGCCTTTTTATTTAAGCTCGCCACATATTAGTAATATTATTTGTCGGTAACAATATTGGATAATCTTCATAAAATTTTTGAGCAAAATTACAAATATTATAATAATCGTTATACTTCATACAATAATTCCTGTTTTTTCTAAAAATTCTCAGACTGTATCGTCATGATACTATTAATAATACGGCCAGTTTCTTCGATATTGTGTTTTAATGTATGCCCCATAATATACTTCCTAAAATATTTTCAACCATTTATGTTTTTTAGAATTCATTTTTTTGCTATACTCTTTATTTTTAATACAATGAACAACATCATACATCGAAGCTATTTGTTCGAATGTTAGATCATAACGTTGTCCTATTACATTATCTGGATATATACAAATATTATATCTTTCACAAATGCAATTAATATAACCATAATAGGCTAAATAAAATGCACGAGAAAATACTTTATTTATTTCATATGTCTTAAATTGAGATAGCTTACCTCGATTATTTACTACATACGATGTAATAAAATACGTACCACTCATATTTTTCCTACAAAAAAATCCACAATTATTTCTCCCCTTAATTATAATTATAAATATTTTTCTAAGAAAAAGAAATAAATGTGGTATAATTTAAAATTCTTTTTACCAATTTTGTTCTGCTTTTCAAATACTGTCCACTTATAATATGGAATTAATGCTGGCGGGATCGAAAGTTTAACCCATTTATTAATTTTAAAACGGAATTTGTTCTTCATGATTATAATAATCCTTGGTTTCAAATTTAAATTCTTTCCAGTTCTTTTCGTCTTGTAAAAATTGGTCTAAACCAGTAATTGTCGGAATATATTTCCAGCATTCTGCGCCGTCATATTCAAATCGGTAAATGATATAATCTCTTGTATAAATCGTAAGATTATTTTTGATCTCTTGTGCGCCGAATCCATTATCATAGATAACAGATGCAGCATTTTTAATAAATGTATCTTTGTTCATAAAAATAAAATCGCTGCCGTATTCAGATTCAGTACACGCAACAAATAAAATATCGTCTAACGTAAGATCGAGTTCTTTAAGTTTGTCTTCTGTTTCACTTAACAGATTCATCTTTATTCCTTTCTATAATACTTAATAAATTATGTTTTTCGATTTCTTCCATAACTATATAATGAGGGGTAGGTATCGATACTAACGCTTCTAATTTAAGATTATTAATTAAGTATACGCTACTTTTTGGATATAAAATAAATAGCCAATATGTCATATATAAAGAGCTATTAAAATTACTATTAAAAGTATCGTAAAATAATTCGTAAGCATATTCTTCGACTGGTGTTTCTCTTAACAAGATTTTATATTTCATAATTTTTACTTTTTAATATATTTAAAATATCAGTATTTTTAGGATTAGCATCTTCTTCTAATGCTCTAAAATTAGTATAATCCTGAACATTGATACTTCTAAAAATACTATATCTGAATCTAAAGTCGAAGATACTGTACATATATGCAAAATACAGACTTAATTTTTTATTATAGATGCCTGGCATCTTTTGTATATATACATATACGTCATCTCTGACTTTATTATATTTAATAATATTAAAAGCCATTTATCCTCTCCTCTTAGTTTTTTCATCGAGCAAATGCAAAATTACATAATAACTATAATACATACAAGCACTAAACTTATAATATTTATCTTTATATATACACTTTGCTGATAATCTAGTAATTATTTTAAGATTATATATAATATCGTATTTTGCAAAGCGATCATATATACGAGAGCCTCGATTTGTTATCGATACAGCTCTTTTTTGTTTGCTGATCATAATTCACCACGACGTACTTCACGTAGTACATTAATAATATCTTCGCCGACAATTTCTTCTTTAAGTTCTTCTTTGGCATCGGTTGTATCATTATCATATTTTAATCGTACCTGTAAATATCTAAGATTAGCTATACTATTAATAGAATAACGACAACGATTGATATGGCTTAACGATACTAAATGATAATAGGCTAAATATAATTTATTAAGATATATATTAGCCGTACCATTTTCAATGTTGCATCGAATCCTGTCGCCTTCGAAATGATACTCTACGACGACATAGTCGTTACTATTAAAATATTCTTTTACTATTCGTTGATCGATCATTTTATTTTTCCACAAATTTTTAATAATAGTATTTTATATTTCATATAACACTCCTTCTTTAACCATTAGCACATAAATATAATAACTATAGTAATAATAATGTGAATCTGGACAATCAGGTGAATCAAATATAACGTCTGTATTGTATAACATTAAATATGGTTCGCTACGTGGTTCTATTTCGTCATGATAACACATATCTTCTGTAAAAATATTTAAAATTTTTTCTACTTTTTTATTTATCATAATTACACCTTAGTTATTAACATTAACTTGTATACGTAATACCAGTATATATATTTATACTTGCCTCGGCTATGTAACATAAACGATGGAACAGATGACAATTCAAAATATAAATTAAAATATTCAATTTTATGTCTATTCTGACATACGAAATCAACAAATTTATTTAATTCTTTTGTCATTTTATCAGTCATATTTGTCAACCAAATTTAAATTAACCCAATACAAATATATATAATGTAACTTATAATATCCACTATTTTTCATATAAAAATTATATATTCTTCTAATATTAATAACAGGATCTAGATATATATATTTTTTACAGCATCGTATTCTGAGTCTATTAAAAATTTTAAGTTTATATTGTAATTTGCTATTGTTCATTTTAAATCTTCTATTATATTTATAATAATGTTAACAACAAATAGTACCAATAATATAAATTAGCGCTATATGTCGTTCCTTCTTTATCTTGATAAACTCTATATGAAAATATAATCTCTGGAGTACTTAAATTATCGAACGAAAGATATTTAGCATTATTATTTTTATAAAGTTTATCACTTTTTAAAGCTATATAATCGGCAAGCCTATCTAAATAATCGTTACGCATTATATTGCTCTTTCTAAGTTAGAACATAATATTAAATATAGATAATAGTCATAATAATCTTCATATCTCTGATTCTTATTGGTTAAAATATATATACGATACAATTTCTTAGCATTTTCTTCCATAATAAAACGTTTAAGATTTTCATTAAATACATCGAATTCTATTCTAATTTGTATCGTAATAAATACTTCGTCTATTAATTTATCAGTTACCATATAATATCACTATAATTTTGTTTAAAGACATTACCGTCTTTATCGATATAATATCCTATTGGTACAGACCACTGATCACGTGGAGCAATTTCTAGAATGCCGTATTCATCGATATATGCTAAATCTAAATCTGTTAGATCTTTTCCTGTCATAATCTGATAATCAGATATAACACGACCATCTGGCAATAATTTATTTTTTAATAACATATTATAATTTGGCATATTAATCCTCCAATAAATCCGGAACTTCTACTATATATGGCATTATACTTAAATATATATAATAATGATAATACATATTGCTACTATATCTATTTTCGTTGCTATAATGTATTATATATCTTTTTGTTAAATTTTCGATATGAAGATTGCTTTCGATAAAATATTTACGATATTCTTTAACATTATATAGATTAAAAACTCTGTTTAATATAATTGCTAATAATTTAGAAGTATCCATGCTCTAAGGCCCATGAACTGATACGATCATCGTTCATTTCTTCGTCTTCAACACGCGATTGCATCCATTTTAAAATTTTTTCTCGTTGGAATGGTTGTAATTTTTCTAAGGTCTTACCATTATAATATTTGTCTAGAAAATAATTTAATGTTTTTTCTTTTAATGAATTTTCTATTAAGTAAATTTCTTCGATAATAATCGCTTCTTTTTCAGTCATACTACCCTCCTTATTAGTATATCATAACCTTTTATTATACCATAAAATACTTTTTTTAACAAAAAATTCCATTATTATTATTAAAATGCATAAATTCTTAAAAGCGGATATATGTTCGCTTTTATAAATTACAAATTAATCCTAATGACAAATAATAATAGTAATAACATGAACCATTAGTATACATATATTCATGATATCTTTCTTCGAAATTTTCACATGTTAAATATTGAACAAGATCATTAGACTCATAATCATCATATTTAAATACAGCTTCAGATAATTTATTATTATTAATTTTAATCATTGCATAGTAATTTCTAGCATATCGATAAATAAACCATGAGTGCTATATACATTACATTGGACGACGTTATCTTGTTTATAAATAGCGCCGACTTTAAGATCTTTATTATTTTCTTTAAATTCGTTAATAATATCACGATAATTATTAGCTTCTTTAATTACAGATTGTTCAGGATTAAAAGTTCGTACTACGTATTTCATAATTAGACCTCCATTGGTTCGATCGTAATCGTACCGTAATCAAAATCATCAAAATCTTTAATGTGTCCGACTAATGCATTTCCTTTAGGATGAACATTACATACTTTAAAATTACTATTTTGTTTAACAAAATCACTAATAATAACAGATACATCGTCTAATTCTACAGTACTATTAAGTCCTTTGAATTTAGAAAATGTGATTTTATGCTTCATATGCTCCTCCTTTAATTTATTGTTTATCTAACACACTCAAATACATATAATAATGATAATATATAAGACCACAACACAAAATAATATCTTTATCATTTTTATCACGAATAATATATCCAAACTTATAATATTTATATAAGTTTACCGATACGTTATATTTATTATCTTTATAATATGTATCGTATGCTACTTGTGTAATTTTATTACATGTTGCTGCGTTCATATATCGTTTACCATTAGCCATATATAAAAATAATAATACTTATGATCGCCGCCATAATAAAATATATTATCATCTATAATAAATTTAAGATTATCATGTATATAATACTTTCTCAAAGTTTCATTTGGATAATAGCCATGGATCATATTATATTGAACATCTTCTAATATTTTTCTTAACTTTATATCCATATAGTTATCCTTTAAAAGTAGTATGTATATATACTATTATCATAGAATATACATATATAACTATTAATTGAATTATAAATGGCATGCATTCTTTGATGCTTTTGCTAACTCTTTACACAATAACCATATGAACAAATGCAATAGGACTATATAATAAAGCCATTAAAAATATAATGGTTGATATATCCCAATTCTCATACATATATATACTCCTTTATATTTCAACCATTATATATAGATAATAATCATAAAACCATGTGGATAATTCATCGACACATAATATATTTAATGTAAGATTAAGATGTATCAAATACTTATCGACATCTTTATGTAAGCGTAAATTATATATATGTTTATTTATCTTTCGATATAATTTTCCGTTCATAATTATATACCGACGACCTTATATTCTTCTTTAAATAAATTTATTAGTTCTTGAGCTATCCATTCGAATTTTTCTTCTTGAGGAATTAGTCGTACATACTTATCGTAATGTTTTAACGTAACACAACGATACACATAATAACCTTCTAATCCTGAAGAATAGAATACGATAATAAATGGATCGCTACCAGGATGGCGGTGAATCTCACAGCCATCGAATAATACATGATTTCTAAACATATCGATGTTAATATCGTTGAGACTAAAAGCTTTAAGTGCGGCTTCTTTACTTTTAAATTCTAATAGCATGATCTTCACCTCCATTATTTTTTACTTTTGTTTTAACATTAACAATTCATACATATAATCAAGTTCTTTTTGATTTGTTACATTCTTAAAAATAATCTTGTCGACTTCAAAATCGATCGCTGATTTTTCTGTTAAATACATAGCATCATATGAAGCATATGTTTCTAGAGCTATATGTTTACCGAAACATTGAGCTAATTTACCGTCTGATCCTGGTACTTCGACCGGATAGAATTCAAGGCCATATATCCCATATTCATCGCTTCGCCATAAATAACTATCGTCGTCGAACGGAAGCTCGTCTTTAATATCTTTGTACATATATTTTTCTTTAGAATATTCGAATTTCATTTTAACTTTCTCCATTTAATAGTACTCGTCCTGAATAAAATAACTGCGACAATCTTCATAAGAATCATAAGAGATATATAACTTGTCAGGGCTTACGTTTTCTAGGATTTCTCCGTCTTCTAATTCAATTTTAATCTTATAGATATGAGACCATTTACGGTCAAGATACCATTCATAGTCTAAGATTCTACAATCACGACCATCGATATAATGATAATTAAAATCTTTAAATTCAAAATCGTCTAAATCTTCATGATCTTCGAAGTTATACATTTTGTCGCCAAGACAATATTCGTCTTGAATCAAGCGGGCAAAATTATTTTGATATTTTAAAATTAATTGTTCATTCATTTTTATTCTCCTATAAAATAATTGCGATATAATAATTGTTTATATTCGTTATAGAATAACGGAGCATACATCAAGTCATATTCTTCGTACGTATTAATGACTACTTGATTTTCAATATCTTCATCAATGAATATATTTACAGTTACATATTTATTTTGATTTTCATTTAAATAAGAGATGCTAATTCCATTTTCTTCTATATCGCCAAAACAAGATTCCCATATACCGAATTCTTTAAGATCATAAGATTTATCTCTGTTCTTCTTTATTGTATTAACGAACTCAGCAGCAAATTCTTTTGTTTTAAATTTTATATTCATAATGTTAATCCTTAATATCCTGATATATTATCAATATAACTATATATCGATTTTTTAATTTCTTCAGATTCTAATAATTGAATGAGATATAATTCATTTCTAATATTATCTAGATCAATATATATAAAATCATTATTACGATCAATTTCAATGAAAATATCATTAATAATTTTAATATATTCAGTTGTTTTATTTAATATAAATAAACGAATATATCCAGTTACTGAATTTCCGCTATCATATATTTCATATTTTGTACAATGATCATCGATAAAAATTTTATACATAGAATCTTTATATATTAATTTAATATTGTCGTCTATATATAAAGATCCTTTTAATTTTGTAGACATAATATCTCCTTTTTAATAGCAATCTATTAAACTTAAATATATATAGTAATTATAATATAGCCTAGCGGAATATTCGCCGCCGCCTTCATTTACGAATACTATATATTCTCTTATATAATTTATTAGTTCTTTATTTTTAATATTATTAATAATATTATACTTATCATTATTATCATATATATTAGATGCTTTAACAGTAATAATAAATGGTACATCACTATTCATATAAACAACCTAAATACAATAAATAACTATAATATATCATACCGTTAATCTTTTCGCCATTACTTTCACGTATAGTAAAACTCATAAGAGTAACAATACTAAACTTAAGATTTTCTTGAGGTTTATACTTTGGGTATTTCATTTTTATTACCCATACTTCGTCGATAATTCTATTAATTAAATAACTATAATAATCTTTCCTCATTCGCTACGCTCATCTATTCCGCTACTATTAAATATATATAATAACTCAAATATATCTCGGCGCTATACTTATAACTGCTTTCGCTATGCCATACGATTATATCGTCGAGGCCATATTTTTCGACTATGTCATAATCATAATATAATTTTCTTGGATTAATATATCGTATCCATTCATGATGATCATATATTTGATCGACTAAATATTGATTCACTCGTTACACTCGTTTCGCTTATCTATTCCTAAATATATATAATAATGATAATATACGCGGGCACTAAATTTAATTCTTCTATTTCTATATATAATATAATCACCTAATATATAATTTTTTTTAACGTTAATATCTAAACGATATTGCCCGTAATTTGTTCGACTATAATTAAATACAGTTTCTTTAATTATATGCTTAATTAATGATTCGTTCATTCGCTACGCTCATTCGCTCATTCGCTTAAATACAATAAATAATCATAATATATAAAAGCATCGATCTTCATGTCGTTATCTTCATATACGATAGTATCATGAAGAGTCATGGCTAGCACATTAATATTTCTATATAATTTATATCCAGAAGTCGATTGTTTGATAAGCCAAGCTGTATCCATAATTTTTTCTAAAAATAAACTTTTCATACTATTCCTTACAATTAATTATATTATTAATTCCTTATATATTAAAAAAGGACTACAGGAGATTTCGGTGCGGAGCACAGACTTAATGACATTAGTCTTATATATATTAAAAAACCATATACGGATATTAATCATATACTGATAAATATATCATACATATTAAATATTAAATACGGCGATTAACCAAATATATATAAAATAACATATACAAAATCGCCGCCTATTCTCCATTTAATAGTTTCTCTTAATTATATATCTTAATACTATTATATCTAATAATACATATATACTACTAATAATAACAATATACATATATAATACTAATAATATCAATATAACTATATACGTATATATGACTATATACATACTATTAAATACTGATATAGCTATTATAACAGATTAATAACATATATATAATACATTATATTAATTATATATGACAAAATACATCAGGCATATGACAAAATACATCAGGCATATGACAAAATACATCAGGCATATGACAAAATACATCTAATATGAAAATAGACTGTTTTTGGCTATAAAAGCAGATAATGAGAGTGTTGCGGACTCCCCCCACCCCCCGAGGGAGCATACTGTATAGTCAGTATCACCTATAGTCCAAGAGCCGTATCTTCTGCACGAATAAAGCTATAGCTTTACCTATATATATAGTAATAAATAAGTTGCTGTTGGCGCTCGTGAGGAGACGGCGGACTATTAAAAAAAATAAATGTTTATTATTATATATATAGTATATATAAGATATGAATAAGAACTGTTAAGGGAGCAATTTTTATATCGATCGTTCCTAACCCTAAATAATTTCCTATACAACAAATTATTAAAAACCCGCGTCACTACTACGCTTACGACGTTTCATTTAAACTTTTCGGAGTAAGCTATGGTCGAAGAACGCTTTTGAAAAAAGCTCGTATTCATAAATATACACATTCTGTATATTATGTTTTATTGTTTCCTATATATACTAAACCAGACACCAAAATTAAAAAAAGCCAGATATTATCTGACTTTAATTTTTTGTATTTTTTCAACTTAAAAATACCCGTACTTTCAATTATGCATTAATAATGTATATTTAATTATTTTTACAAAATTGATTAACGCTACGCTTAACATGAGTAATATACCGGTGTAACTACGTTACACCGCTCCTGAAATTTACATACACAAAACAGTCTTGGATATAAAAATCTGTGGCTGTTTTTTTATTGGTTATTATATATATAATAATTAAATAAAAAATATTTTTTATTTTTGAATAACTAATGATCTAAAGTGAGTAATATACCGGTGAACGCAGTTCACCGCTTTTGATAATTTAATAGTGATAGTTGTCTTGAACATTAAAAAAATATTTATATAAAAATGGCCCTTCGGGGTCTTTTTTATTTTCTGACATATTTTTTTAAATTATTAATAACTCTTACTCAAACATGAGTAATATACCGATGTAACGTAGTTACATCGCTTCTGCTAAAACATATATAATGGCCCCGAAATTAATTCGGGGTCTTTTTGTTTATATAATATATATAAAGAATACTAACAAAATGTTGGCCCATTTTACAAATGCTCCAAACTCTTACTCACGTAATCTGCTGTGAAGATAAACAACTCGCAGAGGATCGTACACGACGAACCATTGACGTTATATATTCTCGACGAGAATATATAATTATTATGGGATGTTCCCAATTTCGTCTAATATCCATTCTTAACAGTAATGGCTCTTCGTTATTATTATATATAATACTATATATAAAATAACTCGACTAAAATAAACGCAAGGGACTTTTAAATACCTTAGCTAGTAAATGAAATACTAAGATAACGGCGGATCCCAAACAAAAACCACCTACTTATTAGGAGCTTACTAACTCCTCATACCTTGGTATAATTCTTATTAATAGTTATATAATATATATAATACTAATAAGAACCGTAAACGGCTTCGTTACGAGATATAAAAATTGATTGCGTGCCACATTCCGTAAACTCCATTCGCACACATCGGTATATATTTTCTTGATATATACTGATAGACACACAAACGCATTAGATATATTGTTACGAATTCTAAAGAACGATGTTTCTCTTCGCAGGCTTATCGATAACACTATTCTTAATAACGAATTCTACATATAACTCGTTAGCACTCGTAACCTATCGACACGATCTCTACCATACTATACTATCGTGTCGACTAAGAATTTTAATAGCTGAATAGATTCGCGACGCTCACTATTCTTCACATTAATAGCTCTCATTAAAATTATATCTAATATAGATTTAAATCTATAATAACATTTCACTGACGTTCAATATTATTATAAGATATCCCACCCTAAAAGTTTTTAACTCATTATATGTATATACACATAATAAAAACATTAACTAAAAACATATTATATATTAAACCATAATATCCTAGGCGGCTATTATTATATATACTAATCTCTCTTTTAATAAAATACCGATGGCAGAAAATATACTATATATTATTAACATAATATATTCCAAGTCACTCACTTCGTTCGTTCTTAATATATATATGATATAGATATCCCCGGGCGGAAAATTCTTAAAATTCTCCGGTCTACGACCTACAAATTTTCAAGGCCGAATTTTCCTTCTTACTGTAAATAAGGATCTACACCGTATTTACTATATACTACTATAGTATAATATAATATACTATATCACGATATACTAAATACTCTTCGCCACTTATTGCCTACCTAGCTCCTATAAGACTATATATATACTCGCTCACTTCGTTCGCTGCGTTCACTGACAAATATATTATATGCTCGCTCCCTGCGGTCGCTCGCCCTATATATAATATATAAACATATACTCTTATGATCGTCGCTTACGCTAGGACACTACAACTCACTCGTCGCTAACGCTCCTCGTTCATCGGGAAATACACTATATATAATTCACTACGTTCATAATGCTCCGCTCGCTTACGCTCGCTTCGCAACAACATATATATAAATAACTAATTACTCTCTTGAGAAGAGAGATAACAGAGAATCTATACATATAAATATATATAAACATAACTACTCTCTTTGGAAGAGAGATAGCAGAGAACTACTAATAATAAATAATAAACATAATTACTTTCTTAAGAAGAAAGTAAACAAAGAATATTAACGGCTCGCTTCGCTCGCCTTATACTATACTAAATAAATACAAAACTACTCTCTTTAGAAGAGAGTACACAGAGAACTTGATAAACGCCCTCCGCTCGCTTCGCTCGCTCTCGGGCTTATACAATAAACAATATATTCGCTCGCTGGCGCTCGCTCCTTAATAATTCTTGGCGATCGGAAACGTAATCGTTCCGATAAAAAAAGCAGTCACTAAAAAAATTAGCCACTGCCAAATGTGTCCAAAAAAAATGGACTTTCGCTAAAGCTAACACACGAATTACTCCATACGTACCCAGGTGGTATGCTTTTCGCGAATTATAAAAAATATACATTTAGCTAACGCTGTAACGACAGTATTACCTAAATGTATATTTTCAACATAAGAAAAAATAAAGGTTTAGCCTAGAAGAGCAAACCCTACCCCTCTAGACTAAACCTTAGATGTTCATATCTTATTAGCCCGACCAAGAACATCTTTTAAGGGTCGGAATAAGGTTGTCGTCCCACTCGCTCTCGACAACTAGAGCTATATGCTATTAATATTTAATGACGATAATAGCAAGCGTCGGTAAAATTATTAAGCTTCAGCACCAGCAGTTTTTTCTACTGTAGGAGCTTCATCTTTGATAATTTCGATGCCTTCAGTATCATTACCAGTAGAGCCGAAGGATTTCTTTAAGCTACGAAGTTCATCGCTAACGCTAGCTTCCTTCCATGCTTCTTTACCTTCATTGATAATAACACTAGTAGCACCCATAGCCAATTCGGATACTTTTTTCAAGCCTCCGAATAGACCTTTAGCACCTAGGCCTACGGCACCGATGCCTGCATCTTTAATAGTATTAGTCTGACGACCAACAAATTTTGTAGCTGTTTTGGTCCAGCCTGAAACCATTGTATTGCGTTTAACGCGACTGAATGCGTCAGTGATATCTTTAAGATGTTCATCACTAACTTCGACTTTAATGCCTCCGTCGATTTCTTCAACAGAGCCTTGATATTCTACCTGAATTTTTTCGCTCATGTAAGCGATAACTTCAGGATTTGCGTGTTTAAGATTAAAAGTTGCCATTGTGGGCCTCCTCTTTATTAATAAAAATAAAGGGGGCTAATGCCCCCAATGTTAGATAAGGTCTTCTGCAGACACTTCTTCAGCCTTAATCTCACGAATGAGATTTAATGTGCTGTTAATGCACGCCATGCGATGTTTTGCATTAGGTGTGTTCTTAGGGCGTAAAGCCTTAAGTTCACCATTAACTTCGACGATTTCATAAGCATAGGAGCTTTGAACTCCGAATGCTAATTTGACACCGTTTTCTGCTACACCACGATTAAATTTAACAACGTCGCCAGCAGACAATTCTACGCCTTCTGGAACCTCTAAGGCATAGGAGTGTTCTTGGCTCAAACGGGAAATACGCAAGCGAACATTTTGTTGTTGAGCATCTTTCAATGCTAATGCAAGACGTTTGAATTGTTCGCGGTCTTCCGCAGAGTCTGCTTCTTTCATCACATGGTCAGCTACTTTAGCTGGCGTTAAACCATCTTTAATAGCTTTCATGATAGAATAACAACGAATTGCAACCGCATCACTGGTTACAATTTCACCTGTAAACTGACCATAGTTTACAGACTTATTAGCAAATAGTTCAACTTCTTGAGCTACTGCGTTAGCACCCATACCAACATAGCTATTGCCAGCTACATCAACACGTGTAGGTTTAGTGTCACGAACACCATTAACACCTGCAACAACTGCAGATTTCATGTTGGCGAAACCATTAGCATTAGAGCCAAAAACATAAGAAACAACATTAGCGAATTTTTTTTGAGTAGACATGATAGTCCTCCTTCTTAAATAAAAGTATCCCGACTGAGCTTCTCGGGATGAAAATAAAATCTCCTCTTGCACACACTTGCAAGAGATATCAACATTAGATAGGTCAATGCTTATCTAATGCTCATATCTCCCGCAGTCTTTACCGCGGAAGAAGAGGAGAAAAAGTATGAAAGGGACCTCCACACAGAAGGCCCCATGAAAGATTTCGGGGCGGAGCCCTTTCAATCTCGTAAAGGTTATAAAACCTTATATCAACTACCGTAGATGCACATTAGGTTGTTGTGTATCTTTATAAAGGGAGGTATTATGAGTACATAGCACCTACGGTAGCTTATATAAAGCTTTATAATAAAAATAAAATATGACCCTAGCTATTAATAGAGGGTCACAGGAGATTTCGCCCCGGAGGGGGAACTTCAGAAGTTAACCCTCGGGAGAAATCTTACAAAGCTTTATCGCTTATTCAAGCGATGTTGCAATACTGCCATTTTGACAGCACTGCCTACAGTCCAGCCCACTAGGAACCAGAACACGCGGAATGTTACAGGGTATTCCGCATAAAAATTATTTAACCATTGAATAAAATTACGTTGTAACATGATGTACCTCCATTAATAGTTAATTAAAATCAATAGTGTAGCTGTAAAACTAATTACAAAACCTAATTGAAATGCTAGCATCTTATAGACGCTAGCACAATCTTCTCTATCCTTATTAAGGCCAATAATAACTTCGTTCATAGAGCACCTCCATTAATCAGCCATACCACAGGAACGATATCCTAGTATTGTACGACTAATAAATTGGAAACCTTGATGCTCTTTTAGAACGCCAAAGATGCCATCTGTGGATTGAACAGAAATAAATTCTCCTACTGGAGATACTAAAGTGTAATTATAAATAGCTTCTACGAACATGATTTTTCTCCTCCTACGTAGAATAACAGAATATGAGGACAGATTGCCTCATGAATAATTTCGGCACGGAGTGCCAGAGAACTTCAACAGGAGTACTGTGCCGTAAATGTAGATATAGTACCCCCATAGAAGATTTAGCCCCGGCGGGGGCTATTCTCCAGTTAATAATTTAATAGTTTCTGGAGATAACTTACGATACGAATACTTTGTACAGAGATACATCGGCCGACGTTCATAACTAATACAGTCTTCGTCGTCGTCGCCAGAAATATCTGCCCAAGCCTTAATTTTAATGACAGGCTGGCCGTCAAAATTACACATATTTACAGAAATAATATCATCTCTGTAATATTTTGCTTCGATGTATTCCAATGCTTTACTGCTATTAGTAACATCGATAATTTGGTCGGGGAATATCTCCCCGAAGAATCTGAACTCCATTATATACCTCCATAAATGCGTTGAACATCTTTTAGAATGTCCAATACATCTTCAACTTCTAACCAGCCACGCACATCGTCAGTGATAGGTGTGTCGTAACAACACTTGTCATCTCTAAGCATAGCTAGCTCGAACAAACCTTCGTCCCCGCCGTATGTCATGGAGCTCCGAATTACGGAAACTTCCATGTCGTCATGGTTAGGGACAGCAAAACGCCAACATTCAGTTTCTGGAGCAAATACTCCGGCTTCGCGGATAAAGAAATCCTTGAATAACGGATGACGAACAAAGTCTTTTACAACTTTGTCATCATTAGATACATTGGCAGATAATAATTCTGCCCAAGAATTTTGATTTTTTTGACATGGCATAGTCGCCTTAATAGTTTTCATAGTTTTTTCTCCTTTATGAAACAAATAAAGTACAGAGGGATAAAATACCCTCATAAATAATTTCGGCACGGAGTGCCAAATACTAACAAATAACAAGAGACTTATATAGGACTTGCCCCGCAGGGGACCCTCCGTCAGGAGGCCCCCGGCAGGGAAAATTTCCGTTAGGAAATTTCTCTTAAAAATCTTATATAAGTATAATTAGAAACTGTCGGGTCCTCGCTCTACTAAGCAACTTCTTTGAATAATGCTAGAGAGGAGGACCCGAAGGGTAAATTAATCTAATACTGTAAGCATTAAAGCTACAGATTTGATTTCTTTCCCTTGTTTTTCGAATTGGTTAAAGCACATATTGTCAATACTTACTTTAACCTTAACAGATCCATAACAATCAATAATCATGTTACGGATTTCTTTGATAATAGATACACCACACAATTGTGTATACCCATTACCTTTTAAGGATTTTACGTAGATGCCGTCAGATGGAGCTTTCCCATCTAGACCTTTTGCCTTAATGGATTTAGCTACAGATCCTTCCATCAAGACAAACTCATCATAACGAAGAACTTCACCTTCGCTTAATTCTTTTCTAAATCCTTGAGCCACAGCTACTTTAGAAGCAGCGTTAGCAAAATCATTAGATTTTACTAATAGCTGCTTTTTAGGACGGTCTAATTCCATACCATCCAAAGGAGTTACTATAATATATAGTGATCCGTTCTCTCTAACGAATAGTTCATAAGACCCATTTACTGTAGGATCACAGAACAAATATTCATCGGAGCTTAAACCTTTATTGAAGAAGACATATTCGCCTTCTTCATCCTCAAGGCCAGTTGCAGGATGATACGCATCTGCAGCGCCCTTAAATCTTGGAGTCACTTCTACTATACGAAGAGACTCTAGTTGCTTCTCTTCACTAGCATGTTCCCATGCATAGTAAACAAGGTCTTTTTTAAGGCATACACTGCCATAAATAAAACCTTGCTTACGAGCTTCTTCGTAAACATTTGTTTCATCTGTGTTAATATTTAAACCCCAGATTAACATGTTACGAACGTAACTTGAAATTTTGCCCATAGGAGAACTCATAAGCTCTCCTTTAACATTTTGATTTGAAGACTTTCTGATGTCTTCAATGAGTTCATTAACGTAGCCTGTTAATCCTTTGGCTTCGCTATTTTCTTTTTTAAGCTGAATACCATACTCATTAACAGTAGCTTTCAACTGCTCTAACGCAGCTGCAGCTACTTCATTTTGAATATGATATAAACCAGATTCGATGCCTAAGCTTTTTACTTGTTGTTCTTTTTTATTGATTCTCATTTTGATTCTCCCTTAAGGTACTCGCGACCTATTTTTACTGCGTCGCTTAAAGACAAAGTGCCATTTTCGATATCCAAATCAATACATGCATATTGTTTTCTACGCATGCTGTGGATACCTTTTAACATTTCACCAATAGGATCAAAAGCTGTACCAGGGCCAGCTTTTGCCATATCGATAATATGTCCAATTAAGCTCGGAGCTATAATAAGGATATCCACAAAATAATTAAGAATAGATTCATTGCTCATGTCAGAGTTTAAAAACTCTTCGTATAAAGCGATAACAATATCATTAGAGCATTCATCTTCATGAATGTCTCCAACGTTGAAATGACGTTGATATGCTTTTTTGGACATATCAACTTTAGTTTCTAAATTCTTGCGAACGATATCACAAGACTTAGAAAATACTTTGGTACCACGAGTACCGACAATTTCAAGAACAAGAGAAGACTTGTTCACGTATTTTCCGACATTCATGTCTGTTAAACCAGACACAAATACCGACTCAATGAAGTCTGCATAACTGCTGGCTTCAAGTAAACCTTGAACAGCAGTTTCGCTTTTTATTCCGACCATATAATGGACTTTGCCATCATACATATCGGCATCAGTGCCAACAAGCCACAAGTGTTTGTCGGTATCATGATCCGACCCGCCTTGTGACATTTTGAAAAACTCGCTACCAGTGCACACAAAGCCACTGATAGGAACCATCTTCAACTCATCAATAGCCGCATCAACTAAACCTTTAGCAAGTTTCTCAAGGTTTTGTTTAACACCTTTAGATGCTAAATGTTCCATAGCATCTTTTACATATTCATCATATCTATCTTTTAATAGATTGATATAATATACCGCTGGACGAATCACAGCTTTATATGACTCGCCAGCATGTGGGAAGCGGATACCTTCCGCCTTAATCCCAACTTCTAAAGTCAACACTAAATCTAATAATTCCTTATCAGACTTAGTATTAATAAGCATCTCCTTAACTTCAGGAGAGCTTTCATTACCGTATGCATCGACAGTACGATAACCACACTTTCTTAGTGTACGAATGAATTTGGCGTTAGACACACCAATTTCTCCCTCTGCAACCAAACGAGTTGCAGAGAATTTTAACACAGGATCTACTTCTGCAGTAGCCATAAAGCTACCGCATCCGCTATCCCATTTTGAATTTTCATTCATCTTGTTAAGAGCTTCAACAATGTTCTTAACGAAGCCAATGCCGATTTGTTGATCTTCTTTAAGGATCTCAGGCATTAAGGCTACGGCTCTATCTACTTCAGAGCCATTATAGTTACCACGAAAATGATTTTCAATTTTCGTAACAACTTCTTTTTTGGCCACTTGTGCGATATACGCACGGTTAAGTTTTTTATTCATAATTTTTCTCCTTTAATATGAATAACAATAAAAACTACACAACATATTGACAATGCTGTGTAGAAATCCTCCCACGAGTCTCGTGGAAAAACTGCAAAATGCGCCATTCCCATGCTTTGCTGGATGGTGCCAATTCAGGTGGACGTTTCATTCCGTTTTCGTCTGTTATTGCTAACAAACGACCATTGGGATTACCGAAGAAGGCAACATTATAATTGCCCTTCTTGTAATAATCTACGAATTTTTCAGCATGGATAATGCCATCTTCCATGCTGTAAATCTTCACATTTTCCATGGCTAAGAAAGCTTGTTTCCAAGCTTCCATTGACTTTCCATGGAGAGGCTGACTGCCTACCTTAATAGATAGAGCAGTTATCCGCATTTGATGGTAACTTGGTTTTGCCATTGGCATACCATAAGCAGAACAGAACCACTCATGATGATGGTATGCCATACCATCATAAGAATCACCGAACTCAGTTGAATCTAATTTCGGCACAATCGCTATACAGTCTTTTGATAAATCAAAAGATACTGTTTGAGCTGGTGCCGCAAACAACCCAACATATGTGTTGAGTTTTTGTGCTTTACCTGGAGATAAAGCAATTTGCTCGAAGCCTTGAGCACAAAGAGCTTGTACTCTTGCTTCGAACTTTTCTCTGCAACTTTCAAATACCATTACTAGCATGAGCTGTCTGATCATAGATGGTGACAATTGAAGAGCGTTTAAGTATTTTAATAGGACATGTTTTTTAGTCATGTTTAAAATATTTTTTATGTCCTCAACTTCTTTCAAATGAGAGAAATCGAGTTTGCAAATGCCGGGGACATAATTCGGCGTATTTACATACACCTTGTTCTCCCATCTAATCCCGTCGCTAGGGCCATCTAAACAGATGACACCGTTAGCAACAGATGCTGTTGTAGTGTCCCCACTTTCGAGGATACCAGATACAGGAAGGCTAGAAACACTTACATGCGCAAGCGGAATTCTAGCCTTTCCTTTCAATTCGAAAGTGAACGAACTGATGTTCGCACTTTCAAATTGCTGAAGTGCTCTAAGATCCTCCATATAGTTATGGTGGATTACTTTTGCCGCTTGTTCAGCAGCTTTTTTCATCTTTAAACTTCTTAAGTTTTTCATGTTATACCTCCCAGAATAACATTAAATAACAAAATAGTTTAACGTCATTTCGGACAAAACACATAACAGATTTATTTTATTTGTTTTAAATCTGTTACCCATTCAAAAGTATTGGATGCAGCATGATTTTCACGCATCCAAGCTTTCGCTTGCTCAAGGCCATTGAAGCCTTTGAACTTTGCACTCTTACCATCAGTGAGCTCTTTACAGCGAGCCCACTTAAGGACAAAGCCAGTATATTCTACACTAATTACAGCGTAGAAATTTTTGTTCTGCCCTTCCGGACGGACAAAAACATCACTTTCTTCAGTATCAACTCCTACTGCTGCTTTTTTAGCAACAGCTTGGGCTTGGCGTTTTACTTCATTCCAAGCCCAATAAACTGTATTGTACTCTTTATCAGTACAACTTTTTTTATTTATGTGGCTAACTGGAGCCACAAATGACAATAATCTATCATTACTGTCCTTTACTAATACTGTACCATGCAATGATACAGTTTTGATATTTTTAAAGCCTAAGTCCTCATAAAAGACTTTTGCTTTCTTACCTCCATCGATAATGCTGGAGTATTCTTTCTTACCAGAGAAAACTTCTCCGTTAGAATTCAAAATACCAGAAACGAAAAATTCTTTTGTTGTTACTACTGTAGTCATAATGACCTCCTCGCCTTTCGGCATTCCTAATAGAAAATAAAGGGCATAAATATATCCCTTATATAAAAGCTATATCTTATATACAATATAGCTCTTATATAAAGAATGAGTTAGTATTTATATAGCGTCCTAACTCACGACGCTTCTCTTAGCACCTAAACACTACAATGTAATGTAAGGTGCTAAGATAACTGCTCCTGCTACTACTAGACCTGCTAGTACAACAGAAGCAATAACTATAATTAGAATATCTCTGTACATAGTTTCACCTCCTGTTCTCTATGTAAAGATATATAATTAGCTATAGTTTATAGTCATACAGCTGGACTGTAGTAGCTGAACCTATCTACCTATTTGTAGATAGGAACAGCTACTTTGTCTCCCGGATGAATGGTGTAGCTGGTTGCACCTCCTTCCATCTTGCGAGACTCAGCCACTGCTGTTGCAGCAGCTTCTCGAAGGTCGTAGTCAACCTTCGAGTCTTTGTTTGCATCTTGTACGATACTATTGATGGTTTCGCCTCCTTTCACGATATGCAATTGGAAGCTTGTTGGTTGCACTGGTGTCAACCACCATGCTACCATAACTAGTACTGTTGCTACTGCCATGATCATTGTTGCAAATTGTTTTTTCATTTTGAATTCCTTTCCTCCCATCAATTAGACATAGACATTGTGAAGGAAGTGTTTTGTTTTACACAATGTCTTATTTAAATTGACCCCATCACAATGATGAAGGTCATGACCAATCGACCATCGTTCGTCCCAAACACCACCATAAATCAAAGGCGGGGGGGCGAACTTTGGTCGATAGGCCATATATATATAAAACACTTACCCCGTCAGAAAATATCCTAAATTTTCTATATATATAGATTTTTCTCAATAAGTTGTCATAGCTGAGAATACTTATTTATTAACCTTCTTTTTTATAAGTTATTCTCAAAAAATATACCGACCACAATCTACATCCTTATGACGAACATATGTTTGATAAAAAAGAACAAAAAAATAAGAGCCCCATTAAGGACTCTTACTTATAACTAATGAAGTTTGTTATAAAATCTTTTTTAACGAATGTCTTAAATTCATTGAACGTACGTTCTTCATTCTTTGCGCCGATAAACGTATCGGCTAATCGTTTTGCTTGTTCTTTAAATAATAATGTTTGTATCTCGCCGCGTAATGTATGAACATGATGATCGAAATATAAATAATCTTTAATCGACAAAAATTTAAGTACGATAATAAAGATATATTTCTTACGTATGTCTCTATTAGTTAGATTAACATGATCATATAGATAATTTCCTATAATATTATATTTAATGATATCTTTAATCCTAGCTCGAGATAACTTACGATTTATATAATCGAATGACAAATAATACATGTCGACGATATGATCGACATAAACATCGATTGATTTCGTTTTCATAAAAAAATATCCTCCATACAATATAATAATGTATATAATATATTATATCATATGGAGGATTAAAATTAAAGCTTATAAACACTAATATCGTCGCCGTTAGGACTAATGCCTCGTAAATACAAAACATTATTTTCTATGACAAAAATTTTAGGAATATTAGCAAAATCTTTTGTTGCAACAACATCTGTTTTTTGTCCTTTTACAAGAATAGCAAAACAATTTGTATTAACATTTTCATTTAAAGTGCTTTGTTCAACAGTGGAATATATAATAACCTGTTCCCAATCTGAAGGTAAATCACACACTTTAATTTTGTTTAAAGTTCTGCCATGGATACCACGAGCATAAACACGACCGCTCCAAATTTTATTAGCCGAAATCTTAGCGAATGTAGTAGAGCCGCCACCTTTAGGAAGATTACTTACTTTATTATTTAACGCTTCGATTTCTTCCTGAAGAGCAAATTTCTTAACTTCTTTTGTCGTAGAATTATACCAACCTGGACGACTAACACAACATAAATTAGTTTCGTATGTATTACCGTCATAATCACCTAAGTCGAGATGGGCTTCGCCTCGGCTTATTTCTTCCAATGTAGAACCAGATCCAATACGATGATATTTACCGGTGCCGGGGCCTGTTTCAAAAAGAATAGGATTATTATAAGCAAATTTAAGAGGGCCAGTTATAGTGTCGCCATTTTTATTTAACTTAGCATCGAGTTCGTTAGCAAGGCTTGCCGATAGTTTTTCTTTCGTAACAGAATGATCTCGTAATTTTCGAGTCGTAACACTAGCATCAGGATGATCCAGCTCCTCTAAAGTACGATGTTTAGATAATTCTGTTTTGAGATCGTTAAGCTTTTTAACAGCTTCGCTACCGTTCGCATCTAAAGAAGATTTCAATTCATTCTTTAAGTTGGCGAGTAGCGAATCGATCTGATCTTTTAAATAATATTTAGCGATAAGATCACTTAGCAAGCTGTCGACTTGATCTTTCGTATAATGATCTTTTAATAGTTTAGCTTTAGACGGGAATAACTTATATAAAAGAAAAGCACTTAATGCTTTATCTTCACTAAAGTTCGTTTCGCCTTCGACAAATTCATCAGACGAAATTACTTCTTTTTTGTCGACATGCTGTACTCTGTCTTTCAATCGATTAAGCATCTCGGCACGTTTAGGTTCACTTTCGTTAACAGTGAACTCATAATCGTATATATTAGTTTCTGGCATATGAATATGTCCTTTCGTAGATTTAAAATATATACTACTATATTACAGAAAAAATCCCCGCACTAAGTACGGGGATATATCTTTATTATAAATGATCGTTAGGTTGTAACGGGATGATACGCCAAGATCCAGGGCCTTCAGTAGACTCTGCAACATAAAGCGTATTATTATTTATTATCATTTGTCCAGCAAACGCTGGTGCTTGTGTAACATCAGTTGCCACAAGTTTGTCGATGCGAACATAATCTTTTAATTTTTCGTCGACATCGCTGGCGCTAACAATCCATTTGGTACCGTTCCAGAATATCGGCATTCCAAGTGTCGTATCGAAATACTGTTGACCGACAACTAAATGTTCAGTCGGTCTTTTTTCCGTCGGGCCAGAATGAATAATCGGAATAGTCTCGTACGTCATCGTACCCATAGTATTAACAGGTTTATTTGGCATGAAATAGATTTCCATACTTAAATCGGCTAATGAAGTAATAACATCAGCTTTATAAGGTTCAGGAATTTCGCATTTCATAGTCTTAGCATCGGTATTTACTTCAATAACCTTAAAGCCACCTTTGCCTAATACGTTCATCATACTACCGACTGTAATCGGTGTATCTTTTAACGTACCGTTATCCCATACTGGGAATTTATTAAAACCAAAAGTCATTGTTCTGTCGCCATGATTAGTAACAGAAATAGGTTTATCCTCTGCCGCTAAATACTCAGTTTTAGTCGTATATCTATAAGTCGATACATAGCCAAAATGACCAGAATGATTTGGCTTAGATTCTAAATATACATCGCCGGCAACGCCAGCAGTATAATTACTATAATCATGATCTTTAGCGTCTTTATAAGGAACGCCATTAGAACCAAAGAAAATAGCCGAACCTTCACCATCGGCTAATTCGTCTCGACTACTAATATCTTTCTCATGAATAGTTCTATCGTAACCCAAATAGATTCTTGTCTTAGCATCGTCTTCTGCCTTAATTTCATATTTTCTATTAAGGAAACCTCTCGAACTATATTCATCGGTAGAACCTATATTATTAAATAAAGTTAATGCAGGATATTCTGCTACACCATTTGGAGAGATAGATACTTCTGGAGAATTAATCCAAGAGAATTTAGTACCTTTTTGTATCCAGTAGTCGAAGTTTTCTTGGAATTTATCAAATTTAAGATCACTTACTTTAACTTCGATCTTGGCATTTTCTGGTGATATTAAATAGATAAATGCCGAAGGTTTTTCTTCTACAAGTACATGGTCGACATTATCGTCAAGCGTAATATCGAGTGTAACATGACTAATCTCGGCTCTTGGTCCAACGCTAATGTACAATGGATTTTGATTAAGAGCCCATCTACCGGTTAATTTAAAATTCGATATTTTATTAGCATAGAAATTAGCCGTAGTACCATTATTTAAATCGACAGTATCGTCAAAATGAAGAGTAACAGTTTCGAAATCGACATACGAATATGTACAAAGACAGAAAGTACAGTTATTAGAAACGATATTGCTTATATTATTATTTATGCCATCAGTATATTCTAGATATATAGCATACATACCATAATTAGCTTTTACATTATCGATAGTCAAATTATTACATTGAGCAGCTAAATCGATATTTTGACCAGCACAATCTTTAGTATTAGTCATTCGAAGATTTAATAATTTTAGATTAGTAAATAGTAGCTGACTAAAATCACTACTCGTACTGATAAATTTAAAACTACTACCTTCTGCATCTTGATCTTTGACTTTAAAAATAAAACCATCGATTGTCGTATTATAAGCATTAGTAATATCTTCTAGATCTTCCGATGCATTTCGAGTCAATACAAATCCAATATCACCTTGAGACGCATCGGTATGATCGCATAGAATAGTAGCACCATAAGTATTCTCAGATCTAACGACTAAAGAACGACTCTTTTTTTCTGGGCAGAAAATCTTTACGACATTTTCGATCTTGTAAGTACCGTCAGGAAAAATTACTTCGTCATATTTTTCTTTAGATGCTTTGAGAAAAATTTCGTTTAATTTAGCCGTTACGTCGGTAGCACCTGTATTATCGACACCTTCCGTAACGACGTTAAGAGATTTTACCGAGTCTAATAAACTTTGAGCATCAGCTTTTTTCATAAAAAGTTCGTCATTTTTTTTAATGATCGAACTTAAACCTTGAGCAATTTCAGAAATAATAGACATTAAAAAACCTTTCTATTATAAATAATTGACCCCATTCATTTTGGCAATTTCGCGAGCGCGATTACGAATCCAATTGCCGCCAGAAGTATGGACACCGTCTTCGGTACGAACATGACACTCTGGCACGAGAATATCGAGATCCCAACGTTCGGCCGGATAATCGTATAAGTCTTGTCTTAATAAACAGCGTTCGCCATGAGTAAATACTTGACTTAATGGTAAACCATATGTCACGCAACATAGATATACGACAGTCGCCATTGCTTCGAGTTGTAAGGCATTAACGGGTTCTTGTCCTGGAACGTAAGTCGAATATCCGGTATAACCGTCTCCATTCAATTCGGAACCATAATTCGAACATGCCGAAATGCCGAGGTTATTAGTATTTTCTCGATAGCAATGCGCACCCTTATTGTCTAAATCTTGCATTACGTGCACGTTACCAGATCCATCGATACACATATGATAATCATCGAACAACTGGTCGTAATGACCAGCTGTCCAATGAAGAGTAATCATAGTATTCGAAGAACCTTGTTGTTGAATAGTCGGATAAATATTTTTAATTACGTTATCACGAACTTGTTTTAATTGTTCTTCGTATGTCATATAAATTATTCACCTATATCAAAAATAATAAAGCCATTATTGATGCCAAAATTTCCAAGATATTTTTCTTTACCGGTAGAATCGTATAAATATGTCGTTAAAGCAGATGATTGATAAGCAACAATATCTTTAAGATCTCCTGAAGTTACTTGACCTGATCTTATTCCAAAATTATCGACAATATAATATGTTATCGGATTATTATTTTTGAATTCGATTTTTTTCTTAAAATTAATTTTAGACGTATTATAATTTTTAAGAACAGAATCTTTGTCAAAGTAAAGACCATCTTGATCATAATCTCTTGTCTGATCAAATAATTCATTAAATTTTTGAATTATAGATGAGCTAAAGCCATTTGTTGCAATCTGTGACCCATAATCGCCAACTAATTGTTGATTGTTCCAATCATGAATATAGCCATAATAAACATTGTTACTATTTAATAAATTTTTGATAGTAAGTGTATTTTCTATTTTAGCCTTTTTTTCAATTTTAAGGTTATTAACATAAATATCAAATGGCGCTGTATTTTTAATAATAATTTTATTATCTAAAAATTCTGCCTTAAGAATATTTGTTGCATCATCGTTATATATTTTTTTAGAAATTAAAAATTTATATAACTTATCTTCTTGTTCATAAGAAAGATCAAATGTTTTATTCCCGATATCTTCTGTTTCAGAAAAAGAGTCAAAAGCTAAAGAAGAATCTTTTTCTGCTTTAAATGGTGTAGATTGAACTAATAAATTTAAGAAAATTCCATTTTGAGAAGATACTTTTGCATCTTTAACAGTAACAGTAACGATACCATTATCGTTAAAATTAGCATCTTTACCGTTAACATTTACATAAGATTTAAATGGACCAGATAATTTTACAGTAATATCAGAGCCATTAAAGTCGTAAGAAATAATTTCAACGTTCGGGATATTTAATACGCTATTAAATAATCGTTGTATATATAAATCTGTTTGATTAGCAAATGGAATGTTTTTATCGGCTAAAAATTTCTCAAATTCTGGTTTAAAACCTTGAGAAAATAATGAAGCTATTAATTTAGAAATTTCTTGAATTTGATTGTTTTCAGACATATTAAATTATCCTTTTATTTTATATTATAATGAATCAAAAAATGTGCCTTTTATCACAAAACCGATAGCAGCTTCAATCGTAAAATCATCAATAAAATCACTATGTTCGCCAATTTTAAATATCAAATTATCTTGTGATTCGGTATTATAATTTATAATAAGATGATATGATCCATTCTTTTTATATGCTTTAATAGAGTTCACTGATTTAATTTTATCAATACCGCTAGTAATATTGTAATTATAAGTTGTTGTATATTGTTTATTTTGAGCAAATGGTATAATTTGTAATCCACTAATATTTTTTGGTAAATTTTGAGAATTTATTAAGTCGACAGCACCAGATTCATCAGTTTCTTCTAATGTTTTAAAAACATTGTCGATAACATATACATATTTATTTATTTCAGTGTTATATCCATAATCATTTTTTTGAAGATTTACTTTGTTGCCATCGAAGCCAAATTCTTTTAATTCATCAAATGTATACCATTGATAAAAAACATCGTCATTATTAAATAACTGTTGAATACAATTTTTACTAAGTATTGTATTACTTCGATCATGTCGTTGTTCTTTTATCCAAGGATATTTAAAATTATTTTTAATTTTTACTTTTACTTCGGTAGTCCCAGGTTTAATTTTAGACAACATACTCCCACGTATTTTATCGTCAAATTCCATTGATTTTTGTCCGACAGGAATCGTGAAAGTTTCGCCTAAATATTCTACTTCTAATGGTTCGTAATATCGATTAACAATATGGTGTAAATAATCAGAATTAGAACTAGAAAATAGTGACTGATTTATAAAGAAATATCGTCCAAAAACACTAGGCACAGTATATACTGTTGCGCCATCATCAGGAGTCGGAACATTTCTTGTGGAATGAAGGACATCTTTAAATTTGCCTTTATAACTAGAAATAATATCGATACTATTTTTTAATTCATCGAATGTTTCCGCTAATCGTACGCCATCTTCAATCGTTGCAATACCGCCGCTATCGGCAGTAAATTTTACACCGTTAATTTCGTATTTCTTATTTGGAAGCAATCCACTAACTTTAAGAATTCTAGGATCGTTTTGATCTGGATATATAGAAACATTATCAGAGAATAAAAGTTCCGATGGATTTTCATAGAAAATATATCCAATTTTAACATAATTTTTATTTCTGTGTTCACTATCATCTGCCATAGGATAAGTAAAATCTTTAGAACAGTTTTCTAAGTATTTACTTTCTTCTGGTTTTTCGTAACCTTCAGGAAGATTTTTGTTCATAGGAACCCATAAAATTTTAGCATATGGGAAAGGATTTTCTGCATCTTGTTTTACTGTTATAGTTAAATTACCAGATTCAGGAAATCGGTACACAGTATCATTAATTTCGATATAGCTAAAAGGTTGCCCACTAAATGTTAAAATATAATTATCGTCTTGTTCTGTAACGACATTAATATTTACACCAGTACCATAAGCAACACCAATATTGCCAAATAACTTTTTTAAATAAAATTTTGTTTCTTCAGGAAATGGAGCATTAAGATCCTCTAAAACAGCTTTAACTAAAGAAAAAGTTGTATTTGGTTTATAGGCCGTAATCTCGTTAGCTATATCTTGTATTTTATTATCAGGCATATATATCTCCTTAACCTATACGTTTCCACATATTAACAACGATATATGGAGGCATGTTATTATGTGGTTGGTTTTTACCGGATTGTAACATATTTATATTTAAATTGATAGTATGATTATGAGAAGCATCAATAACATAATTTCGTCCTGGTGAAGAATCTCCACCATCCTTAGCATGAATTCCATATTCACTTTCTCTTGAAACTATTCCAAAACCATCTTTATAAGGAACATCTGTTATGTCTCCATTTGGTCTAATAGTTGAAGAAAATTTGCCAACTAATTTTGTTGTACTTGTAGTATTACCATTAATATTATTAACATCATGACTATGAGAAGCTAATTCATCTTCTGTTAAACGATGTTCTTTTTCGCCACCGACTTGTCCGAGATTAAAGCCGTCACCACTATTAACTAACATACGACCAGAAGGCATACGTTCCCAGCTACCACCAAAAATAGCAGATGGTTCAACGTTATTAACGTTCATATAAATAGAACCAACCGGATATAATTGACCGGCTAATCGATTAAGTTGATCCAAAGCCGAACTTAATTTTTTATTTAATTGTCCTACAGTTACAACATCGTTTAATTCAACACCGTCTGCCACATTACTAATAACACGTTTAGTCTCACCATTACCAACAGATACCTGATTGGTTTGCGTAGCAACAGAATCCGCGCCTAATGCAATACTGTTTTCACCAGTTGCTGAAGCATTAACGCCAACGGAAGTACCACGGCCCAAAATAGAATTACCGATAGACATTGCTTTATCTCTGAGCTTGTACGCAATTGTCGTAGCGATTTTTGTGCGACCGCTTTCAGCAGATATAGAAATATTATCGCCAGCAAGAAGCCCGTTAATACCTGTTCTTTCATCGATCTCCTCTTTAGTATACGTTTCGTCACGACCCATAAATAATTTAGCCGTTTGTGTTTTCGTATAATATGGAGTTAAATCGACATTGGCATTAATTTCGTTATCACTGCTAATCGTAATCGAATTACCAGCTTTTAATTTATCTTGTTTAGATTCTTTTAAATTTTGAATATCTTCAAAATTTTGAATCATTTCGTCAGGTTCTTGAATATATACCTGATCATCTTTATATTTATTATCGGCTTTTGCCTTTTTTAATTGCAATGCTTTTAAGACATTGACTTTTAAAGATTCAACTTTTAATTTATTCACTTGATTAATCCTTCCCTTGTTAATTACTTAACAAGTCTAAATAGATTAATTCGATTAGCAAGCATAGATCGCAACGGATATTTACGATTTTTTATACCTGCAAATTTATATCCTAAATATATACTTTTCTTAAAGTATCGACACCATTGTCGATCATCTTTAAGACAGAATATATTTTGTTTGATATCAATCGCAAAGAAAAAATCTTTTTGATCGACGATTATCTTTACGTCGTTATAACGTACATATTTACCGAAAATATAATAAGCAAATCCGTATCCGCAATTACGATATAACCAAGCACATCGACATATATATCGTTGGAATTTTTCTTTTAACATAAAATTCTCGTCGATAAGATCGACATATCCAGGTATTATATATCCATCGCCTTTATTCTCGTAATGATATAAATAATGTTTATTAAAATCATAACGAGCAAACTTTGGCACATTGCCTTCATATATCATCCAAGCAATATCAAGACAATTGTCATAGGTTTGCCATAACTTAAATATTTTAGGCAAATTACCATATTTATCTGCAAATAATACGACGAACCAGTTTGTTAAATAGCATAGTACCATGCAGAGCATATTAGCTCCGCATAGCACTAACCATTTAATATAATATTTACTCGGCATCATTCTTTTCCTTATATGTTCCGACTTCACTATTATATTTACTATTAATAAATTTATTAGCAATTTGTGTCGCAGCAGAACCGCCACCAGTTAAATTAGCTAACGTATCATAGTGTTGCCAATTATGTCCTGTAATTACTAAGTATAACGTAACACCGACCAATAACAATAATAACGTAAAAGAAATGACGCGTGTGTAGCTAAGTCCTTCGTTTTCAAATAGCATCATTTTAAATATTTTACTCATTTTATTTCTTACCTTTTTTCTCATGTAATTTAAACTTTACGACATTTAAGTCGACATCGGTAATGCGATCGATTACGTCTTTCGGAAGGCTATTAATAATTTCGTTATTATAACGAATTAATTTCATGTTTTCCTTAAAACTAAATAACTCGGTCAATACTATATAACCATAACATATCCATGCAATAATATCGAATACGTCCTGAAAATATAGCATATGGATAGTCGATGGAATTACGATTGCATCTAATAAAAATGCGAAAATACTTAAAACACTATATTCAAATAATTTGAAGAGAAAGCCGCGATAAAATACGCGGCTTGATTTTTGCTGTCCCCAGCCTCCCCAAAATACATCGATAATCGTTCGATAATGCCATAAAGGTTTTTTCGAAAAAGTAAGAGCGAACAATCTTAACAATGTATCGACAATTAACATAAAGAATATAATCGTATACATCGTTAAGAATGTTTCGACTGCTTGAGGAGCAATATTATATAACAATGCTAATGCATTTATTAATGTCATTGTTCTCCCCTATATAATAAAAACTATTCACCTTTTAATGCTTTAATTGCATCGAGAATAGGTTGCAAGTCAGCTTGAGTGATAAAGCCTTTTTCTTTTAACTTAGTTTCGATATCTTCAAGTTTTAAATATTTAGCTTCTGCTTGAGCTTGAGTTTCGTAAGCACTTAAATCTGGAGCATGGATTCCATCTACAGTATTTTTCAATTCTGTGATTTTGCCTTCCAACGCTTCTTTAGCTTCATTAACTTTACCTTCAGCAGTTGTAACAGCACCATTGACAAGAGCCTGTGCAGCTTCTTCGGTAACTAACTCGCCTTTAAGTTCAGCTTTAGCGTTGTCAATATCTTCATGAGATGCATAGCCTTTGCCGGTAAGGATTTCATCTAATTTAGTTTTTTGATCTTCAGTGAAATCTGTAGGAGCAGCTTTGCCTTCTAATGCAGTTACACGAGTATCGATAGCTGGAACAGTAGTATCTTTTAAAGTATTGATACTAGCTCTTAATTGACCGATGTTAGTATCCATGCTTGCACTATAGCTACCAAGATCTGCATTTGTAGCATAGTTCTTATCACGAAGAATAGATTCTACTACACCTTTTTGATCTTCTGTTAAAGTATCTTTTGGACCATACTTAGCATCGGATTCAGCTTTCTTAGCATAAGGAGTTAAGTCAACAGAAGCACCAGTACCAGTAGCTGTCAAAGTTTTTGTATCGGCATCATAAGATAAACCATTACCGAAAGTAAGAGCATCTTGTTTAGCCGTAACAGCAGCACTCGTAGCGATTGCATCTTCGATATTTTCAGTCGTTACATATTGACCTTTAGGAGCATAGTAACCATCGGCAGTTTCTTTATCAAGATAACCTTTACCTACAATAGCTGTATTAATAGCATTTGCAAAAGTCGGAGTAGTTGCTAATGTATCGAGTTCGCTACGTAATACGTAATCGCCTTTAGTTTGATATAGGCTAGTCGCAGCACTTACATCAAGTTTATTAGCAATAGCCGTATTAACTTCGTCGATTTTAACTTTATTTTTACCGATTTGATCGTCGACATATTCGATCGTAGCATAGTTACCTACGCCTTGATATAAACGATCGGATTCATTCTTAGTAATGTAACCATCTTTAAGAGTATTAGTTAAATCTTCACGAGTTAAGTAATTACCTTTAACTTGGAAAATGCCTTTAAGAGTTTCGAGGTTAGTCGCTAATTTAGCATCGATAGCAGTATCAGTTTCGTCAGCCGTCATCATGTCGTCTTTAATACGAGCAATTTCAGTACCATATACGTCACGAGTCCAAGCAGCAAAATCGACTTTAGTTTGATAAGCAGCAGCAGCTTCTTCAGACTTATCATTAATAGCTTTTTCTAATGCAGTCTTAGCAGCAGCTAATGCATTCTCTTGTGCTGTAATAGCTGTATTAAGAGTTTGTTTTGCATCTTCGAAATCAGTAGTTGCTACTTTACCAGCTACTTCATCTTTTGTAGCTTTCTTAGCCAATTCAGCAAGAATAGATTCGACAGAAGATTTATTGTCGTTAACACCAGATTGGATATTAGCGATAGTTTGAACGGCATCTTTAAGAGCGCCTAATTTATTGTCGACAATACCTTCGACTTGAGTTTGAGTCAAACCAGAACCGCCGGCAGCGATAGTTGCATTATCTAATTGTTGTTTTGTCGCAAATGTATCGTCGGCATATTTTTTAAGTTCAGTAGCTTTCGCACCGATTTCAGTCGTTATGTCAGCTTTCTTAGCATATACATCTGCATCATTCTTCGATACGTATACATCACCAAGACCGGCAACAGCAGCAGAAATATCTTCTGTTACTTTAGCAGCTTTAGCATATGTATCAAGATCGGCAGTATGAACCAAGGTATCTTTATCGAGACCGTTAATCAAAGCTTCATTAGCATTAGCTTTAGTTTTAACTTCTTCTAAGGCAGCAGCTGTAGCATATTCGCCCTTAGGTTGATAATCACGATCAGCAGCTTCTTTAGTTACATATTCGCCTTTTTCTTGATAACCAGCAAGTTTAGCTGTAAGTTTAGTATCAATTAAATTAGGAACAGTAGCTGTTTCTAATGTATTTAATTTTGTATCGAGTTCAGTTGCTTTAGCTTCAAATACAGTTTTGTCAGCTTTGTCGGCAAGAGCACTTACATCGGCTTTGCTTAACAAATCAGAAGCATTTTTATCAGCTTTAGCTTGAACTGCGGTCAATGCACTTACGTCAGCTTTGTCAGCAAGTTTTTCATTAAGTTTAGTTTCGCCTACGAATTTTTCTCGAGCTACAATAGCATCGACAATTTCTTGAACTTTATCGGCTACAGCTTGAGCATCTAGGCTAGCGCCTGTGCCAGCACCACCGTTAAGAGCAAGGTCGTTAACTTTAGTCGTTAATTTACCAAGATCTTCAATTGCTTTTTCGACTTTAGTTTTTGCTTCTTCAAGACCTGCAGCATTTTCAGTAGCTTTAGCTTTAGCTTGTTGAGCAGTTGTATTTACTTCACGAACAGCAGCATCGGCAACAGCTTTAGCAGCTTCGATATCTTCGGCTACTTGTACTTTGTCAGCTTTATCTTTAAGTTTAGATGTAACGTCATTTTTCTCTGCATATTCTTCAAGAGAAGCTACGTCAGCTTTTTTAGCAAGAGCTTCATTAACCTCATCTTTAGTGAATACTTTATTTAACTTATCAAGTACAGTAGTCAAATCAGCTTGACCAGCTAATTGTTGAGCCAAATCTTTTAAGGATTGAAGAGTAGTAGGGTCTAAAGAGCCAATAGCTTGTACTTCAGCTTTAGTTGCATATTCACCTTTAGGTTGATATGTTTCATCAGCAACTGCTTTAGTTACATAATTAACGAGAGCAGCTTCAACTTCTTTAGCTTTAGCATCGGCAGCAGTAGCTTTTTCTTTAGCTTCAATCACAGCTTCACCAGTTTTAGCTTCAGCTTTTGCTTCTTCAGCAACAGTCTTAGCAGCTTCGATAGCTTGAGCTAATTCATCTTTAGCACCTTTCAAAGCTTCTTTAGTTGCCAATGGTTCAAGTGCAGTAGCATCAGCTTTATCTGCAAGAGCTGTATTTGCTTTAGCAGCTTCTTTTACAGCATCTGCAGCAGCTTGTTTAGCTTCGGCAACTTCGGCTTTTGTAGCTTTTTCTGCTAATGCCGTATTAACAGCTTCTTGATCCGCCTTGCGGCTTAATGCTTTTTCATTTTCTACTTTAGCTTGAGCCGCATCAATTTTAATCTTAGATACATCGTCAGCAATACCTTGTACTTTAGCATCGTTAAGAGTATCGGCAGATTTACGAGCAGCAACTTCAGCAGCAACAGCAGCTTTATTTGCATCAGCTTCAGCTTTAAGATTATCCAAAGCTGTTTGATCAGCTTTTGTAGCAAGAGCTGTAGCGTCCGCTTTGGCTGATACTTCTTCTTTTGTAGCAAGCGGAGTCAAATCGCTAGCATTAGCTTTTTTAGCAAGTTCAGTTTCGATAGCAGCTTTATCGGCTTTATCGGCCAAATCAGATTTTTTAGCATATGTAGCTTCGACTTCAGCAGCTTTAACATATGGAGTCAAATCAATAATAGCTTTTACTTTTTCAGTAAGTTCGGCTGCTTTGACTACGTCGTCGGCAGTAGCTGCTTTAGCAATAGCTTTTTCAAGATCAGTATCTTTATCGTTAAGTTTTTTAATTAACTTATCGATAGCATTTTTATCGTATACTTTATCTTTATCAGCTTTCTTAGCAATTTCAGCAATGCTATCTGGATTATCTTTTAAAAGATCGATCGCATCTTTTAATGTTTTAAGATCTTGAGTAGATACACCACCTGTAGCTGTTTCGAGCTCAGCTTTTGTTGCGAATTTAGCATCGGCAGCTTGATCAGCCTTACCTTGTGCTTCCGTAATTTTTTCAGCTACTTTAGCATCGGTGATATATTCACCTTTAGGTTGATATTGAGCAGCAGCTTCGACTTTGCTTAAGAATGTAATAACGTCTTGTGCTTGTTTAGCAGCAAGATCGGCAGCTACTTTAGCTACAGCAGCTTGGTTAGCTTCAGCTAACGCTTTGTTAGCAGCAGACGTTGCTTTATTTTCTGCTGCTTGTTTTGTTACGTTTTCGACAGCTTTATTATCGACAGCTGGTTGACTACCAGTATTATTATTATCTGTATCGATAGTCAAACCTTTGCGAGCTGGATTATAAAGACCGAAGTATGCACGAGTAACAATTTTTTTAGACATTCAAAAATCTCCTTAATTCCAATGAATAATTTCGGTAGACAAACGATTACGCAAATCGTTCGTTGCTTTATTTAAATAATCGTCGATGTTTTGTTTAATATATTCTTGCAAACCGTCGCCGATTACTCGTAACAGTTGATCGAGAGTCGGTTGATAAATACGTTGATTAACTTGATCGACATATTTAATTAACTCATCTCGTACCGTATCTCTAACCTGATTAAAATCAGGCTTCTTTTTTAAAGCTTCAAGAAGATCGGTATAAGTATTAATCGTACCGTCTTGTTCAAATTGTTTAATCGTATCTGTCCAATATTCTAAATCATGAATATCTGGTTTATTATTAACGACACGAATTACTTCGTTTAATTTGTAAACAAGATACTTAATACTCGTTTCATTTAATGAAGCTTGTTCGATAAATTGCTTCATTAGCGTTACCTCATAATAACATTAGTAAAAGTAAGCTTATTTTCGTTCGGAATAATAGAACATTCGTCATTATTTTTAATAACGGTAATGCCTTTAAAAGCATTTTCGCCTTCTTTCAATAACGATACCGGTATGATAATATCGCCTATATTTTTATTATCATACATAGCCGATACGATAATTTCAGTCTTACCTTCTAATAAATATACAGAGTAAATTCCATCGTAACAAGAAGTAAAGCAGGTGTCGTCAGAAAACAGCACCTGCTTATTATTTGATAATAAAATGTTACTTAATTCCAACGTATTATTACCATAAGTAATAATATTGTTTTGAATAAAAGATTTACCGCCTATTTGCAAATCTTTTACAAATAAATTTTTAACATTTAATGTATCGATCTTATTATTTTTAAGGATGTACTCTGATGTTATATTACCACTCGTAACGCCGTTAGTTCTTAGATATTCCGAAACTTTTTCTTCTGATTTTGCCATAATGTTATCAACATCATGAGACAAATTCATAATCGTTTCGTTTAACGCATCTAATGATAAATTTTCCACAGATTATATACCTCTAACGATAATAAATAGCAACTAAATTAGAATGATCGATAAACAGCATATCGTCAAGAATTTCGAAGTCGATTCCATTTATAGAATATCGACCATCTTCATTTAATACAAAATACGTAATTATATCTATTTCTTGTTTTAATATTAATAATAATTCGCTAGAGCCATTTAAATTAATAGCCGAATCATTATATATTAATGTATTCCAACGATAGGAATTGCCGCCAGCTATCATTAATTCTTTATTATTATAAGAATTACCAGAAAGAATATTGCCGCCTATCATAAGTTTATTATTGTCAATAACCATATTGCCATTAATATTCTTAACAGATACTGTATCAACGTTATAATCAGACGATACATTCTTCTTATAATAATTATCTTGAAACTTATATTTCATTAATGAAAAATCGACAACTTCATTAATAATAGTATTTTTAGATTCAGTAAGATAATCTTGAATCTCAGATATTTTATTTTGAATATCGGTTAAGGTAACGTTATCTTTATTTAATATTTGAATCATTAGCGTTACCTCGCTTTCTTATTGTATACGATTTATCACATATAATTTTATTATTTTCGATTTTAAAATCATCACAAATAAAATCTTTGCCGCAATAATTAATAAGATATGGCTTATTGACAATACCTTGAATAACGATATAATATTCGCCTTTAACCAAGTCGCCAGTATATTTTTTAAACTTAGGCAATAACATATCACTGTCGTACTTTAATATTTTATTATCATATACTAATCTATCATTAAATACTAAATCATGTTTATCAGTTTTAATAGATGTATTATTAATACTATTATCACCGATATATATATTGTCATCGATAATAATTGTATCGACATCTAAATCTTTAATAGTCTCGTTAATAGAATATGCCATTTGATTAATGTCAAGTGATGTTAAATATCCATCGATATGAATAGCCGAAGATTCTAAATTATTAATTCTATTAATTAAGTCGTTGAGGTTATTTTTTAATGTATTAAGATCTAACGCCATTGTATATTATAACCTCCTAATGCATCCCAATGATGATTATAACTACTATGATGTTTACGACGTTGACGCCAAATTTCATTCGTATAGAATTTATAATCATATGGATTAAGTTCTAAACGTTGAATAACTGTATGGTTTTTATCCCAAGCATAATAATTTAAGAATGATACAGACATATTTGTTTCTGGACCATCATTAGGATCGTTCCATGGTTTATAACCACGTAAAAATGCATTACGCACTAAAATAAATATTGGTTGATAATTATCGCCATCATATTTATAAGCATAAGCTTCATTCCATTTGTCATAGTTATCTTTATTCATTTCTTGATTACTACGCCATTGTGGAAGTTTAACATAATTACGATAGTTATTTGTCGTAATAATAGTTTTATTAGTCACTAAACCATATGCATTAAATTCTAATAATGTTTTATTACTACGTTTAATAGCAAATGGAAATGCTTCGATAGAATACTCATCGATATTAAATAAAGTACTAATCGATCCTTGTGTAAAATTAATACAAGGATTGTTACCAGAATTAATAACTAATTTACCATTAGTTTCTGGATTATTATAGCGAATAAAATCATTAACTTCGCTTAACTTAACAAATCGATTATTACATTCATCTTTAGTATAATAATTAGCTAATGTTGAATTAACTAAATTTTTAAGATCATCGATACTTTCAGTAACTTTATCGTTAAGATAATGTTTCATGTTTTCGAGACGAGAATTATACTGATCAATTAAATCTTGAATAGCACTACCTGAAATAATATTATCAAATCGAGTTAAAGAATCGATGATCTCGTTTATTTTTTTAACTTGCAAAAAAGTCGTTACTTTATTTTTTAAATGCTCGATCATCGCCATAACACCTTTAAAATCTTTCCGAAATTACGACTCTTGTTACCATCATAATCTTCGCCTACCCAGCCTGTTTTTGCTGTTAGCATAACGTAAGTCTTAGTAACTTCTAAACCGGCTGTAGCATATGGCGTAAAGAATTTAATCGGAACTTCTGCACTACACATATATACGTATGATGGAGCCACTTTATGATCATTTTGTTTATCATAATACGTAAAATCAGATGTCGTATTATCGACGATAATAATTAAATCATTCCAACCAGATGGTAACGCTACAGTACCACCTACATTTTCAACACGACTATTTTCAATAATATTCCAAGTTGCTGGAATATATTTACGCTCTATTAATTTAAATAGATCACGATTTAATGCGCGTTCTGTTCCGTCATTAATATTTTTAGCAAATAATTCTGAACCATCTGGATTGATCATCTTAAGCCAATCACCATCCATAATAAGTTTAACGCCATTAATCGTCATTAAAATATTATCGCTCTTACGAGCATTAATAACAGCATTATCCATTGTTAACGTATGGTTTAAAATCCAATCGGTAGCTTTCGATATAAAATTGTCTTTATTAGAGCTATTTAAATATCGACCATCGTCTTCTGACTTTGTAAAATAATTCTTTATTTTATTTAACCAACTTGCTTTTTCATCGGCTAACGATGTATTAATTTCTTTACGAGCCGCATTATATTCTCTATTAATAGTATTAAACTTATCGATAAATTCATTAGGCGTAATATTGTTCGTATTATTTTCTTGTTCTAATACGTTATATTCGTCGATAATTTTATTAATTTCTTGTGTAGCTTTTACCGACGTAGATCGTTCTTTCATTCGTTCCATGAATATATCTCCTTATCGATAAAATACTTTATGAATCGTACCATTCCATTTGGCCGATTCTAATTTAATATAATTATTTGCTAAATTAATAGTACAATATGCTGGAGCATATCGTTGAACACCTAACGACAATTCTATTAATACATGATCAATATACATATGATCATTATCAATTCTATCTGCATATTTCATAAGAATTAATAATTGATTAGCATCGTCATTAACAGCATCGCCATAATATACAGATTGTCCGACGCCTAAATTACGACTATTAGGTAGTTCAATCCAGTTACCTGGACTAATTCTAGAAATACCCGTAACGACTTCTTGTCCATTATTATATACAACATTATCACGTATTTCAAATACGTTATTACCATTATTTGTTACTTTTAAAACACCGGGACGAATTTCTAAAGAACCGTCTGGGAATGTAATAACTGGACCAGAGGTATTATTTAATTCAATAGATTTACCGACATTTAAATTTTTACGTAACGTAATATTTTGATCTTTTAATAAAAAATTACTTAAGTCTTGTATACGATCGAATAAAGCATCGCTTTCGTCTTTTGTATAATATAACTTAATTTTATTTTTTATTAATTCGATGACAGCCGCTAAATTATCTTTAGCATTCTTAATAGCATTACGAATATCCCGTACAGCATTTTCAATATAGCTACCAATGTTTTCTCGAGTCGGTCTATTAGCAGATACTTCTTTAAGTCTATTAATTTCAGCATCAAATTCATTAATCTTGGCATTTATTTTTTGTAAGCCAATTTGCTGAATTAATTTTTGAATCATACAGTATCACCATGTTCAATAACATTACTTGTCTGAGTATTATAATATAAAACATATCCACGTTCAGGATATACGCTTCGTAACAATACTTGAGAATCTGTAGCTTCAGAAGTAATTGTCGAAGCTTTTTTAATTTGTCCATCGTAGATTACTACTTTGACAACTTCAGCATTTGGCAATTCTAATATAAGTTGATAATCATCGGTACCATTTTTAACCCATTTATTAGAACCAAATTCTATTTTCTGAAGAACAATGCTTTGATTAATTTTATCAACAACAGCATTAGGTAAAATACTTTTTCCATTTCTAACTAAAATCTCCCAGTCAGTACCATTAAAACGATAAATAGAACCGGCTGTATCGCCACCGTTAACTGCAGCAATATCACCTAATACTGCATCAGGATATGTCGTGAATAAATCGGCAACACTATTAACACTTTGCTTCCAACAATTTGTATCGGCAGCTTTCGTTAATGTCGTTAACAATTCATCACGCAATAAAAAATCTTCGACAGGATGTCCCATAAATTTACGAGTATCTTCACTCAAATCGCTTCGGTCAGAATTACCGGAACGATCGGAAAGAATCGCATGCTTTGGGATCCATTTTTTAAATTTCTGTTCGAGAGTTTCACCGTCGCTAAATACAACTTGATCGGCTGTCGTACTCGGATTAAATAAATCCTTACCGCCAGTACCATTCTCGACGAGAACTTTACCTTTTATATCAGCCATAATTAAATGTCCTTTTCATTAATTTTACAAAAAAATATCTAATTTACAAATTTATATTACAAACAAAAAAAAGAGCTTGTCATTAAGACAAGCTTACTTTTTTAACTTTTAATTTAGCGTTCGATTGTTTTTCACCATCGAATAAAGCAGTATGTCCTGCGCGAATAATTCCGAGGTTGGCTGTATATATCGAACTAAAAATAATAAGTTCGATCGTAACACCACCGCCAACATCGCCTTCGCAAAATGCCATAAGATTGCCTTTGCGATCTTTACGTTCATCGATTTTCGTAATCTTAATCGGTACTTTAAATACATCGTGCCCATCTTCATAATCAAACCATTCTGGCGTACATGTTACCGGGCAACTTAACGATTGCATTTCATAATCCATAATTACGTTTTCGTTAAAATCGTTGACATCTAATAGTTCGACTTTTTTATCTTTACGTATTTCATGGAACTCATTTAATAGTTCGTTACGGTTAGCCTTATAATTATTAAAAGCACCCGACATAATCAACGCTTCACCAACACGTTTATTAAAAGCTTTTTTACCTATTTTGTCTAATGCATCTTCTAATGAAGTATATGGTCTATTATCTACAATAGCTGGGATAGAAGCTTCACCAACACCTTTGATGGACCCAAGACCAAATAGGATATTATTTCCATCAGGAGTAAAATCCCGATTAGATATATTGATGTCCGGAACTTTGACATCGATACCTTCCTTTCTAATCATCGGAATATAACGTAATAAATCTTCAGTAGCTTGCATCGATAAGAATGCTGAATAAAATTCTACCGGATAGTATAATTTTAACCATGTTGTTAACATACTAGTAAATGAATAAGCTACGGCATGACTCTTATTGAAGGCGTAGGATACGAACCCCATAATAGCATCGAAATAATCGTTCATTTCTTTAGCTGTATATCCATTAGCAATAGCACCTTTAATTTCAGGACCATATTTACCTTTAGGATCATACCACGGTAATTCATTATTATCTTCCCAACCTTCAGGGCCTTCACAATTTTTCTTACCATAAATATGACAACGAATCATCATTGGGAACATGCTTACTTTCTTTTTGGCTACCGTCTTGCGCACAATTGAGTCAGCTTGATTATCATCGAATCCAGAAACCTGTTTAGATATCTGCATTACGTTTTCTTGATAAGGAATAACACCATATGTTTTATCTAAAATATTTTCGATACCTCGCAATGGTAATTCATTTTTTTCTAAACCTTGTTTACGTTTTGCATATTGATGATGCATGCCTGCAGACAAAGGCCCCGGTCGGAGCAACGCTGTTGTAGCTGCTATATCATCGAAACATGTTGGCTTCATTTCTTGAAGATAATCTTTAAACATATCAGATTCCAATTGGAATATACAATCTGATTTAGCACAAGCTAACATTTGATATAATTTTTTATCTTCAATATCAAAATTATCATATAGCCAATCAACATCTTTATGAAGATGGTCGAGTGTTTTTTCGATAATCGATAATGTTTTTAATCCAAGAATATCGAGTTTCGCCGTACCTAATTCTTCACATTCAACGCCGGTAAACAATGTAATCATAACACCATTTTCATCAGTACGTGTCGGGAAATAATCGTCGACACGACAAGGCATAGCTAGTACACCAGAAGCATGAACACCAAAGTTACGTTTAAGACCTTCAAAATTACGAGCTAATCTGAATAATTCTTTATTTTCAGATTCTAATTTTTGCCATTTTTTATATAAAGATTTTTCACTTTCGTTGCCATCTTTTAAGGAATCGTAATCTTTAAACTTAGGTTGTGGCGGTACGACATCTTCAAAATCATCAATTTGTTTACTTAATAAATTCATTTTTTCAAACGGAATTTTTAAAGCACGTCCAACATCTTTCAAACCAGATTTAACACCTTGTTGTGTATATGTACCAATATGTGCTACATTCTCAAAGCCGTATAAATCTTTAATATGTTCAATAACTTTATCACGACCAAAATAGCTAAAATCTGCGTCTACCTTTTACACCCTAGCTTTCGCTATATTTATTAGGGAATAGACCATATCTTCACCATATTTTTATTTTTTAAAATAAAAAACTTAGGTTGCTCCATTTCGGGCTTATCGCCCTACGTCCCTTTGGACTGGCCGTTGAACGTTCCTCTATTCGAGGCTTCGCTGCTGATTTTCCAATCTTATCTTTTTTTGCGCATATCACACTTTTGCTTATTTCATCAATATGTTGTAGCAAGATAAGCTCTAAGGATGTTCCAGCAATTTAGAGCTCTTTAAGCTTTAGATTTCTCTAAAGCACGACTATTATTTAAATTGCATAAGTCTAAATATCTTTGATATTTTCTATCCAAATATATTGTTGCGTTTTTATATAATAAATCTAAAATTTTTTGCGTTTTTAAATTTCCGCCAAATTCTAAAGACATAACTTTTTGATAATCTTTTCTTTTGTAATATTTATTAGCAGAAAAGCCAAGCTTTTCTTTTATATAATTATTAACAAAATCAAGAAATTCTTTAGTTGAAACTAATTTAAAAGCATAACTATTATTTAATTCTGTATTAGTATGAGCGATAGATCCATTCCCATCAAAATATCCTCGAATGAAATCTGAAATATAATTTCCTAATAAAGATATATCTGGAGGAATCAGAATATTTGTTTTATGCTCTACTAAGTTATATTTTAATAGATCATTAAACATGATTTTAGAATAGTATATTATTCTACTATAGCTATTTTTAGAATAAGAACTTTTAGTTGGCTCATATGTTTTTATAGGATGGTTACTTTCTAAGCTTTTATTTAATTTTTCTAAGTGAGTATAATCACAAGTAGACAATGTTAATCCTACTTTGTATGAATTATTATTCTTAGAAATATATCCATCAGCCATCAAAAAACCTAGCCAATAAGCTTTTTCTTCAGTATCAATTTTATTAAAAAATTTTTCATTAAAATGATATCGTGAATTAGCCTCTCTATGAGATCTAGATGTTAAATTTTTCTTAATAAAATATGAAACTTTACCTGTACTAATACCTAATTCTTTTGCTATATATGGTGATCCATGTTTTTTATTATATAAATCTACAATTTTATTTTGAACTTCTTCTGATAATTTTGACATATATGTTACCTCGTATTTATACTGATTTATAAATATTGTAACATATATAATTATCTTATGCAATCATATAATCCGGCAAACCTGTTCTGTCAATAGTCAAAAAACGACCGAATAATAAATCATACTTGATCGGATCGATATTTTTTGTTATTCCAATACACCATAAAACAAGGCTTCCACAGGCCGATCCACGACCAGGCCCAGTCATTACACCATTATTATCGGCCCAGTTAATATACTCACGAACGATTAACATATAATCAGCGAAATCTTTATAGTTAATAATATTTAATTCATAAGCCAATCGTTTTTCATAATTAACAATATCATCAGCAATATATTTATAACGTTTAGCTAATTCATATAACCCTTTATAAGCAAGCTCACGCAATTCTTTTTTAGTATTATTAGAATTAGGAAGCTTTGGCATTAATGGAGTTGAGCTACCTAATACTACGTCTTCGACCATATTAGCAATAACTTGTGTATTATTCATAGCTTCAAGATATAAAGCATATTTTTTTAAAGCAGTTTCACGATCTGTTTCTGTTTTATTAAGAATATCTTTAAAGCCAATTTGCATTTCTTCTTCGCTTTTAAGCCAATAGTTATGATCATATTTCATTCGATTAGGATTATATATATCAGTACCAGTACCGATAGATACTAATACGTCATGATCTTTATTATCTGTTTTTAATACATAATGTACATCGCTAGTAGCTATTAAAGGGATATCATGTTTGTCATGCATTTCCATATAAAAATTATTAACATTAACTTGATCGTTAAAATTATTAGGTTGTACTTCTAAATAAAATCGATCTTTAAAAATATCTTTATATTCTTTTAATAAATTTTCGGCCAATTGTCGATCACCTTTATTAAAAGTTTTAGCTACGATATTTGCAACACAAGCTGTCGTACAAATAACACCTTCGCTATATTTACGAAGCATTCCCATATCGAATAAAAAACGTCCATTATAAGTACAAACTTTAGCCGCTTCACTTTGAAGCTTAATTAAATTGTTAAGACCAGTTTGGTTCATTGCTAATAAAATTAAATGATATTGGCGAGTATCATACATAAAGGGTTTAATGCGTTCTTTAACTTCTTTAATACCTTTAAAGCCTTTTTTCTTCGTGATAACAGCTTGTGCTTCTTCTTCGGTAACGACGCCTTCTCGAAAAGCATCGGTAGCCGCATCGGCCCAACGACTATCAACATCTTTAGCTAATTCTTCGGCATTCCAAGTTTGATAACCTTCGAATCCTAGTATAGGCTTAATGCCTTGCTTTTGACATTCTTTTTGAAACTCATAAATACCGCCCATATGATTATGGTCGGTAATAGCTAAACTTGTCATACCTAGTTCTTTTGCTCTCGATACTAATTTAGGTATATGACAATAGCCATCTAAAAAGCTATATGCTGTATGCACATGTAAATGTGTAAACATGATTATTCCTCCTTGATAATCTTATCGATTCGTAATGTATATAACTTAGGCTTCATGAAATTCTTAGTTATATCGCCAATAATACGAACTCTATTTCCTTGTCTAAAGCCAAGATCTCCAGCGCCCCAGTGCCAGAAATCGATTTGTTTTTTACCGTCAAATAACGTATACTTAATATTCTTATCGTTATTCTTACTTATGCTTATCGACGTAATCGTTAAATCTTTAATACAGATTTTAGGCTTTTCAAACGATACATTATCATATGCTAATAAATAAAATGAATTATAAGCTTCTTTCGTTAAATCAGATAACGTAAAATAAATAAGTTCTTCTGGTTTGCTACGAACTGATTCGACAACGGCATGTTTATTTAATTCATTAATTTTATCGGTTAACGATTGTTTAAATTCTTCGACTTTATCATTATAAATAGCAAAGCCACAAGCGGCCGCATGTCCACCAAATGAATATACATTTTCATCGTTAACTAACAATACATTTAGTGGATATGAATTACTTCGTGCAGAACCATGAATTAATTGCTCTTGATCGTCGATACCAACAAACGAAGGCAATCCGCTATAGTCTTCTAACTTACCAGCTAGTATACCAAGTATGCCTAATGGAGCATAGTCTAAAGCAACTAGTGCAATATTACAATCTTCATCATAACTTTCGTTATAAGCTTTCTTAATAATATCGGTATATTCTTTAGTTAGCTCTTTACGTTGATTATTATATACTTCGACATTATTACATACGTCTTCTGCATCTTCACTAATGTCTAATAATTCAATCGAAGATTTAATATCGAATAATCGAGCACAGCTATTAAGACGAGGAGCTAAATCCCACGATACGAATTCACTATTCATTCGAGGTGAACCCATATTCTTAATGAATTGTCTTAGTGTATTCGGTACATTGCCTTCATTAATTTGTTTAAAACCTTTTTGCACAATAGCTTGATTTATGATACTCGCCATAGGCATTACGTCGGCAATTGCTCCGATAGCTGCCAAATAAATTAATTTATTAGAATGATAATAATTATAGCCTAATTCTCGTTCGATAGCTCGGCAGAAATATAAAGCTACTTCAGCACCACATAAAGCTTTTGCCCAATGATCACTTTCGGTAATATGTTGATCGACAATTATTGTATCGGGTAACACTTCTTGCGGTAAGTGATGATCAGTAATAATAATTGGTATATTATACTTTTTACAAAGTTCAGTTTCTTCGACTTTAGTAATACCATTATCAACCGTAATAACTAATGGCTTTAATTGACATTTATATCGTTCGTTAATCTTTTCAATAAAGTCAATACTTAAGCCATAACCATCACTACGTTCTGGAAAGTATACTTCACTATAATTTTTAAATTGTGCTAAAAAACGTTTCATTATAGTACCACTTGTCATGCCATCGACATCATAGTCGGCATAAACAAAAATATCGCGTCCTTGTTTTAAACAATCAACGAATAAGGACGCGGCTTCGTTAATATTAATAATCTCGTTAGTTTCATCGATGTTAATGATTTTATCTTGATCATATAAAATATTATATGCGTCGTCTAACGGAATTTGTTTTAATTCTAAGATTTGGGCGACTAAATCATCAACTTTTAAATGAGATCTGTACTTATCTTTTTTTATCATAAGTAACCACCTTTCCTTATTATTATAACATATAGACATAAAAAAAGCGAGTAGCTTTCGCTACTCGTTTCTTTTTTTGCGTCGATTGATATCTTTGCCTGTAAGCTTTTCGAGCTTATTTAAAGCACCACGACGAATCTTACGATACGTCTGAATATCGACTCCGATCTTATTAGCTATTTCAACTGGCTTAGCATTTTCTGCATATACCATAGCTAATATTAAACGTTCTGTTGGAGTAAGATGTGAAAACAAATCGTTACATACTTCACCGTTAATCCATAACTCGCTAAAGTTCCCGTCATCGTCGACAACAATTTGATCAAGAAGATCAGCTTTGTACATTGTTAACGAAGATATATTACTCACGCCAATATCGTTCATATCGGATCGATCGTATGAATTATTAATACGATCTTTAAGATGAGCCTGAATGAATCTAAATAGCTCATAACGGAACACATATGTTAGATATGCATTAAAACTACGATTCGTTTTTTTATATTTCATAACCATAGTCGAAAACAATGTTTTTAAATCTTGTTCGACATCGCACTGCTTAGCATAATTATCACGAATTAAACTCAAGCTACGATTTACTTCAGCATATTCATCTTTATTAAGATGCCAGTTTTTAAATACTTTAGATCGTAAATATTTATTAGCAATATATAATCCGATAAATTCTCGCGATACTTTATTATTAAGATAAATCTTATCTTCTAATAATAGATCACGGAACATATTTAAGAATGGTTCAAATCGAATTAATAGTTCTTGTAATAATTCATCTCGACGTCGAGGATCAGTATTATGACTTTGGCATTCTAATACTAATGAATCGACTTCTTCCCAAGCTTCTCTTTGTCCGTCTAATATTTTACGTTCGGACATTATTTTTTCTTTTTAGTCTTTCTTTTTAATTTTTTAATTTCATCGAGAGACATCCATTGTCCATCGTGAAATTGTAAACATTCGAGTTTCAACTCTTCATATTTATATTCAAATAATTTTTTCTTTAGATTGAAATCGACAGTAATCTTACCTTTAATATCGATAACACGAATACTTTTATCAAGATTCGTAATTACGAAATCGGCTATATAATTAATTGGTAAAATTTTCTTACCATTTTTTCTGAAGCCAGGTTGTAGTTCATACGTTACTTGCCGTTCAAATCCAAGAATTTCTTTTTTCTTGAGTTTTTCTTTTAAGTAAATATAATAACTTGCTTCCATCAAACTGTCGAATTTAATATCATCGACATACGGCTTATATGAAAAGTATCGACTTTTCTTAACCTTATCTTTAACTTGTGGAAGTTCAAAGCTTTTGATTAATTTTTTCTTTTTATATTCGTTCCAAAGAATATGAGTATCACGAAGAGCTTTCGTTTTATATTTACATCCGTCTATTTCATATGGCATGTATATTACTTTCCGGTAAATGTACGAGATATCTCTGGGATAAATCGACACTTACTCGATTCTTCTCGAACAGGGAAGTATATATTATTAGCAATACCTTTTAGCACATTATTAGCAATGAAGTTAAGACGTTCGATTGAACTAATATCACGATATGCTATAAATGTATTATTAGTCTTAGGATAATAAAACATAACGCCACTTAACTGAAAATCAAATGCATCATATGCAGCTTTCCAGTCTAGGCTACATTTGATATCGCTATCACATTTATCTTGATTAAATGTTTGATCGAATACTGGATAGAATAAAAAATATTTACCATTTTTATAAGCGATCGGTCCGATATCAACTTCGATTTCACCTTCATCGAAAGTTAATGTATGCATATGGCCTATGCTAATAATATTAATTTCCTGAGAAGAACAATAGTTATATAATTTATCTAATCTTGCTAACCCACTAATAACATCTTTTGGTTTAATACGATGTGGAGCATTTTCTAATTCTTTATCTAAGAGTGTCGACATTTCAGGCATACCGATAATTTCTTTAGAATAAATGCTACCTAAAAACACATACGCAATCTTTAATAAAGACGAGCGTATAGTGCGCTCGTCTATCGGAATAGGTGTATTATATTTTATATTGTAAAACCAAGGGCTATCAAGATAATCTAAGAATTGATTACTTGTTATTTTCATAGATCATTAATGCTACTTTATAAGATTCATAGAACAATTGATCAGGACTACTTAAATTAGGACGTAACAAAGGAACATCAGTTTCTTGTCCTAATAAAGATTCACATGACTGAGTAATTTTAATACGAAAATCTTCGAACAGCATTTCTGTTCCTTGAGGAAGATCTGACGTATTAAAACAATCTTTAAAGTAGTCACGTACGTTAAATAAATCTTTATAGCTATCGATTGTCATATCATCTAATAAGATACGACGAACGGCATAGACTAACGATAATTTTAATACGTCGAATACGATAGGTTTCGTGCCGAATCGAGCATCACATAATGTTTTTAAAATAGGTGTCCAGATACCGATAAAATTCTCTCGTTCAAGAGTTGTCGGAATATGACTAACTTTTTCTTCCATATAGTCATAAAAGACTTGATATGGATTTAATACTGCGTCTGACATTACTAACCTCTTATAATATTGTTAAAACGTTCACTATCTTGAAGCGTACATTCTGTTACTTTAGAATATTCAGGAATGAAGTAATAGAATGTACGACCTTTAAATTCACTGCGTTTATTCTTAGCCCAATGGACTTCGATGATAGGTTGAATTTCTTCTTTGCCTTCTCGATTATAAAATACTTTAGCACTATTACTATTTTTACTTACGTCATTATGGACTAAGAATGTAACGCTAGCATCATATTGTAATCGTACAGAATCTTTTAAATCGTCTAGGCTAGGACGACCACCATGATTTAATTTACGCAAATGAGCTGTACCGAATACTGGAATTTGTAAATCAGTGTTAGCTAACTTTTTAAGATCTTCAGATAGATATTCATATTTATTTTTAACGTCTTTAAAATCTTTATTTGCGTAACGAATATCTGATATAGAGTCGATACCGATTATAATATTATTTTTGTCGTCGAGCGATTTGACAAACTCCTGAGCCTGTTTTGCATGTTCGACGATATCTTCGTACGTATGCAATTTAGTGCCGTCGGTCATCATAAATTGATGGCTCTGCTCCTTTAATAATTGAATACCTTGTTTACGACGTTGTAGTTGTTCTCGAATTTTTTCGATATTAAATTCTTCGTCAGGTGTTCTCGGAGTAATCGCTGCGAGCTTTTCATAACGTTTTGGCTTAGCTGCTACAGCTATCGGAATATTTTGATCCATAGCTATAATTCTCGGAATAACTTCGCCGACAGTATCGTCTAACGTATAGTAAATAGCAAATAAATTATTCTTAGCTGTCGTGCCATAATCCTTTAATAGATTAGACATAATAGCTGTTTTACCACCATTAGATTCACCAGCAAAAATATAAAATCCTTTTGTTAAACCGCTAAGCTTATCGTTAAAGATGCTAAAGTTAGACGTATCATAACCTTCCTCTTCTTCTTTTTCTGTTTCGATTTCATATTCTTCATATGTCGAACGTGATAGTTCATAAAAATTTATACTCATAATTAACTCCATCTGTATATAATTCTATTTGTGCCTGATCTATAGTTATCATAATATATTGTATTTACTTTATCGAGAATATCGACTTCGTAATTTGTTAAATTTAATAATGAACTTACGCAATGAGAGTATTCATCTATTAAATATAAACAAATATCGACAGATTCCATAAGTTGATTATTATATCGATTTAACAAATAATCGATAGCACCTATATCACGATTATAATCTTTTATGATTAAAGAATTAGATTTTGAATAAAAGAAACGTAGTAAATCGTCCTTCGTAAACGAAATTTTCATTTCTTTAAAAAATTTAATATCTTTAGGCGTGATATTAGCATCTATCGAAAGAGTTGGTGGCTTCGATAGAATTTGCAGTTTAGAGTTGAAATAATAAGTATCACGTTTAAGTAAACTATCATCCCATAAAGAATTAGGCAGATCACAATATTTAATCGATTCTTTTTTAAACGTGGACAGAATCTTTATGATATCGTAATCGTTCATATCGTTATCATATAGATAATCGATTGTATATTGGGTTATATATGTCTTATCGGTAGAATGACCAAGAATATTGGTTTCGTACCACATAGCATCAATCATAGGCTTGTCTCCTTCGTGGACTTTTACATTGTTCTCTATCATTATACCATAAGAATAAAAATAAAAAAAGCCCGTACTAAGTACGGACTTTCTTAAACTCAATAGAATACATTGCTTTCTTTACAGGGATATCGGCATAGAATACTTTCGTATTCCGAGATAATTGATTTGCTAAATCTCGTGTATGAGTTTCGATTTGATATAATAAATTATTATTAGCATAATAGCTATATAATTTAATACCTTGTTCACTACATGTTGTTTCATGAGCCGAATATTTGTTCGATGTATCACTGCCATCTTGATTAGAAATAATAATACCATCGTCAATATATTTAATAAGATTTTGATAATCGTTACGAATAACGATATTGCTACGTTCTGTATCGAAGTTAGCATTATACAAATAAATATGTCGCAATCCGAATGGATACAAGCCTAAATTATTTGTAAACGTTAAATCAAACGATAATGTTAAAGTTTTGATAGCATATATGCTATCAAACAAAATCCTTGTATCTTCTAATGGTTGATCGTAATCCATAATAATCGCATCGTTTGACAACTGAGTACCAGGTGTCGTAATAATCGTAATTGCTTTTAATATGGCAGCACCAGCTAAAAATGGTGATAATTCAATAGCATTGCAATTCGTAGCACCGACCAATGGATTGTCTGGAAAATCAATCGTAACTGTTAATACATTACTCGTATACTGATCGAACACAGGAGCTTTATCGGCAATCGTATCGTGCTTCAAAATATTTACATATTCAGAATTACTTTCACCATTAATAGAAACAGTTGCTGATGGTTTAAAAATATAACCAACAGAACTATTAAAATTCAAAACATTTTCTAGATTGCCGATAACTTTAGGATGAACACAATTACCATATGTGTCGTAAGAAGAATTATTTTTTAATATCTTATTGCTATCGACAAATAATACCTTGTTACTATTAAATATATTTTTACGATGCATAGCATTACCATCGTACATCGCTTCGACTATACGATTATTTTCACGCAATGCATCGAAATCTTTTTCGAGACGAGAAGATAATGAATTGTTATATTCTAACATCGCATTCATTATTTCTAATTTTTTATTATAACTATTATGTTGATTATTAATAGAAGATTGTAAATTCGTATAATCTTCTTTCATCGATTCGACTAAATCAACAAAATATTTAGATGTCTTTTTTACTTCCATTAATAACCTCAGACTGTATAATTTATTTTACGATATAATTTAGCCGTTTGATTTTGCTCAAGTGTACGATTATAAATATCGTCAATCTGTTTATTTTTTTGCTCTTCCGAATTTAACTTAATTTTATTAAGCATAATCTCATTATAAAGATTATAATAATTTAAAACAAATTTATCGTACTCCCACGGCCCATTATTTCTAATATTGTATCTGATCATAATCACTATACCTATTTTGTTTAACAGCTAACGATTTAATTTTAATTTCTTTATTAGTTGGATTATCGATAACAGCCACTGGATTAGCATATGTTACTTCTTTATTATAACTAACTGTTTCTAACATATAACTATATACATTATTATAGAACGTTCTAGAATATAATCGATTATCCTTTACTCGACATTTGTCAACAGCACAAAATACAATACCGTTAGTATTGACTGATAAATGAGAATACGGTGCCATTCTAAACGTAAATTTTTGAACTCGATCTTTAATCGTAACATAATGATTATCGATATTAGATCGCAATGGTTCTAGCGAGAAATTAAAATCGGCCTGTGTTGCATTATAAATATATAACTCGACATTATATTCTGTACTAAAATCAGTTTTATTATACTCACTAATACTAATATAGCGTCCGTCAATATTAATCATATCTTTACCACTATAAATAAAATATTGACTTTGATAAGCATTGTCTGGATTATGTTCAAGCATAAAACTGCCGTTATATTTATTGCTAGAATCTAATTCAAAAAATTTAGTCGTAATTTCTGGTTCGCCAGGAACGACAAATAAATTTTCATTCGATTCATAGTTCTGAATATTTTGGCTAGGATTTAATTCTAAAATAACATTAGCATTGTCTAAATTATCGACACTTGCTAAAAATGCTAACGTAGCACCTTCATATGTCGTAAAACTAGGCAGCTTAATATAACTTTTTCCATTCTTATTCGTTATGTCAAAATTATCAGCTTGATATACTAACGTATCACCAAATATAGCAATCGTTTCGAGTTTACAACGACTATAATATTGATCGGCTATTCGTTCTAAATCATTTAATTTAATCGATACTAATTCTTTAGTTTTATTAAATTTCTTAATCGTTATATCATACATAACTTGATACAAAATTAATAGATCTTGATATAGAATAGCTAATCCATTATTAAAATCTTTTACGTCGAGTTTCGATCCTTTTTGGATATATCGATGCTTAAATAAAGCAAATTGTGTTTCGTAATCTTCGAGCGCAGAATCTAATGAACTTTCATTTAAAAATTCACCGAGAGAAAGCGATTGACTAATTAATTTTTGTTTATAATATTCTAACTTATAAACTTGATCTTTATACATTAGACACCTGCTTTCCTAAACACAATTTAAAATTAGCTAAATATGGAGAATAATTATATGTTGTCGGAATTGTTAAACCAATTTGAATACTTGAAATTGGCTCATTAATATATTCGACATAATTTTCTTTTAATGATGTCTTAGAATATTTAATAAATTTAATTCCGCGTCGATTACTATTAATAGGAACAGCATTATATTGTTTACCATTAATAATTAATGTATACGTAACTTCATTTCGTAAATTATTCCTAATAAAGTCTGGAACATATTCATTACAGAATATACCGACAGCAATTGCACGACCAGATTCGATTAAGTTTGGAGTCAATCCAGTGCCGTTATTAAATTCTGTTCGACGACCTTCGACCGACGTAATACGAATAACTTTACGAGAAATATTAGGATTAATCGTATTATTAATCTTAATTTTATTATCGTCAATCTTATGACTATACATTGATAGTCTTACGAATTGTGTTGTCGGAAATACTAAAGCACCAGTACCATATATATACGTAAAATCAGAATAACTATTATCTTGCTTATTCGGAACGATATCGCCTTCGAACGTCGTATGCCAATTTACGTTATCGTCAGATATTTCGATAGCCGTAATATGAACTTCGTTTGTATCAGAGAATACGATTTCATTTACGCCATCATTAGATATTGACTGAAATGTAAGTTGAACTTGAACTGGTAAATCGTCGATATTTACAATATCAGATTTATTAACAGAATCATAACTAAATAGTCGACTATATTCCCAAAATAAATTGCCGATCGTATCATACATATACGATTCGTTAGACGTATCCATTAAATCTTTTTGCATAACCAAATCAGATTGTTTTGATACGATATAATCGTTACCGACAAAACCATTACCATTAATATTAATTAAGCGTAAAGTAGCCTTCTTCTCATTAACTTGAGAAGCTGTTATACAATTACGATATTGATATAATGTAGATTTAATTGAAAAGTTATTAACTGTTAACGGGATGATCGTATTGAAGTCTGTTATATTTCCGCAAATCATATTAACGTCTTTAACACGTTCTTCTTCGGCCTGAATCTTTTCGTCAATACTTTTAATACGCTCATCGACATCGTACATTAAATTTTCGATTTCGCTTACATTATCGATGACATTCATACTAAGATTTAAAATATCGAACGACGTTTCGAGAACATTTTGATTGACGTTATCATATGAAATTTCTTCTTCGTCATTAATATAATGAGGTTCGAATAATGGTTGATTCGGACTTAATAACGATTTCTTTTTATATATATCAAATTTTTTATCGTCGGCTAATGCTTGAAGATAGGCTTGTCGGACAGTCGTATTTTTTAAATCTTCCATTCGAGTTTTCCTCCATGAGCATTAATAATAATATTTTCAATCTTCACAGGCATATTACCGACATATACATGTTTAATAATCTTCAAATAAATCTTATCGCTATCGACTGTAATACGTTTTCCTTCAATCGGTACATAAGATACGACTAATTCTTTTTTATTGTTAGCAATCTGATTATCGATTACATTACGATCATTTTCAAAATCTGATAACGTATTATATGTATTATATAACATCATACCATCTTTCGTTACTTCGTTAACAATAACAGGAGTTGTTTTATTAGCTTGAAAACGTAACGGTAGTTTTAAATATAATTTTTCATATATCACTTGTGATTGATTATATGGAATAATAGGCTTTTCTTTATTATTATCAATAATAGAAAATTCAACACCATAATAATCTTCTTTACGTTGTTGATGTAACGATGTATTTAACGTAACATAATCACATTTACCTATTTGAATTAACTTAGATATTGTGCCAGATGTTAGTGTAGCATTATCGTATTTCAAATTTAAATTATTGATACCGAATTTATAATTCGTAATTTGTGTATTAACAATATCAGATTGATTAGCTTTACGAGCTGGAATCGGATGGCTAACAGTACTAATTGTATCTTTATCGTCTAAAACAATACCGATATCTTTAACGGTAAGTTTTTGACTAATCTTAGTTTCTTCGGCCATCGTTTTCTCCTAAATATTTCGTAACATCGTTTTTGTAATAAATTTCAGCCATCTGCTGTTCTTTTGCTTTTTCAGAATTTTGACTAATCGAAAAATCTCCGTAAAAATCATTATCCATAAATCCTTTCGAATGATTAACTCTTACAGATTTAGATTCAGTCGAAGGGTTTCCAGATTTTAACGTAACGACTATTAACGAAACTTCTTGTGGTTTAAAATAAGAATTAAACTGATATTCTTGTATCGAATTATTAATTGTAAAACTGCCGACACAATTAATTAAGTTACATGTTACTATATTAATAGTAATCGGTTCTAATAGTTTAATAATAAATGTACCGACTTTTGTATTATTCTGAGTAATAGCATTTTTAGAAAAACAAATAACGGCAGACCCATGTTCTTTATCAATATCAACAGAATATGGTTCGACCGCCGAGATATTTTTAAATAAATCGATTGTACCAGATTGCATCGTAACATAATCGACAGTACTAATTGCATTGCCAGTTCGATCTAATATATCTTTACTAGAATCTAGTTCTACATTATATGTAATAAAATTTTTATCTTGATATAACGAATAATTCTTTTCTAAGTTTAATAATTTGTCATTAATATCTTTATACTTTTTATCTATAGTGTCGTTAACATATTTTACTAAATAATTGTTAGCGTTTTCTAATACTCTAATATTTTGAGTGATATTATTTAATGCTACTTCGACGCCATTAAAAAATGTATTAAATTCTTCTGAATCCATAATCTTCGAAGGATCGAGTTGTGGAATATCGATACCTTCTTTTAATATATTTAATTGTTCTTGAAAATCTTTGTTATCTACGATCATTATATTTCCTTAGACAGCAAAAAAGCCGAGGGCATAGCCCCCGGCATATATTATTAAATTATTCGAAATCAGAAGCAAAGCTTACTGTAATCTCTTTAAGAGCGCCCATTTGTTCTTGTTTAGTAACATCACTATTACTTAATTCAGGATTTTCCCAGTATACTTGTACTTCGAAATCGTTATAATCGACTATACTTTGACCTTCTTCATATAAAGGAGCTTCAAAGATAAGTCGATCGCTTACACCGTCGGCATAAGAGTGGACATCTTTAACGACTTCTGTTAACGGAAGAATAAAACGTTTAAATTGACCTTTGGTAATAATACCATCTTTAAACTTATATTCTCTTGCTTTAATAGCTACGACATAACCGATACGATAAATCGGATCGTTATTATTTACAAGAACCGGAGTTGTAAATGTTACGTCTTCATTATTAAAGCCTTTAACCTTAGAAATGTTTTCACCGATAACAATATCGACTGGCATAGAAATATCTGTTTGATCACCACGACGAAGTTCCATCGGTTTGTTAATTTCAGTCTTAAGACTTAACTCATGCACTGAATTAATTGTAACATTTTTTGCATTTCGTTTCAAGTTTACAGCATCGGTCGTAAATAATGATGGAGAGCTTAATGTACTTGCTTCATATAAACCTTCACGTTTAATTCTTAATTCGACTCTAGCTTTAGAAGCATGTTGAAGTCGACGATTATATACGTGAGCAGAATATAAACCTTCGTTAACAGGACTTGGTTGGTTCGTTAATTTTTGTTGTGTTCTAAATAAGAAATATAAATCAGATTTCTTAGTTTCGTCACTTTCTGTTAGAGCATGAGTTACGGCTACGTCAGATTTGCGTTCGTAGTTATAGAAAATATTATTTAACTGAAGATCGTTTTTATTATGATTAATTAATTCGATTTCATAATAATTTTCTGTATTAACTTCCATAAATTCTACGATCAAACAATAACGCGTAGGATCTTGATAGTAGTTATCTGGAATAATTGGATACTTACCATCTTGTTGGAAACTAAATTTTACGTATTGACGTTCGACTGTAGCACTAACTGCTTTAGGTTGAGTCTTAGCAAAGAATTTAAATTTATCGTCGTTATTAGCTTGAGAAGATTTATAGGCAGCTTCCGCTTGCTGACCATTCTTAAATAAATCAACATCTCGAGCATCAATTAAATAACAATTAATAGGACCAGGATTACCATATGCTTTAATACACAATTCTACAGTTTTTAAGAAGCCAGCTTTACCTTCACTAAACTTAAGAGTTGTGGCATAACCAAATCCAGGTTTCATCATTTTAACAAATTCACGATTAGTATCGTCAGTTTCACCAGATGCATATTCTTCATCACCCATTACTGTTTCTAATGGTCGAGCGAACAAAAAATCACCATTAAATACAGCACCATAGGATTTAAATACTTGATAGTATTCTGCATTTTGAAGGATAACGCTATTAGCAATATTACGATCTAACGTTAATTTAAAATTAGCTTTATCGACAGCTGCGACTTGACGTACGCATTGCAATCCTGTAATACTATTAACAATCGCAATAAAATCATACTGAGAGAATTGATCCATATCAGTATTAGCCGGGAAGATCAAAGACTTACGATCTGTTTGTACAGTATTTTTAGTATTAGCTAATTCTTTATTTAAATGTACTTGATTAAAATTATGGAAACAATCATAATAACCATCGTAATAACCGATGTCTTTTACGTAACCATTTTTGGCAAGTTGACCACGAAGCTGATACAATTCATCACGAAGAGCTAAAATATCGTCGCCAAATTTTTTCTTAATATTTTCAGTTCTTGTCGTTAAGCTATTACCTTTCGTAACTGTCATATAGTCAGCTGCAGGTTTACCGCCTAACTTAAGAGCATTATTTACAGTTTCTCGATCACCGTCAATACTTACAGCGATGTGGTCGGCAGGAATACTGCCGACTTTATCTACATCTTCTGCTTTAGTATCACTATGATCTGTACGATAAACCAGATTACCTTTTGCGATGACTGTTTCGGTCACAGCATCCATATCGATCTGATTTATTGTAACTTTAGTTAAATCTTGTGCCATTATGTTCTCCTAAACACGATAATCATAAGTGATATAATGTTTTATACTCGTTGTATATTCAGATTTACCTGTACGTTTTTTCCAAGCTTCCATTTTATCAGGATTTTCATACAAGTCTATATATAAAGGATCGTTAGCAAGCAATGCTGCAACTTTTCGATCATTAAACGTAATACAACTTTTATATTTATTTAAAACGTATCCATTTACTATATTACGACTTAATCCTGTAAACAGACCGTTGATATAAAATAAAACTTCGTCTTTTGTTTCGAGAACTTGAGGATCGATATCATAATCATTAATCGGGAATTCTGGAATACGATTATATTTCATTTTAAACGTTTCTTCTTTACGTTTGTAATCTTGACGAATCTCGATCGTAATTCGATCTGGATAATTATGATGTACAGTATACGAAGAATCTGTTTCACGTTTATAGAAAGATTCATTAGGATAGTTACTTGCTGTCGTACCGATATAAGGACGATCAGATTTAATAATCTGAATTGTTTTATTACCGATCAATGTCCAATCATCTTTTGGTAAACGAACACCGTTACGATATACAACTAATCGACCTGGATACAAATACAATTCTGTCTGCGCTGGAATTTCATATACATTCGTACCGATAGAATTTGTATTATCTAACGTAATAACGTCCATTACCTTAGAAGCACCAACCTCTAATTGTTCGACAGTATAATGAATCTTTTCACCTATCTTAATATCGTTAGCAGGGCATAAGAACGTAATTGTCGTACCGTCATCAGATTCGACATAATCGACATCGAGTATTTGACGAACACCGTTACGGAAAACTGTTAAAGAATTAACGCGTGGCAAATATTTATCATATTGCATATGATATGTACGATTAGTCGGATCCGTAGAATCTAACATAAAGTCACCAATCTTAATGGCATTTTCTGTATCGCCAGCAAACTTATATGCAAAAATATTAATAGAATCTTCAGGCAATACAGGAACATTCATCTTAACAGAAGATACGGTATTTTCATAAGACGTAACAATACGTTTAATATCTTTAAGTTCTTTTTCGTTTGCTAATCGCCATAATTTCTTATAATCATCATAAATTTGAACCGTTGCCGCATCAGTTAAGTTATCTGGCATAAATAATACGACTTCGCCATCGGCAGTACTTGGTTGACGATCTTTAGGAGATACTGGAGAAATTAATGGTTGTTGGTTACATAATAATTTACCGTTATGATATACAAGACTATCGCTAAGAGCTCCGACATAATATGTATCCATAGCACTAGCGCCATCGAATAATCTATCATCAGGATCTCTTAATAATAAATATTCTTGACCAGGGAATAAACCATCTTTTAATGTTAAATAATGATAATCTTTATTCCAGATAATATTCTTAGGATTGATTAACATACCATCTAAGAATAAAATTACCTCGTCGGTATTCGTAATAACACGAGGATCATAATAAATCATATTGTTTCCGCTATGACCTATTTGACCTTGTTGTACAATTAATGATTGATCGCCAGTATTATAAATAGCTGTCGCATCGATATTTGGTTTGCCGTTCTCAGTATTTAATATACGATTAGTACCGGCCACAATATTATTATCGAAATTTACAGTACCAGCAGCATACGCATTTTCTTCACCAGGTACATATGTTTCGATAACTGTCCACGGCATATTTACTTTAGCACGAGGCACAAAGATTTTATTATCACGATAAATTAATCCGCCGAATGTCGGATGAATTAATTCACCAGCTACGAATACTAATGGAGATTTAAATTCTTTATGTAATTGAATAATACCTTGATTATCAAGATTAGTTTCGACAATATAGCCAGAGTCTTTTACGAAGTTTTTAAATACATGTACTTCATCTTCTTTATAAACTTTATCTTCGAGTTTAACAAGTTGATTTTTTAAATCGACATCGTAAAATTGTTCTTCAAGCATTAAGCCATCGAAGAATAGATTAATAGATTCTGGTAAATCAGGGATATGGAAACCTTGGAACAAATTACCATTATTTAATTTTTTAAGAGAACCCGTATAATTAATCCAGTTAAAATCATACGTTACGGCTAAGATATAATCATAATTTTGAACGGTACGATAATTCAATGCGATTTGTTTATGCATAATTACATAATCACCAAATCGTTTATCTGGATCATCTTTCATCGATACATCTTGTTTTTTACCGAGTTTATCGACAGTCGGTTTATCAGGTTTATTATAATTAATTTCAGGATGAAGTCGTGCATTAATCGCATCGACTTCAGGAACACCAGACGTGTTATTTAAAGAATTAGCTGTGCTATTTGTTATGCCAGTCTCAAAAGATTCTCTATATGGATATAAATGATCACCTTTGTATTCGCCAGCTTTGAATCCATAAAATTCTGTATTGTTAGGATTGATATCGATAATAGCATTTGTATTGCTATCATCTTTATTAATCTTAAATAAACGTTTAGTAATATTAGATAATTTTTGTGCATTGATATGCAATGCACTTAAATTTTTATCTTGAGCTTTTACAGTCGGATATTGAAAGCAAACAGTATTAACTTTTTCATAATCATCGACTAAACTATTTTCAATAAATATTCTATCGTTATTCACATTAGGAATAACGTATTGAGTACGATGGTTAGGATCGACTAATAAGTCATGTTCTGGTGCAGTAAATGGATCTTCCCACTCTGTATCAAACTCTGTAGTCTTTTCGGAATAATTATCTTTAGAAGCTTGATAACCAGTCTTCAATTCATTTTCATAACGTTTAGAATCTTCGTTTCTTAAAGATGAAACTGTTACGTTACCAACAGAAAGTAATGGACTAACTAATGCAAAGTCTGCGAAAGCCGCTTCATTAAATTGTGCATCGTCAGCTTGAATCGATTTAATCGGCTTCCATTCATGACCATCAAAATATAACAAGATACCGTTATAAATCCATAACTGTCCTTTAATAGGATTAGCTGGAGTCGTTTCTTCCATAAGATGTGTAATAAGCTGGAATTTATTATCATAAATATTAACCCAAGCTTTTTTTACACCGTCGTAATATTTTAACTCATTAGTTCTATCGTTACGCCATAAAGCACCATGAGTTATATTATCAGGCACAGCTTTTGAACCCGATACTTTTTCTTGCTCAGTCATATCTGGATTGATATCTTTTACAGCGAGAAAAATATCGTACATCTCTTGATTAAAGAGTTGTTCAGATCCTCTACCTTGTTTAAAAGTTCTATTTTTCTTCATATATTAACCCAAATCTTTCGGAGCAAAAATAATATATTGAAATTCTATTCCTTGAGAACCAGTATTACCAACATAAATAAAATTATTGTCTTTTTTAACCCACATGTCTCCGACTCTACCTTGATTATTAGAATGTAAAGGTTTAATCGACACGAAAGATGGTGTTACGCCAACGTTACGAGAATCATGAATATTATGTTGAATTCGTGTTTCTTCTCCGTTGCCAGAAAAAGTTCCCTTACCAACGGTATAAGAAATTATATTGCCGCCAAGTTGTCGATACTTATCATTAATTTTAATATAAAATCGACCTTGATTAGAATTATAATATAATTGAATATCGTTGGTATTATCTAACTTAGTATTAGAAATGACTGGATTATCAATCTTATTAGTAAACAATTCTTTTTCAGTATCAGTTATCCAACGTTTTAAATTTGTCGATTTAATAGCATTGGCATATAACTGAGTACGTTTTATTTCTTCAATACTCGCAAGTTTATCAAACAACTTTAAATTGTTAATAGCGGCAACTTTGTCTGTTAAATCTGATAAATTATTAAAGATATTGGCGTATGTAGAATACGCCAAATCCCTAACTTTATCTTTATATTTTACGACCCATTTCATTCGTTAACACTTCCTAACGGATATACGATTAAACATTGGAATGAGCCGGTAAATGAACCTGTATTGTAAATACTAATAGCATCGGTTGTATATGATACAGATACTTCGCCTAAATCACCGGCAGTATATTCGACACATTGTACGTCGACAAATACCGGAGTAATTAATTGACCAGCTTCGTTAAATTTATTATTACGAATAACTGTCGGTTGAGAGTTACCAGAAAAGAATCCGTTTATAACAATAATATTATCGAAACAAGATGAACCGCCAAGTAATACATTCTGGTTGTTTAATCCGATATAAAATTTAGAATTAACAGAATCGTAGCCAATTTGATTATTAGCTAAATGATCTTGCATTGGGACTGGTACATTTAATTTATTGTTCCATTTATTTTTTTCTTCATCGGTAACAAACTGATGAGTTGAATCTGTAACAATATTATCTGGTGTAAATACATCCGGTAAAAATCCAGATTCGAGAGCTTCTTTAGAAATAAATTTTTCATAGAGGCCGAGATTAGTAATCGCAGCCTCTTTATCTTTAAGATCAGAAAGATTTTTATTTACATCGAGCACTTCGTCAGAAGAAATTTGCACCCATTTTTTAATCTTATCGACATAGACTTTTACATTCATATAACTAACCTATGCCTTTCCGACTACACGAATAACGCGAGCCATAGCCGGGAATCCTTCATTATGGTTAATAACATAACCTTCTGGAAGAACTATTAAAGCAATATTATCACAGCCGACAAAAGCACCGGCAGCAATTATTTTAATAGATGGTAATAATATAGTATTCAAATTAGGACATGTCTTAACTGCATTAGCATTAATAGACGTTACGTTCTTTAAGTCCAAATAAGTTAATACATCAGAATCATGAATAGCATTTGTAGCTACACCAATATAAGTATCGGCAGTGCGAGCACCGTCTTCTGTAAAATCTGCTTTAATCGTATCGGCTTGTAAAATAGTAGTCGATGCCGGAGAAGATACTTCTTGAATTTCACCTCCTACGGAGGAATAATCGTCGATTACATTTTCTGGTAAGCCAAAAATATTAGCTAATGTTGTAATATGAGTCGCTGCTTTTTTATTTTTTAAATCAGTTACGTAAGCAAACTGTGTTTGAATATTAGCAAGCTGTGAATTAATGCCGTTTAGCACATTAGATAAGAATGTTAAATCTGCATTATTTTTATTTAATTCTTTATAAATTGCAAAAAAGATTTGCCCGAATGTTGCTCTATTATCAGTAATGATATCAGTATGATTATCTGTTAATACTTTTTGAATATAATCTTGGAATTCTTGTTTGTTAAGAATTGTATATTCACCAACAAATGTCTTAACGAGAGCTTTTTCAAATCCAGTATCAAATGAATTAGCTACAAGATCTGTAATACGAGTATTAATATTAGTAGACAATTGGTCAACAATATTAATCTTAGTAATAATAGAATCTTCTAAATCACTTAATTGAATTTTCGTATCTTTTTTACGACAAGCGTCGATATCAGATTTTAATGCAACGTTTGTTAACTTCTGAGAATTATTAACTAATTCACGAACATGAGGCTGAAGATCTGTACCTAAATCACCAAGATTAATCTTAGTGTCAAGTTTACGATATCGCAAATCAGCTGCGCTTTGAGTAATAGCTGTATTCGGCAAATCGTTAATAATATTTTTCAAATTCTCTACATCGTTCGCTACGAATTGCATGCCAGCAAATGTCGTATTTAAAGCATTCACTTTATTATTAATACTGCGAACGTTGTTAGAAAATTCATCGCTTAAATCGCTTAATTGAATTTTATCTTCTTTTAATCGATAACGAGAATCTGCATCCGTTTTATTTAACTTAGTAAATAAAGCATCAGAAAAATCTTGCATCTCGATAATAAGATTACTAAGCTCTTCATCGAGCATTGACTTTGCTAATTTATCGGATGTTTTATTAAACCAGCCAGTTTTAGTGGCTGAATTTTTCTCAAGTGCAATAACACGATTTCGTATTTCAGAATCGTCATAAGAAATAACACCTTGAGAAGCCGTCCCGATATTAGTAAGCAAAGTTTTTAATGACGGATCTAACTGATCCAAATGTATTTGAGAAAGATTACTTACTTGATCAATTTGATCTTGAAGTTCTTTCGACAACATAAATTTTTCTATTTTTTTAGCCATGTAAAAACTCCATTATAGTTAGAATAATAGTTATTTCTTATCGTATATTACACCGAATGACTTTTCTTTTAACTTAGAAATATCTTTATTTAAATACATCTCATAACCAGCTTGAGTCATTTTATTAATATCATAATATTGTACGTCAAGCCAGCAACCAGCTTCAAGACAATCGATATCGATACCAATACGTCTAGAAGTTAATTCTTGTAGTTTATAATTTTGTTCATTACAAACTATTGTATTATTAACAGTTGCCGAAATTAAATTTTTACCTTCGATATAAGATCCTTTGTCGAGTTCGAATACGGCATACGTATCTTTTTGATCAGGATATAAAAACTTATGACGACGTTCATTACGATGATTTACATATGTAATTGTATTATTGTCTTTATCGATATCTAATACTAAGAACGGTTCTTTTATAATACGATTACCATGGATAATTAAATTAGAAGTTTTATCTTGAACGAACACCTCTTCAAGAGGTGTCCAATCAGTTTTGCCATACAATTTAATTTTAATATTGCCAGTTTCATCATCTATTAATAAAGTACCAGCTGGCAACATATCCCATTTATAATCAGTATTAGAATATATAAAAGTAGTACGTCCATTAGATAACAACCGAGACGATATTTTTTTAGAACCTTTAATCGGCATTATAAATGACTCTCCTCTATTCCGTAAACTGGCATACTTACAATATAATCTAAATCAACAGCATCAGGATCTTCAATATGAACACTAAATTTTATATATGGAGTATATAAATTATATTTAGTTTGATCCTTTAAAGATCCGTCTTGATTTCTAAAATATGGATCACATGGAATTAAATAATAATATTTTCTATATCCTTGATTATCAATAGCAGATCGACCTATGAATTTAATAATTGCAGTATTATATTCATTTAAATTTTCAAGTCTCAATGTGGAATTAGCTAATGCTACGATATACATTTTAATATATTTATTTCCATTAAGTGTATAATATCCATTTCCTAAAATACCTTTATTGCTAGTTATATTTTCACCAGAAATAAACTTATAAGATTGAGGAATTTCTTTAGTCTTTTTCTTTGGAAGTCTTGTCGATATAACTCTAGAAAGAGCATTACCATTTTTATCGTCAGCAATAAATGAAAGGTATTGCTGACCATTATCTAAATTAATACGATAATTAAAGTTAACTTTATCATTATTAATAACTTTATTAACTAACGTAATACTATCAGGATAATTAGAATTAACTATAATATGTGGTTCTTTATTATAAGTAGCTGTAACTGTTACATTAGCATATTGACTAGAAAGAGACTCGAGATGAATTTCTTTACTGGTAATTTCTAACGGTATCTCGACAGGATCTTTAGCTCTAATAAGAATACTTTTAATAGTCGTTTGTAATTTATCAGCTTTACGTGAAACAATATCGATAAAATAAGATTTTAATTGTCGTGGCAACGTTGCTTTATATTTACCTGCTTCATATTCAGTAAACTTAATATCTGATAAGTCGACTGCCGACATAATTGTAAAATTACACTTAGAATCGCCTTGTAAATAAATAGTTGATGTATCTTTGACTAATTCTTGTTTTAATAAAGCAATATCAACTTTAGAAGTTGTTTTAATATGTTTAGTAACAGAATTATCTAAATACCAATCATTAGTACCTTCGATAGTTACATCAAATGTTTCGTTATACTGAATCGGAATTCTAAACGTTGACCAAGATCGATTAACGACTTGATTAACATGTTCGACTTCGTTTTTATTAATTTTAATCGTGCTGCCGATAATAGTTTTTAACAAGACTAGTAACTGCATAGAATTATAGTCGTATCTTACAAATAGATTTAACGGTAACTTTTGCTTCATCGATTCACTAGGATGGCTCATAATCCAGAAGTCTCCAGATTCAGGATTTTCTGGTTCAGCTTCTTGATTAAAAATTCGAGGCACTGGATTTTTTATATCGTATCGCTCGATATAATATACATCGATTTCGCAGCCTTGTTCTAATTGTGTAGAATTTAATACGATATGTTTGCTATCTAATTCTTTAAGAGTTCGAGTTGCTAGCGAACATTCAATCGTATTATTAATTAATGCTTTAATATGATGATTGCCCGGAATGTATTCACCTTTGTCTAATTCAAAGACAAAGTTGTTTTGACGTGTAGCATCTGATACTTTATTTTTACCATTAATAGTATAATAAAGTTTACCTTCAACCATATCATATTTAACATATACAATCTTATCAACAAGCATTCTAGAAGATTCTTCGACGATAACAGTTTCGTCGCCACGAATTTTTAAAGCTACCCAGCTAGGTCCATAAGTAGAGAAGGGATCTTTTGGATCCCTTTGATCTACATTATAACGAAGCTTAATACCAATATTGTTTTCTTTAGGATCGACAACAATCGTGCCAAATTTTGCGGAGTTCCAATCATATGTTTCATAATCATGATATATAATAGGAAGACCTATTGTTTTTTCAAAATAATCATTAAGCTTAGACATATTTAATTTTAACTCCTAAAACTGTTTCTTCGTAATTTCTACGAGCTCTTCCTTTAACGATAATTTCTTCAAGAGCTGGCCATCTCATTTTTTCAATAGTTCGTTTATCACTAATCCAATCACCATTTTTATCATTTAAATAATGAGAACCTCCGACAGCATTATTAATATCTTTTGAAGGTTTATAATAACTATCTTCTAATGTTATTGTCAATTTCTTTATTTTTATATCAGATAAGTTTATCGACTTATCAAATAAATAATATCGATAATTTGGAACAGGTATTTCTAATTCTAGATTATTTATAACATTTTCAGATTCTTCTTTAGTAAAATATGAATTATAATAACCATTAGATTTACCAAGAAAATCTTCAATAAAATAACTTGTAGGTTTAATGAAATCATAATCATCATTTATCGGGAAGAATTTAAAATTATCTTTTTTCGCAAAGAAAGACATTTTTGGATTACCGATATTTAAATGATTTTTATCGACAGTATATCCATATTTTTCACAATAAAAATATTGTAAATTTGGAGCAATAACAATATAATTATCGTTATTGTTTTTCATTGAATCTACGTTAAAAATCTTATCTTTAAATTCTAATATCTCTAAAGAATTTGATTTTATGTTAATCTTATTAAATTTTTGATAAAAGAATGATGCAGAAATAAGTAAATTACTATTAATATTTAATTCTTTAATATTCTTATTATCACGGAAAGTTATGTATGGGATGTTAATGAATCGATTTATTATCTTATCGATTTCTTGTTGACTTATATTTGAGTCAGCAAATACAGCATCACCTAACATGATACCTTGATCATCTGATGGATTTGTTAGACCAAGGAAACTTTTATCTAAATTAATTTGGCTACCCAAATGATCGATATTTATTTTTCTATTTTTATAAACGAAAGATAAACCATCAGAAGAACCATAAAAAGAAGTATATCTAAAAGTATCTATATAATTTAAATTAACATCTACTTTTAAAAGTCGTGCCCCTCTAAAGAATTCTGCAGGAACAATATTAGTTGAACATAAAATAAAGTCTAAATTATCTATTGTTTTTAAATTAGAACAATCCGTAAATGGCGCAACAGCAGTATTCCTATATGTATTTAGCATATCTATATTTGCTAAATATGCACTAGGAAAAGTTATTTTTTTAACGCCTGAAGAATCAAAATCATGCGCATACAAATAATAATTTGTAAAATAAGATAAGTCTATTTCTTTTAACTTCTTTGTGAATCTAAAATGTCCAAAAAGATCATATCTGCCAATACCATTATTAACAATCTTATTTTTATTTAAATCATGCTTCGTAAAATAAAAATCATAATTTATAGTTAGTCCTAAATAAGTATCGTTATGTTTGTTATCATATCTTATAGGGTTATAGTTTTCATCGACAAATGTTACGCTATTACAATTATATTCAATATCTTCAATAGCAGAATAATTAAAGAATATATCAGATATACCAATATCTTTAGTCGAAGTTAAAAAAATTTTAAATGGATCTGAAAGATAATTTGGTAACGGACAAATTTGTTCGACAATATCTAAATCTTCTTTTCTTGGATTTTTTACTGTAGTAAGTCCACTAGTATTACCTAAAAATGGATTATATTTTCTATTCCCGAATTCAAATGTATTTGAAGTACCAAGATTAAATGCTGTTATACCAAAATTAATTGGATATCGGAAGGCATTATCTCCAATATTACGTAATCTATTATAATCAAAGAAAATTGAAGAATAATAAGAATTACAAAGAGCATTTTCTTCAATAGAGTTTAATTGATCTGTATAAATAAGATTATTATAAAACCAAATATTTTTATTAGAATTAAAATTATTTGGAATACTCTTTAACTTACAAAATAAAAATTGATTCTTAGAAGATATTGGATATATTTCAGGATAGAATGAATGAGTTTCTCTAGGATAATATTCTTTGAATATTTTTTTTATTTTTTCTTTCCATTCTAAAGAATTTATTTTATTTCCAATAATAATATCGTCAATATTATTTTGTTCGATATCTAAAACAATTGTATCATCAACAGGATAATATTCTTCAAAATATCCAGTAGAAATAACAGAATAAGAAGCATTTAAATAAGAGAACATTTGTGGATACAACAATAAGTTATGCTTAAAAATAAGAACTGGAGCATTTCCATTGTCGTCGAATATTTTATTTCCATAATAAATATAATTACTCCATGTTTCACGAATATCGGTAACATGTTTTGGTAATTCTAAATTATACTTAGTTCTAACTTTAGAAATGAATTCATCACTTTTTTGTTCTGATTCTCTTCTATCTTCTTCTGTATTGTTACTAATATATTTTGTAAACTTATAAGCAGCAATTGTTATTTGCAAAAGTAAATTAGGATGAATATATTTTATATGATCATTAACTTGTTTATATGTAAATAATTCATTTAAAAGTATTCTCTGACTATTAGATTTATTAGAAGCACTATTTACATATGAGTGCTTAACTATAATCGATCTAATTTTATTTTGAATATCTTGATAATCATTAGACTCTGTAGAATATTCACTAAATTTATCTATATTTTTCCAATGTAAAATAGTCGTCGGAACATTAATATCATTAGTCGCTTTATTGTTAATTTTAATATTAATATTTCTATTTTCCATTAAATCATAGAAATTATCGACTTTAAAAATAAAGTAATAAGATCCATTATCGCCTTCATATGCGTTAGATAAATAATCATTAATCTTAGGCAAAATAATTAATGTTTCTTCATTAGATAAATCGTCTTTACCATAGAATTCTAAATAAGAAGTTTTAGAGCCGTTAATTTTGTCTAAAAGATTTGACCCAAAATATTGAATAGGCTTAGCATTTGTTCCGCCATATGATAATGTTAAATTATTTTGAATCTCTGGATGAGTATCGAGAGTTAAATGAACTTTATCTAAATCTTCTGTCGTCTTATATAGTTTAAGTTCTAATACTTGATATGCATCAGAATTATACATATCGGCATATGGATTAATTACATAAGTATTTAATAATTCAATTTGATGCTCAGGTAAGTGCGCACCTTCAATAGTTCTAATAACTTCTTGATCGTTATACAAAGGATGAGTACAAGTAAATCTTACAGTATAATCGTTATTCTTTTGTTTAAAAGAATAATATCGTCCAGCAAAATATCTCATAGTTTCATCTGACGTAGCAACAAAATTATCTTTATTATCTTTAGTTTTGATAATATTATTGTTAGCATCATATGCTGTAATAGTAGAACCTTTTATATAATCAAAAGATACGTCCCAGATTCTATTATTTAATGTTACAGCATTAACATTAAATGGAGTCGTAGCATTTACTTTTTTATAACCTTCAACAGTAACCGTTTTAGACTCTGGAACTTTATTAGTTTTTACAGCTTCTACTGTAAATGTTTTTGTTTCAGGATAATAAAAGAATGGAATTCTATATAAAGTTTCTTCAACAGATAAATTAGAAGGTGTTCTTGTCTTTACAACATTACCAGAAGCATTTTTAATTATAATTGTAGAACCAGATTCTGCTTGAATACTTAATGCTTTTGTTCCTTTATAGTCATCGTTTAAACCATCATGTCCATCGACAACATAAACAGATAGTGGAGTTCTTGGACTATGTAACGATATATGAATTGTTTCAGTAACTCTATTATCGGCTTTATCATTAGAAACTATTACATTATATGTTTCTTCATCTTGAGCTAATGGTATAATAACTGTATATCGACCAGTATCATCGACTATTACATCTTGTGCAATTACGCCACCAGATGCAGGGTCAATTCCGGCAATATTTATTTTAGAACCAGGAATTGTCTCGACAGTAACAGTTGTACCAGACGAAGTCGTAACATGATCGATATTAGCAGTTAAATGAATCATTTTCTTTTTGATTGTTAATACTTTTTCTTTAGTCAAGCCATTTGTCGGATTCTTAACAGATACTATAATATCATAATCATGATCCTCACGAGCTAATGTATGTTGTACACCGATACCGATATTTTGTGCAGCATAGATTTTTTTATTATTACGTTTAATCGTAACGATATTACCAAGTTGTGTCTTAATAGATGTCTTAGCCATACCACTATTAGGATATGTTAAATCGACATCGAGTGTTAATTTATCTTCGTCAGAAATTAATCCTTTAATTAAAACTTTAGCAAACGAAGTTTTATATCCAGGATATGTCGAAAATAAATTAATATAAAAATTATTATTTTCTCTCGTCACTTTGAAACGATTAATATTTTTATCCGTAATTTTGTTTACATATTCGTTCATCTTTCTCGATGCAATTAATCGAGAATTTTTAGTCGTAAATACAATAACTTCAGCTTCGTTATTATCTAAATATTTTACATAATAACTTAACGGCGTAATTGTCAATCCATTGACATCGACATTATCGGCAGGATTAATCCATAAGTCTTTATCTTCAAAAAACCAAGGGACTTGTTCTTGTGTATAGATAAATGGATACAATTCACTTAATCGTTCGTAATTAATATAACGAACTGTAACTGTCGAACCCAATCGAATATCGTCGGCATCGATTTGGAAATATTTCATATTAATTTCTTCGAGGCCACCATCGACTGTATTACGATGAACACTATCGTTAATCAATACTTCAAGTTGATTAGTTCCTGGCAAATACAATCCAGAACCAACTTTAAATTGAGCCTTACCGTTAATTAACTTACCAATACGAGTAATTTCTTCACGGTCATGATAATAGAATCGATTATGTTCTAATTCAAATTTAACAATCGTATAATATTCGACGTTGATAATCGCATCTTTAACTAATTTTTCAGTACCGTCTTTACGAATACCCATCGGTATCCAATCAGATTCACCTGTTAATTTAATAGAAAGATTGCCAGTTTTATCATTAACTAATAATGATCCATCAGGAATATCGGCCCAATAGTAATTATCTTTTTCGCTATCAGTAATGATAATTGCCGTATTCTTATCGACGGAATATTCATTTAATTTGCGAATGCCCCATGTAGGTTTCAATTAATAGGCCTCCTTAATAATAGACAACATCACAAGTTAATTCTTTAAGATCGTTAATTTTATACTTAACGTCTTTAGGTAATTCAATTACGATATTAAAATCATAATAATTATCTTTGCTATCTCCTTTATTTGGAGCGCCGCTAATAATTACCTCGTTCGTTAAATTAACTGTTAACACTTCATTTAATCGAGTCGTTGGTAATTCAACAGATTCAGCATTTAAAATTTTTATATTATCTAATAAAGAAGAATCTTCGATATCGGTAAAATAAAAATTAATGCCGAAATTTTTTAAATCTGGCTGTTTCTCAACGCCCATATAATTATTATATAGACGAATCGGGATTACAGTACGAGAAGCCGAAGTAATAACTCCGGCTTTATAAGTACTATAAATATTAAATTCTTTTTCGTCGAGAACCATCCATGTCAATGTATTTTGCATGAATTACACTCCAAAGGAAATAACCATAAATTTAAGTTTTCTTGTATTTCTAATAAGACCGGCAGATAATTTAATCTTATTATTATCGATATATACATAATCAGTACCATAATTAAGTATTGTACTAATATTAGCATTATCGATTTTATTATTACCTGTATATTGATCTAATAATACGAAAGACATTTGATCTTGTTGTACAGTATGTTGTAACGGATAAATCGTATTCGTCGGATCGACCGTAATTTCATACTGTTTAAGTTCTTTATATAAACCATGCTTAACAGAATCATCAAGCATATCCTTCGTAATCTTATCAGTCTTCTTAACGAAATTATCTGTATTAAGAGTCGATTCTTTTAAATCGGTAATGATATTTTGAATAGATTGTAATGCCGGATCAAATGTATCGACAATGCGTGAATATTTTTTATCGACATTCGTAATTAAATCTTTTGTCTCCTTAATGCCTTCTTGGGCATTTGTAACGATAGATTCTAATTGTTCGTAAGACCAAACATAATGAGAAATGCGATATATAATACGATCGCCATATTTTAAGTTAATATTATTATTAATAATAAACTTATTAGTTAATGTTGGATTTGGATTATCTTCTGTCGGTACAGGAAGCACTTCACTAAAATCTACTTCGTCAGAAGAGCCACTATGAAGTTTCATACCGTTTAAAAACACTTCGAGTTGTTGTTTGCCGTATTCATATGTCGTCGGTAATTTAATAATTCTTGTATTATTAGGATATGAATCTTCATTATAAATAATACGTTTTTCTTCGACGAATACAGCAGCACGTTGGAATACACCAGATTCCTTACCCTTTTTAATAGTATGACGAACGTTAACTTGTACGACAGTCGGTTCATTTAACGCATAGTTTAATTTAAAACCGACACCCTTAATAATATCACTTAGTTTATATTTAGGATTATCAGGAACTATTAAATGATTACCATTCCGATCTTGTTCTTTTAACATGACCATTTCGACATATTGGTCTTTCATAATATATCCTTGATCGATATATACATCTAAAGAATTAGACCGCGGTAAGAAGAACATATTAGTGTCTTGTTCATCAAAGACAAATGTTTGTTTTTCATTTTCTTTGTCAGTTAAATTTTCATCTGGAATGAATAATTTCGTTTCATGAAGATCCATCGTACTATGTTCATTTACTGGAACCCATTGGTAATCGCCACCATTAAATTGGCGCCAAATATATAAGATATTAGAATCACTATCATACCACAAATCATTTGGTTCTGGATTAATTGGCTCTACGAAATAAATAAACTTGCGCTGCGTCTTAGAATATAATTTACCATACAAATAAATATTGCCATATTTATCGACATAAATTGGACGAGTATTTTTATTATCGTAAAAGAATTTTACAGAAATACCGTTTTCATCGATTGTCCAATATGCCCAGCCAAGAATAATATCACCTTGTTCTTCGAATTGATTTAAATCAGGAAAAGCTGGCGATGCAGAGAAAATACCATAATGATATTTAGGATATAATTCCGGAGTCTTTTCATTATATACAATCGTATCGATATGAGATGATGCATAGTTATATACGACGCCAACTTTGCGTCCTTCGTTACCTTCCGGATCGACAATATGAATTGTTTGTTTATTAATAGAGGCGATTTGAAGAATTTCTTGTGTTTCTAAATCATATACACGAAACTCTTTAGTATCTGGTAACTCACCTTGAACACCTGCAATATATACAACTTGTTTTAATTGTGAAGGAGCATATACTGGAAAACGTAACGTAATTTCACCGGTAGCATCAAGTGTAAATTTTTCAAAATATTGAATAGCTTGTGGTTCGCCTACATTTACGAATGCCGGATCTAGTTTAATTTTATGACCGGCACGATTAATAAGTTCACCTTCTGTTATATCGATAATGAACTCATCGCCACGTCGACTAAATTCAAAACCAGAGATAATGCCCCAGCCTGCAGATTGTAATCGTTCCTGATCGATCCAATCTTGGACCATTTCAAAATTTTCATTGATAGGTCTTGCCTTTACACCTTTAGTAAAGTCGATTTTGTTTAGAAAATTATTTGCCATTATCTAGTCCTTAAAAATAATAATTGCCGCTTCAGCCGATGAAATATGTTTATTAATTTGTTGTTGTAGTTGGTTTCGATACGGCTCATAACGTTTCGGCAAAGTAATAACCATCGATGTACCAACTCTATATGGTCTACCGTTTATATTACCAGTATCAATATAATCATAGTTATCATATTTACTAGAACCACCGCCGATTACACGAACATCTGTCGGTACAATATTATTATTTAATTTAATTATAATGTCGGCAATTTTTATATCGTTAGATTGTTCAGTGTCTTCTAATATGTAAAATTCTTGATCAGCAATAATCGAAGTCTTTTTCATATACAATACATAATTTTTATTAATATCATGTATCGTAAGATATGTTTGTTCACTTTTAGCAATATTTTGAGAAGAGCTATAATATGGCGAAACAACAATCTCTAGTTTATCATTATTATATTTATAAGAAATATTTGGTAACTGTTCAATATCGTATAATGAATAATTAACTTTGTCGATAAATTTCAATTCTTGATTCGTCGTATAAATTAATGAATCCGTATTACTTTTTTCTGGCTCATTATTAACAGTCTTCTTAAAATATACATTATTAGAATAATCAGCATAATCGTATACGACATTGCTATCTGTCGTAAATATATCGACTAATTTATATGACGTATCTTTAAAATTAGACACCTCGATATCTTTTTTAAAATTAATAGTTGGATGATGACTATTCATTCTATTATTTAAACTATAATAATAGTCAATAATATTATTAGATATAAAGCTATTAAGATAAGCACCAGAAGCTTCAGGTACTTTATAATAACCTACAGTATAAGCATATACTATATTTTCAACTAAAAACTTAATCAATCGTTCTTGTGTAAATATTTCTTTACCACATAACATAATTAACTTATAGTTTAAACGATCTCTCATAATTAATATTGGTGTATGATTAATCGTTAATTTAATATAATCATATGTAACTCTCGGAAACAATGACATTTCAGAATCATGATTAAAAATATCCCAAGACGGTTCGATCGTATATTCAGATTGTGTGAATATTACAGGTTTAGCAACATCAAATATTTTAGGTTTATTATATATAATCTTATTGGCATACGATGACTTTACAATATAAATATTGCAATTATCTTGATAACCACCATCTCGCATATTTTCTAAATATGCTTTTTCATTTGAAAAATATTTAATATCAGGGTTATTTTGAACACTATTCAAATGTAAATTATTAGGCAACGTAATTGTTTTTAATAATTCTTTAACGTGTTCCATACCAGTAAAATCTATATTGATCGTATATTCTTTATCAGATTGAAACGGTATCGTTCTTTCTAATACATATTTATATCCAAATATAGTCGGACGATAAGAAGATTTTTTCGAACTATTAAGAAGATCGATTTTGCCATCGATATCGACTAAATAATCTTTATTAATTTTAGCCGGCTCATTATTTTCCTTAAAAAATAATTTATTTTTATCGACTTTCTCATATAAATTAATAGCCCGTTTTTTATTTAACTTTAATAACTTATCATCGTATTTAATAATCGTATCACTATATACTGATAAATTATTTAAGTATGACAATGGTATGTCATTTTCATCGAGTAATGTTTTGTCGACAATTTCTTTTTTATTTAAATAAATTTTCATACAGACCTCAATGTTACATACCGATTAGGATTTAAATTAATATCTGTTAGTTTATACTTGTTAATAGTCTTAGTCTTTTCATCTTGATCATAAATTAATCTGAAGTTTTCTTTATTAGTCGAGATTTTAACTTCGTATAAATTAGACGGATCTTTGTTTAATAATACATTATATTTTAAATCGTTAATACAATAACTATCTTTTTTAAGATATTCGACAATATAATATTTATAATTATTGTTTTTTAATTCGATACGATTCTTCTTAAAGTCGATATCGAATGATGCATTATCGACAATATCATACGTATTAGCTGTTAATTTAATATCAGATGTTTCTTTATCTTGACGAACTCGATAGAATAAATCTAATTTAGGTTCTTTATTCATACCATAAATATTAATATTATTAAATGTGTTAAGAATTGGATGCGCTAATTGTAATACATTATTTTTATTATCAAAATATTCACGAGACCAGTTCGTAAACTTATACATATATGTATCGGCAGCTGAATACATAATAGCTATATATTTATATTTATTACGAATATCTTTATCGTAAACTAAAGAATTTAAATCGATATTAATATTAATAGCTGGATTAAAATCGATATATTGGAATCCTGTTTCCGAGACAATAAAATCATTAAAGTTTTTAGCATCCGGATTAATTTGACAATGTTCTTTAATACCGATAACTTGAATATCGTCTAACTGATATGTATTTAATTGATGAGATAATTTCATCGGATTATACTTATTAAACATATCGATATGAACAGTCGGTATAATAACTTCACGATACGAAGAACTTAAATCAAATGGTTCATCATTTTCATCTAAACATAAAATAGGCGTATCTAATTCATTAGTAATGTGTGAATACGTTTCGCTTACGCTTAAAAGATTTTCTTCTTTATTATCTTTATTAATAACGACAAGTTTTTTAATATAAGCATTTACATTATAAAACATATCGAGGATATTGCTATCGTATCGATTTAATCGAATTGTTTTGTCTGCATATTTTATCGTTAATGTTTTACGATCATACACAACATCGATATATTCATCAATTGGAAAATCTTTAGGAGTATACACTCGATCACCAAATTTAAAATAATAATATGTTAAATTTTCAGACTCTGGTAATTCCGTAATTTGCACCGATAAATGAATCGAAGAAATATTGTCTAATATAAAATGTAAATAACTACCTTCTTGTAAAGATCCATTACCAGATGATGGTAAATATGATCCGTTAGCAGTTTCTTGTAATGAAATATTAGATACGATACCGTCTTTACCATAAAATTGTATTGATACATATGAATCTTCTTCAAGAACAATTTTGTCGTCTTTTAAAATATTCTTTTTATTTAATTCGATACTCGGATCAGATGAAGCGAATGCAGCTGCTTTAATATCACCAGTAACATTATATTTTAAATAATAAATACCGGCTTTTAATTTAATAAAGTCAGTTTCTGTTTGAGCTTCATATGTACAATTTTCAAACTTAATTGTATTATCATAATAATATAAACGACCACCAACAGTACTAATAACATTAGCTGCCCATCCAATAGGTAATCCTGAAGATACTTGCAATGATTCGACAGTGTTACCATATTGTGAATATAAGCCGATATGATATGAACTAAATTCAATCGGAAAATCTTGAATAATAGTTAATACTTTTTTATTATTTTTCTCTAGATAAAAAGAAACTTTATTATTTTCATATTCTAAAACAACATATGCATCTTTTAATAAATGCTTAAATTGTATCGTAGAATATTCGACTTGATTTTGTCCGTCATCTAACTTTTCGATAACGGCATAATCATCATCACCAAGTTTAAACATATATTGTTTTTTAGAATTAAATTTAGAATCGGAATCCTCAATTAAGAGAATTCCGAATCCTGGATTTACATAATCTAATTTTAATTTAATTCTAGAATCGCCACTATATGTATAATCAAGAATAATAATATCTTGATCGTAAAAATAACATCCGTTATTCTTAGTTATTCTTGCATTATCAAAAAATATCATATAGTTGTTAATCCTATCTTATTAATAAGAACTGAGGCATCTGGCGCCAACAATTCAATTCTAAACTGGAACGTATCTGTATTGTTAACAGCTACTGGTATTATTTTACCATTTTTATATAATTCTTTCCACTGTGTAAAATTAGAATCGATACCATTCTTACGAAGTGTTCGTATGCTAATTCTAACGTCGCCTTTAATGTCTCCATCGATAGAATCTATATTATAACTATTTTTATCTGACACCATTAATAGTCTTGAGATTAAAACTCCAGAGGTTTCTATTAAAGACGGAATTTTTACATCGTCAGTTTCATTAAATATATTATATACATCGATCGAAGATATTTCTGTATTAGCAGGCATATCAATTCTTAATCGAATATACTGTGTTAACTTTTCATTGTTGATTAATGTAAAACAACTATCTTCAATAACACCAATTGTCGAGAACGTACCATAATAATTATTAGAACCTAGAACTGTTATTTTAAATACGTCAGAAGACAAGGTATTAATCTTGCCAATGAAATATAATATATTATTCATATATTTATAATATTCATCACTAGATGCTTCATAATGTTTTCCGATTAAATCGAATATTTCTGTCGTAACGACACCTGACTCATCGAGTGTAATTAGTTTATTATTACGATACAATACCTTATCTAATTGGCAGCGCATCAAATCAGACGTGCCGATTAATGTCGCATCATAATCCATTGTTGTACCGTATACAATACGACCATCGTCATCGATATCTAAATTCGTTGTCGATGCATTAAAATTATCGTAATGAATAAATAAGTCTGGGTTTAATTTCTTTTCGATAATATTCCAACCAAGTTTGTCGATATTCTTTTTATGAGGCGCTTCAATTTCTTTATCAGAAAGAACTATTTCTTCTATCGATCCTTGTGTACCTGTAACAACAATATAATAATACAAATCGTTTTCACGCGTAAAATTAATTGCAACAGAATCATCGGCTATTGTAAAATCTTTTTCAAATTTTAACAATGGTTTCTTTTGCAATCTAAATCCATTAAGCTTACGTTCGCTAAATAATCTAATAATAAGATTACCCGACATTTTGATATTAATAAATGTATTATCATAAATATATTTATCGATTCTAAAAATAGCATAGCCATTTTTATCAAAATTAAAATTAATAATATAATTTTTATTTTCTTCGAGCAATGTCGGATCACATTTATCAAACGTCCAGTTGTTAAATGTATTAGCTGTCGTTAATGAGCGCAGCGAAGATATTTCAGATATTTCTTTTTGTTCTTTAAAGTTTACATAACATAATGGATTTAAAATTTTCATATCCATTAAACTATTCGGAATAAAATTTTGTTTCTTAGAGTTTAATACAAGTAAACTACCTTGTTTTTTTGTATTATTAAAATCGACATGATGATCACGATGATGATGTATTGTCGACTCATTGACTCCGAAGTAATATTCTTTTCCATTTTCGTAATAATAGCCAGCTTTAACTGCTATTCTATTATCAGTATTATTACGATATACCGTTACTTTATTATTAATAATAACTGAAGTAAAATTACTATTTGTCGAAGTTGCATATAATTTATCGATGTCTTTATTAGCAATTGTTACGATTCGACTTTCGCCATCTTTCATATCTTTAACAGTTAATAAGTTTTCAATATCGTAAGCATCGATATTGTATTCAACAAGTTCATATAGTTTATCTAATGAATTAAAGCTTATTTTAATCGGAGCTTTATATGTATATGTAATATTTGCTGTTAAAGAATTATATTCAAAAATATCGTCGATTAATATAATACCTGGTTCAGAATAAATAGCATATTCTTTATTAGTTAATGTATGGTCTCTAATCTTTACGACTGCATCAGTAAACAATACATTAGAGTATTTTAATTTACCGAGGCCATCTTCTGTTAACTGAACATCTTCCGTATATGTTTTATTCGTATATGTAATAGATAAATACGAAGGAACTGTTAAAGAATACTCAGACAAATTATAAGACGTACCGTCTATATCAACAGTTTCGTTTAAATTAAATTCAGAAGAGAATAATGTCGTCTCGAACTTTTTCCGTAACGATACGTTATAATTCGATTCATTATTATTCCAATAATTAGCAAATACTGTAATAACAGGTGTTACGATATTAATATTATTTCCGATTAAACAACTTTTTTCTAACGATTCATGTGTATCGTAAGTATATCGAATATATTGTGTTGTCTTATCATAATTATCAGGTAAATTAATTTCAAGATAGTATACTTGATCTTGAGATAACTTAGGAACGAAAGATTCTAAATCAATATTATAATCTTTTTGATTTTGAATAATCTTATCAGATTTATTTAGAACATGAGTCGAAGAATTCTTAGTTGCTAATGATATTTTAATAATTTTATTAACATCGGAATTTTCTTTTGTCGTAACAACATTATTATTATCATGAATAAAATTAATTAATACTGAATCAGGAATAACAGCTTTAATTAAGTTATAATTTTTAGAAAATGCAGAACGTTCTATCGTTACTTCTTTAAACGGTTCAGTTTTCCCAGAATTGTTATAAATAATTATTTTACCGTTATACGTAACGAATACATTTTCTTTTGTGTGATCGTATTCATAATTATTAATTAAAATCTGAGATAACTTTAAAGATTCGACTAGTTCTTCATACTTATTAAAATTAATATCGATATATTTAGTATCAGAATTGATATCGATATAAGAAGTGTTTCTTCCATTAATAGTACCTGTTTTAAGTTCATTATTAACAAGACTCAAATTAGAACTATTAAGAGATAGTGGTAACTTACCAATGCCTGAATACGTGTTATACGTATCGAAACTATCGTCGATTAAATTATTATTTTTATATAATAATAATTTAGTTTCTCGAGATTCTATTTTAATATCTTTAGTCGTATTAGCTGGTACAACTATCTCTTTTTCAAAGAATTTAAAATTAGAAAATTCTCCGGCAATCGAAATATATTCTAATATAGGAGAAGATATTCCGAGATAAGAATATAATGTAACAGTTAACAATTTGTTATTAATATTTTCTGGCAAAGAATAAGAATTTAATGTTTTAGAAATTCTATTGCCATTAATACTAAACATAATTCCATTAGCCGATGCTTTAATAAATTTAATCTTAAAACCAACCTGGCCAATTTTATGTATCGTAATTTTCTTTTTAGAGGATTCATCTGCAGTATAACTAAATTTCTTATTTGTTGTCGAAGTATTTAATTCTTCTTGAACTAAAACATTATTATTATCATCGGTAATTACAATTTGACAAGATCCTGTATTTTGCTCAGAATCTAATTTATCAATTTCAAATTCTAACGACGTAATAATTTGTTCGATACTAACAGAACCTCTTGCATTAGAATCAATATATAATGTATTATCATCAGAATTATATTTAAAGTTATTTAACTTAATTAAATCAAATCTGTTAATAATATTAATAGGCTTATCAATAATATTATAGTTAATAGTTTTAAATTCCATATCGGCAGTTAATGGAATTGTAAATGTGCCGATCGTAGATTTTGTAATATCGAGTGCTACGCCTTTTTTAGTATCGTATACATTTGTAGTCGATGCAAAATCTCGGATTTGTGTACCATAGAAATAATTGTCGACATAAGAAATACTATTATTTTCTTTCTTAAAATAATTATTATTATAATAATTAGTTACGATATCTTCATCGCCAATTTTAAACGAATCGATATAAATGTTGCCGCCCTCCTTATTAGGTTGTGCAACAACTTTATATGTTATATCTTCATTCGTATTATTAACTAAATGTCCTTTATTAGATACTGTTATACCTGTTAACGGAGCATTCTCATCGACAAACTTTTCGACTGGTAACGTATATAATCCATCGTATGTATTGTATGTATTAAATACAACACTTTCTGGATTAATATTAACAGCAGACGTAGCTTTCAAACTATACTGAACATCAAGTGGTTTTAAATCTAATCCATATTTCTTTAAGCCGATATCGATATTAAAAGATTTATTACTGTTAAGAAGATATTGACTAATCTTCTGTTTAGATTTTTTATAGCCAATAATATTTACATCGGTAAAATCAGAAGAGTTAATTTCATTAGATGTAATAACTTTTAAACTATCGTAATAACCAACACCTTGTTGATAATATTCGACAGGTTGATCCCAAGTATGAGAAGAATAATCCATTTTCTTAAATTGGTTTTCCCAAAATGTTAAATCCCATACTTTTTCTCGAGCAATATCTTTATTTAATTCAGAAATATAATCGTAAACTTTTTGATCATTAATGACATCTTGAATATTAATTTCATTTAATTTTTCGATATGAATATCTTTAAAAGCAATACCAGCATATGCAGATAATAAGTTTTTAATTAAATATTTGATACCAAATTCTGTCGAATTAAAACGGTGCTTATATGCGTCAAGAATACTTTTGTCATCGAATAAGATATTGTTATTCTTATTATTTTTAGTACGTAATGCATCGTACGTTCTATTAGATAAACTTAAATTAGATTCATCTGGCAAACGATCGATACCAGCAAACCATGCAAATTCATCGAATATATTCCAGACATGTTCTATTTCGATATTAGCCGTATAATGAAATTTATTAACAGAATAGCCAATCGGTTTATTTTCAATTTCGTTTATTTTAAAATATAAATAACCGTTTTCATAATATGCATATTTTTTATGCTTATAAAATTCAGCTAAGCTTTGTGTAATTGTAAATTCATTATCTAGTTTTAACTTAGGATTTAATTCACCAATCGCACATTTATATATCTTACTAATAATAGTATCTTCTCTGCCGGCATAATTCACGAGAAAGAAGTCTTTAGTATATTCGTCGACTTCTCTCCAAATGTCTGTCATTTCTTCGATAATAGACATTAACAAATAGCCAGCATTAGATTTATATGGACGACGACGAATTTGCATCCACTTAGGGAAATATTGTAAAGCTTTTATAAAATTTTTATTCGTAATAGCATCCATATATTATACCTCGATCCATTGAATCGTATCGAGTAACATCTTAGATTTAATATCTTGTAGTACTTTTAAATTAGTAACTGATACACCATCGACAAATAATCCAGATACATTAAAATAACTTACGCCAGTTTCATTAATCCCAAGTTTATTAATATATCCAATATCTAAACTTTCTTTTGGTGGAATAGCATTAATATATTCTGCTAATTTTATTTCGAGATTTCGTTTAATGTCAGCAAGATTAGAATCGCTATTAGAAATACTAATACTTAATATTACGGCTCTTAACTCTGGTGTCACGTACTCTATATATAATGAAGGACTCGTGACATTTTTTAAACGATCTTTAGCTTCTTCTAGAGCAGCTTCTATTTTTTCGACAGTATATTCTGTCGGAATTACATAACAAATAGCTGTGCCTGTTCCATATACCATAGGTACATATGTAACATTCGATGCATTTTTTAAATCTAACAAAGCAGCATCGATAGCAATCGTATTAGACTTTTCATTAATTAAAGACCAATTAATTAAACGATACAATAAATTCTGATCGCTCTCTCCTTCACGACGAGTAAAACCACAGAATTTAACCATATCGTCAAGATTTTTCCCATTTAACGAAGTATATATATGAGGTGTTTTATTAGATTCAATATATTCATATGCATCGTTCATCTCATTAGAAACTGATAGCATAAATAAATCGAGAACAGAACCTTGCTCTACGGTATTCTTAATTTTACTTTCAAAAAAAGTTTTTATTGACTGATAAATTTCATTCAAATTTTTCATATTGTAAATCCTTTTAAAACTCTATTCGTTTCTTTATGCTTAATTTCTATATGTATATTATGCCAAGACATAATTTGTTTTTCATTAACATTAGGTCTTACACTAATAGTATAATTATCGTCATTAACAATACCTTCGACTATTTCTTTAATAGCTAATAAATTGGATTTATCGAACTTATCTTTATGACGATATTCTACTAATCGTGATCCTAACAAAGGACGCTGTAATACTTCGCCTAATTCAGTTTTTAACCTAATCATAATTTGTTGAATAGTATAAGCCTCATTATCGGCACAGATAGGAGTAGCATATACATTTTGTTTAGCATAAGGATTATTCTTATTTTGAATCGTAAAATTAATTTTCAAAGGATGTGTTGTTTGTTTTGGTCGAGCAATTGTTTCGACAAAAAATTGAATCTTTAATTTTTTAGATGATTCGGCAACATTAAATTGAATTTTTAATTGCCGTGACCGATTACTTTGTTCGATCATAATATCATCTTTATCAGAATTTAATAAAAAATCAATCATTATATATCCTTTCTAAATTTTAATTTTACTGATAGCACTTTTACCTAACGAAGAAAGTTTCTTACCAACTGCGCCAAGAACTTTAGATGCTAACTTAGTTACTTGTTCAGTAGCCCATTTTTTAGCACGATCTAAATGTTTGCGAGCGAGATCAGTATATTTTTGCATATACTTATTAACACGCTCAATATTTTTACTTACAAAATCTATTTTAGATAATTGTAAATTCATATTAATAGTTTTAGCAAAACCGCCAAGCTGAATTGTATCGAGTTTACTAATTGCACCATTTAGCTTATCTTCTAATGCCTGAGCTTTATCTAAATAGTTTTTAGTGTAATTATTAGCAAAATCTATATATCCAGTTGCTCTTGTATATAAGTCATCGATACGTTTACCAGCTTGTTGTTCGGCTAACACTTGATATTTATTAGTCGCATATTTAATTTCTTCGTCGAGTTGCTTATTAACATTATCAGATAAATCTTTTAATATTTGATTTGTTAATGCTGGATTTGTATTTTTAATATGCTTATACGTTTTAATAATCGCAATTATTTTACTACGTTTATCTTGAAGTGCTGGTAGCAATTGTTCCTTACTCGTTATATGAAGAGTGTTAAATATCTTGTTCGTTATTTCTTTATTGATAAGTTTATCAAAAGCTAAGTAAGCAATATCTCGCTTGTCGACGAGCTTAAGAATATCTTGCGCATTGACATCCTTAATGATATTAGGAAGGCCGTCAAGATCTTTTACAATCTTGGCGGCCCCTTTAAAATCTTTATTTTTTATTGCTTCAGTTAATTTACTCTTAGAATCTTCAAGTTTCTTTTTAAGAGTATCATCAATTTTGATGTTTTTATTTTTTAATAATCTATCAATTAAGTTAACAGAACCAGAATAGTCTTCAGGAACAATATACTTTTTATGAATTTCATTATATTCATCAGCAACTTTTTTACGAGTCTCCTCGTTTATTTTTCCTAAGATCTGATTATAATTCATGTTTCACCATCTAAAATAAAGAAAAAATTGTTGCCGTCGAAGACGGCTACAATTATATAAGAAGCTATATGTATATTACGACTGCTTCTTACCGTTAGCGTTAGAATCCGTAGATTTTTTTGAATCAGTTGGTACTGTATTATCGCCTTTACTACTATAATATTTTATAGCAGCATTCATCAATAATTCGTAAACTTGATTAGCTTGTACAATAGAATTTTTAGCCGTTTCATTTCCTTTATCGACAGAAGCTTGGAATGCTTTGACAACCGTTTCTTTTTTATCGTCTAAAGCCTTTTGGAATTCTCCGAATGTTTTGTAATCAGATACTTTTAATTCGTAGATATTACTTTCCAGTAACTTTTGATCTTTAGGATCGATATTTTTTAGCGCTTCTTTTGCAGACTTTTCTGTGATTGGAGAATCGCCAGCAAGCATAGCTTGTGTAAACGGAGCGAAATCTGTTACGAGCTTTGTCGGGTCTTTTAATTTAAGACCTTCAGCAATTTCGACTAACGTCGTATTTTGTCCGAATAACGGCATAATTATATCACGACGAATTAATACATATCGTCCAAGATTTGGCTCCCAAGATTTAACTAGAACTGTACCTTTGACCATAAAGTCACCGACCACAGAACCAGGTTTATCTTGAAGCTCTCTAAAATCAGCTAATTCAAAAATACGATTATTTAATTTGTGACCATTAAATAATATTTCGTCAAAGTTTAAATCGATACGATTTGCCTTAATTCGATGCGTATTTGATACAGCATTAATCGTACCGTTATCAACTGATAGCTTAGAACTATTGCCAACTGCCATAGCTACCGATATATTTTCTTTCATAACGATACTAGAAGTACCACGTCTCATCGCCCAATCTTTAATTCGATCAGGATGCTTAGAAACTTCTTCGTATTCAGTAGCATTAACACGTAATCCTAAATATGATTTATCTTCATCGATAGGAGAAGCATCGTCTCCGGTCTCAGCTATTAAATCATTAACGGCATTCGTTACTTCATCAATATTTTTATTTTGAGCCGTTTCGTTAATCTTTAATTTTTTATCCGGAACTGTTTTAGGCTTTTCTTCAGTTTTTTGTTTTGCTTTATCTTTGTCTTCAGCCATTATGTAATAGAACCTCCTTGGTCTTGAGTATATTCATCTGGGAATATATCGCTTTTTAATTCGCTTTCAGCATAAATTTCAGCAGCATAACCTGCGGTCCATCTTCCTGTAACCATAGGTTTGCTATTATATGCTTCTATTATAACATATTCACCAGGTTTTGGGAACCAAGAGTCGACGCTATTTGTTTGTACATGCATAGCCGATTCTGTTTGTCTATTACCCATTTGATCGGTATAAATAACGGAACAGGTATTAGTTAAGGGATCGGAAGAAATAACCGACCCCTTTAACTTTGCAAAACCTTGATTCCGTATTTCTTGACCGACGTAATTATCTTTTATTTTATTACGGATCATAATTTCGGAATATTTACATTAACCTTATATATAATATCATCAGAACTATCGTCAGACGTATATTCAATTTCACCAGCACCTTGTAATGCCGATAAAATTTTATCTAAATTAATAGCAGATTCACCATGGCCTATTAACGTAAAGCCAAAGCCAGAACCTGGATATAATTTATCAGTACCGAATAAATAACAACTAGATAGTGTTATATAATCACTCGATACTTTATTAATATACGTATTAAAATCTGCCGTACCTTTATAAGATAATTCTTGTTCAGCAGTAAATATGATTTTTCTTAATGTATTAAGAGCATATGGATGAAGAATATTAGCATCGAGAATTTCGTTACCACTGCCATCTTTACCTTTGATGCCAACAACTTTAATAAAACGTCCACCTTGTTCAATATTAAATTCAACTGTATTAGGTCGTTCATTATTAAACAAAGCTTTTTCATGCCGCACGACAAAGAATTTGGTTTGTTTAAAAATTTCAAATTCTGGACCTGGTACAGGAACTAATGGTCTTAATAATGTCGTATCGTTAAAGATTGCCATATCGAAAGGATGCATAAACATCTTAGCATTGGCGCGTGATAATTCTTTTTCAGCTTTAATAGTCTTATCGTTTACGTTTACGATTTGAGACATCGTACGAATATCACCATATTGGAATAATGACGATACATAGTTATCAGTCATCGTATAAGTAACCTGACCGCCTTGATCATTAGCTTTCATCATATTATCAGTTTGTAAAGCATATTTTTCCATAGCTTCACCAGGGCCGCCGCCAAGTAATGCATTTAATAGCCAACTACCACTCATTTTAGCATATTCCCATGTATCGGCTGCGCCATTATTTGTTTTAGTAATACGATAATTAAATAAGTTATCCATAAGATCTAACATTGGTCCACGTTGGCCCCATGTCGGACTCATAAATATCGTACCAGAATTACCGCCCCAAGCTGGAATAAATGGCATACCACGTTTTAATAATGGTGTTACACATAAAACTTTATAGTTCTCAATAAAGTTTTTAATCATGTCGCCCCAACGTCCTAATACAAAAGAACCTAAAATAACAAGAGGATTACCTGCCATACGCAAACCTTTACTAACAAAGCCTACGATTTTCTTACCTAAGAAACTAGAAGCAAATGCTTGGACCTTAGAACCAAGACCACCAGTCTTGAGAACATTGTTAGTAATTTCTGTAATCTTATCAGGTGTAATTGTTTTAGATGTAGAAAGTACTTCTTTTATTTCGTCTAATACTTTAGCACCTTTTTCAGTATTATTAACTAAAGAAATTCGATTCGTAACTGCTTCGACTTTTTGAACAGATTTTCTTAATGCCATTTCTTTGTTGCGAAGAATTATATCGTATTCTTTATTAAATTGTTTTTCATAAAGCTTCTGTAATTCTTTACTGGCATTTTTCTTACCTTTGTTAATTTTAACAGTCTTCTTCGTAGTTTTTTGCTTGCCGTTTTCATCTAAAACAGCATTGCCATTTTCATCATATTCAGGAACATCTACTTCAATACTTGTTGCTTTTTTAGTTTTATTATCTTTAGCTTTTTTAGTTTCAGCTTTATCCCAAGCTCTAAGCATTTTATCAGAACGATCACGAACATATTTTCTCCGCTCTACATCAGTAGTTGCTTTTTCGTAATCATTCTTAGCAGTTTCTAGTTCTTTTTTCATTAGCGATGCAAATTTATTTGCTGTTTGTTTTTTAGCTAATTCAAACTCATTATTGGTTTTAATCCAATCATTAAGATGTTGTAAAATATACTCACGAGATGTTTTATGAGTATTACCTATAGCTGTTTGTATTTTACCTGCAGTAGAAATAGAAGATATCTTTTCTCGACGAGCTAATAAATTACGTAGCTGCATCGTGATTTTTTCATTTTCTGCATGAGTTAATGTGCCGGCAACTTTTTTATTTTGAAGACTTAAAATTTGATCGTCGATTTTATCGAGAGCTAATTGTTTGCGAACTTTATAAGATTCAAGTTTATAGAATGGATTTTTGTTATGCTCCATTAATCCTTGCACTTTACTAGCATAACGTTCAGCAAACCAACCTTCAGATCGAACGACTGCTCCGACAAAGTCATCGTATAAAGCCTGAACTAATAATGAACGAGATAAATTATATAAGCCCATTGCATATGTCGTATAACGAGCGGCTGTCGACATAAATGACATATTAACTTCTTTTGTTGTCATATCATTTAAAGGATCAACAATAGCATCTGGCGTAATTGTTGTTACGAAACCAGTCGTTACTGACATCATATGAACAACATCACGAACCTTAGCTTGACCTGTCATACTATTTGGTTCGTCAATGATAGCAATTCTATCATGTGGTTTAACAGATGGATCACCATATACGACTAAATTGCCAGAATAAATTTGTTCGACCGAACGCTTTAATCGGCTAATCGTCATATTACGAGCTGTTTTTTCATGATTATGTTCACTACCACCGAATTCTGGAGGGAACCAATTTGTAACGGCCCAAGATGCTAATGATTTAACACCTTTTTCAATTAATGTACCGATACCAAAACCAGCAGCGCCACCAGCAGTCATACCAAGGAAACCACCTTCAGAACCTAAAGCAGCACCTGGGATACTCATTACTAGACCTGTAGTCGTAGCATAATTGTCGAGCGAACCGATTTCACTATCAATCGTAAATGTATTATCAGAAGATGTATTAATTTGAGTACGAGCATGTAACCATGTATCGACTACGACAGAACGTTGATATTCAGGATAAATATCACGATCTAAATATACGTCAGGTGTCGATTTTTTAACGTCTTCGAAATTATATAAACCCTTAGCAACTGTTGCTACTTTATTAATATTAGTCTGAATTTGATTAGACATAATATCATGATCAGACCAATACATATGGAATTGAGAATACGGCTTACGTTTTTCTGTTATGTTATAATCTTTGCCTTGCTTAATATATTTATAAGCAAAATACCAATCTGGCTTACCTAAGAATGCTGTGCTTCTAAAACCAAAATTAGTAACGGCACCAATATACGTAGGTTCTGCACTTGCTGAAAATTGAAGAATATCCCATACTGTGCGACCTTGTGTTTTTATATCGATATATTGATGACCAGATTGTGTACCTAATCCAAACGTATTAGCTAATTGATTAATAGCCCACGTATCTTCTTGTCGTTCTTGTCCTTGTTCAGTGATAATACGATTACCATCTGATAAAGGATTCAAGCTATCTAAGATACCATTATTAATACGACTATTATAATAGTGAGCGGAACCATCATTTGTTACTTCATAAATGTTTTGTACAGGTTCACCGTTAGCAAATATATCACGATAATATGCATCGCCAAAATGATAAATGCCGAATGGATTTTTAGAGAATACTCTAGACAATACATTCCAGTTATTTTCTCTAAATACCTTACTAAATGAATTTTGATCTTGAGAAGTTAAGAATGAGCTAATTAATACACGAGGAGATACACCACCAAATGATTTACCATATGGACTATCTTGAAAATAATGTACACCTCTATTCTTAATACGATCACCATAGTTATCTTCACGAATAGGATTTGATAACTCAATACCGTCACTTTGTGCTGTTATATTAACAACATCGCCACCGATAATCTCGGTAATCATACCGTTAAACATCGGAGGTAATTTAGCCGCATCGGCTGAATAACCCATGCGAATATGAATTCTAGCACCGGCTACTAATTTAATAGATGCTCGTTCTGGAATCATATCTTGTTTTTGTTGTGCATTACGAACAAATGTTCTAGGGTTAAATATACTATCGTACCAGTTATTTAATGCTGCTAAGCCATTTTGTAATTGTTGTACGTAGTTATCGTTATCGCCATCTGAATCATACTCTGCAAGTATATTTTGGAATGCATTGTTGATCTGAATTGTGGCTGTATCAGCCGCAATATTTTTAGATTTAACAACTTGTATAGAACTAATAGCATTCGTACTATAAAAACTATCGTGCATCTTCCAGAATCCAGATGTTAATCCTTCGTCGATAAACATAACTTGGAATGTTGGGAAGCCTCTAAGCATTCTGCCTCGAACATCTGTTTGAATCATATCGAGGAATGAATCACGAACACGTCTTGGCAAGTTTGCTTTAGAATTTGCTTCAAGCTCTAATTTTTGAGAATAATCACGTTCAATTTGACTGATTGGATTATTATTACTAATATCGACACCAAGCTCTTCGACTTTTTCAATAATACCGGCAGGTACTAATGCAAATAACAAGCGACGAAGAATCATATCACTATCTTCTAATGGCGCTGTTACGCTTAATGCTGGCGTTAATACTTTATGTGTTGTAGCATTTAATGAATTATAATTACGAGTTGTAATTTTCTTGATGAAATCATTATCTTTAGCAAGAGCTGTTAAGGAATAGCATACAAATAGTTTACCATTTACAAACTTTTCTTGATTATCTTTAACAAAATTTTTCATCGTATTAACATTCTTTTCTTGAATGTCTTTAGATAAATCCATATCCTTCATATATTCATATGCAGACACTTCGCCATCGGCATTATTAAATAAAATATCTGTCATGTAGTTTGGCATAATGTTATTCTTAATTAATGTACACATCCAGAATAACATATTACGAAGGAATGCATTTTTAGCATAATAATAATCGGTCATACAACCTTTCATATATGCCATTGTTTCGCTATAATCAGAAGTTTGATAATATGGATCGATAAAGTAATAATGATCAGAATCTAAGAATGTATATTTTTTATCGGCAAATTTTTTCTTACGAGCAGCAAAATCTATATTCATTATATTCAATAATGGATTAGATTTAAATTCTTCTTCGGTAAAACATGGGATACCAAAGACGCCCATCTCAACAATAGAGCCATAACGCCAAAAATCTTTATCTTTGTCAGGGTCATAACTTAATTTAGCTTGTTCATATAAATATTTTGTCGAACGTAAATTAAATTTATTTTTAGATAAATTATCGCCATTGGATGGGCTCCCATTAGGATCTATTCCTGCTAACATCATACTATAAGCTTGTTGATTTTTAGCAGCTTGATCTAATACTGAATCGTTAGCAGATTTTTTTGTGGCTGTAAATGCTATAAACTGTTTGCCAAGTTCTTGTTGTTTTTCAGTACTTAAATCACTATCGACACCAGATAAAACTGCAGCGGCTACGAATTTATTTAATGTACTATTAATTTTATCTTGCCAATCAGAGAATGTACTTTGTTGAACTGACTTAGTTTCGACAATTAAATTGTAAAAATGCTGAAGTAATACTTTATCTTGATTTTCTTCTTCGATAGCAATCGTGCTTAAGAATTTTAAAGCATCGTCAGCAATGTTCATAAACGTATCGACAGAATCGACAAGAACAGATTTTAATGCATTTTCTGTTCCTTTATCTTTTCGATCCTGATAATCTTTCTTTTGTTTGTCGTCCATGCCAGATGTCGGAGCAAAACCACCGACAGCTTCTAAATCTTTTTCTGTCTGATCAATTCTTTTGGCATCTTTAACGGATTTTTCAGCTTCTTTTTTACCTGTGTTATTCCAATCGGCATCATCTTTTAAATGATAATACATCCAGGAATAATATGGTTCCATGAATGATACTGAAGCATTTTTACCGATTTTCCATTGACCAGTATTGACGCCATGTTTAACGAGTCTTAATCGAATATCATTTTCTTCTTTTTTAAGATCGTTAATTTTTTGAGTTGTTAAATCCCATTCTTTTTTGTCAAGCGCTAATGCTAATCCGCCATTAGATGCTATATTCATACCACCTGATCGAGAATACTCGACACCACGTCCAGTATCATCGAAAGCTGTCATTTCGACAGTCTTATCTAAAGGCTTACCGTTTTCATCAGCTTCTTTATATAACTGTAACATTTTACTATCCATAAGAACTATATCTCTTAATAGTTCAGAGAATAATGTTTCATGATAACAGAAATAAAAATCAGGATCGACAAATACTTGATTGCCTGGGTTTTTATAACGGATAAATTCAAAACCAATTTCGCCAAGTTCTTTAATTGTTGGCAATTGTAAATCTGGATATAATTCAGCTTTAGATAAATTAGCATCGATATCGAAATATCCAAGAGCGGCTTGTGCAGCTTTTTGTGCTGTTGCTAAATTAGATGCATAATTTTCAACAGAGAATTGTTTATATACAGCAAATCGATTACGTAATGTTCTATCAGTTTGACGTAACGATACTTTAATTTGGAACAATCCAGGATAATTAGGAACAGTCGAAATAGCTACTTGATCGACAATAACTTCATACACACCAATTAATTTAGTAAATTCAGATTCAATTCTGAATGGGTACGAAGGTAATGCATTTGGATATTTCTTTTTAAAATATGCAATAATCTTAGGAATCTTATCGAATGCATCGACAGTAGCTTGATCATATGTCATAACGGAGAATGTTAATGTCGCATCTTGACCGCCCATATATTGAGGAGCTTGCCCTCGATGAGTATCGACAGACATATTAGCATATGTATTAGAGAAGTTAGCTGTCAAGCCTTGTACTAATACATCTTTTAAATATAATCGATAGTCGATAGAAGTTAAGCGTTCAAATTCAGAATCTTCATATTCTTCATATTGCTGTTCATTACCAGACAATGCATTATATGTATCATCATTAGTACCGAGTCTACTAAATTGAGAAGCACAATATTCTAAGAATTTAGAATCCGTATCATATGGATAATAATCTAAAGATAATTTACCATCATTTTCTTTAACGATAAGACTTAATGAAAATTCTTCGTTTTTAAAAATACTATTATATACATCTGTATCGACAGGATGCCCACTATTTAAATTCTGAGCATTTTCTGCCATATTAGAAGAGCCAGTATTTGTTAATGTCGAAGCAAATTGTTGACGTAATAATAAAGAATCTTCTAATGAATTATATTGTGTTGTCGGTTTAATATGAATAATTAAACGAGTACTCTTAGGATTATTAAAATCGACAGTTGGTTTTGCATCGCCACCTGTTAATATAAAACTACCAGCATCTTTTAGTTTATTTATAACATCGATATTTGGTTCTACGATATCATAATACGCTTGAATATTAAATTGATTTAAATACTTAATAAGCTTATTGCCAGCGTCTGATAAGAATTCGTATTGCGAAGTTTTATTAGAAGAAAAATTCTTAATTTCGTTCGCAAAATATTTACCTTTTAATGTTGTAAATACTCGGTTAGCCTCACTAAATAGTACTTTATCAGCAGGTGATGGACGATATGCATTCGGAGTTTTTTTATTTGTCTTAGTATATGTTTGACGAATTTTTTCTAATTTAATTAGTTTAGCTTCGTCTGGTACATAAAAATCAATTCGAGGATTTAATGTATCGACAGGCATTAATGCCGATCGATTAGCGAACAATGTCCGCTTCATAAAATCCTTTGAGAATATTGGATACTGTTTATCATGCAATTCATTGCCCAATAATAATGGACGTTGATAATACCAGCGCAATAAATCATAATTAATCGTCTTAGAAAAATAATTACGATATTTTACGATTTCACCGCCCTCAATTTCTCTATGCTTAGGAACTTGAGGCATAAAAGCTTGATAATCAAATTCTCTTAATAGTAATGTTACTTTTAATAACTTAGGATAATTTGGTACTGTTGCCACCGATATAGCTTCAAAACATACAGCATCGATATCTAACGTTTCATTAATATACTTATTTTCAATAGGCATATACGGAACGAAATGAAATTCAGACAACAATGATCTAAAACCATTCATATAATATGTTATCTGTTTCTTTTTATCCGAAGAGTTTGTGTCAACCGTAACAGGTTGTCCATTAATACCCCGATCTTCATTAAAATATAATTCTAATTGAAGCAATCGATCTGGCTTAGCATTCTCTATATTAGCTGAACCTTTAGCCCGCATTAACGGAATATTCTGAGAATTGGCTTGGGTAACTGTACTAATCGAAATAGGCGGTACAAATAATGTTACATCACCTAATGTACATGTCCAATCAGCAATAGATGTTAATCCTGGTGTAATGTTTTGTGTACCGAATGCTTTATTTTGTATTTCATGACGTTTATCTAATTGATTTGTTACATTCCATACGGCATCAGCCCATACTTTTCTATCGAATTCATAAGACCATGGTTTCAAATTAGGATTTGTAAAATCAGAATATTTTAAAATTGAAACATGATGATTCTTGGAAATAATATATTTATTTAAATTAATCCAGCTTTCGCCTTGTTTAACATAAATAACAGCAAGATTACGACGATAATGTTCAAGACCGTACATATTAATACCAGTTTCTTTAAAGATTGTCGGATCTTGGAAACTTAATAATCGTTGATTAATAGTATTGACATAGTTAGCTATTAAAGAGTCTCCTGGAAAACTCATAAAGTTTTTAGGATATGACGTAGTTTGATCTTGTTTAGACGATCCATTAATATCGATAACAGCACGAACTTCTTTTGCTGTTTTAATCATATGAACAACTTCGTTAGCTGCAGCATATGCTGTTTCTAATAAAGAAAATTCTGTACCATCAGCTGATAAACCAAATACTGGAACACGTCCATTTATCTTTTTAGTATCATCGTATGGATATAATCCACCAAAACGTTTTGTCGTTAGTTTTTCATTAACCTCGATCCACTTATTATCGAACTCTGCAATTTGAGCAATTGTACATTCGTCAGAATCTAAATTACGTTCCCATTTATTACCAAACCCAACTGTGCTAACATCATGTGCTTTCGTAACAAATGCATTATATTTATTAGTAGCTTCACCATATGTAGTTTTAATAACATCGGTAGCATAAATAACAGACCAGTGATATACTTCAGGTGCATCATAAAATAAAAAACGAAAACCCATGTCATAATCAAGACTATAGTTTTCATCTTTTACATTATTAATATCGTAGACATCTTCAGAATTAGTTTTTTCTTGTGCAAGCCATGCTCGCATATTTTGTTGACCTTTAGTTAAAAAAGCTAACAACTCAGGATCTTTTACATTAGCTTTTCGTAAATCGGCATACAACGTATCGCCATCGACAAAGCCAGCATGTAAATCTTCTTCTTTGATTCGAAAAGCAGAAGGAGGAAGGCTGACCATAGCCAGCCCTCTCACTTTATCGACACCAACATGTTCTAACGGCGGATCTTCACGATAGAAAACTGCCGCATCTAAATCACTGCCCATTTTTTTAGCAAGCTCTTCATATATGCGAGTATCAATAGCACCTGCTTCAAAATCAGAAACTTCTGGAAGACTCATTTGAGTATCTTTTATGATATCATTTAATTGTTCAACTGAACCTTTTTTAGGTTCTTTAGGTTTTTTAGCATCATCCATGACTTCTTTCGTTGAAGCTGGTTTTTGTTCTTCAGTCTTTTTTTGTTCTTCCGCCATTAGATAATTCCTTTATTAATTATAATTAAAATACGCTATCAAGATAATTAGCAATATCGTTAGCATTCATATCTTCATATTGGCTCGTTACTCTTGTCGTAACGGTAGCACTGCCACCGCCAGCAAAAGCAGGAGCATTATTTAAAGCTGCGATAGCAGCTTGAGGATCTTGATTCGTCGAGGTTGCTACATTAATTATATAACCACCATTAGCTTGTCCTTGTTGTGGCATTACTAATCGTGCCGACGTATTAGCTTGTCCCATATTTTGAGATGCCGTATTGTCGACATCTGGTACTGGAGATTGTGAACCATATCCAGCAACTAATACAGAACCGGCAGCAACGGCAAGAGCACCGAGAACAGCTTTAGAACGATTTGATTTAATCTTGTCGAGTTTTTTAAACGCACTATTTCTTAACTTAGAAACACGTTCTTCTAAACCTTTATTCATAACAGCTTCGTTCGTTTGCATATCGGTAATCTTTTGTTCGACTTGATTCATCGGAGCGTTTTCAGTTGCTTCTTGTGCAGCTTGCATAGCTTTTTGTTGTTCTTGCACTTGTTTAATTTGAGCATCGGCATTATCATTTTTCAATGCTCTTGCATCGAACATTCTAAGTTCTCGAACAGCTTGTCCAGACGTCCAACCTTTTTCTTCAGCTGATTGTGCCATATTTTCCATTGTTTTTTGGAACTCAGCTTTTACGCTTTCAGAAACTTGAGCTCTAGCAATAGCTTCCTGTTCTTCTTTAGACAAATGACCATTCTGACCTAAGAATTCCTCACTTTTCATTATATCAGAAACCATGTTTCCATACAATGTCGTATTTTTTTGCATTGACTTAATTGACTCGTTCCAAATTCGTTCATTACCAGTCAATACATCAGACACACGACGAATCGCAGATCCGCCTGTGTCACCTTTTTGATATTGTAATGCATCTTGAATAGATGAAGGAAGTGATATGATTTGTGATATATAATCTTGACTAGAGTTTTTTGGAGACAAGAATGTTTCATGAATACCAGTTATAACATCGGCAACTAACTGTCTAGCATTCATTGTTTTTGAAATACCTTTGCCACCACTTAACGTAACTTCTTCGTTAACTTTTAAATCACCAACCATACGTTCTAAACCTTTAGTCGTATTATAAAGTTCACCGGCAGCTGTTGTTAATCTATTACGAACAATATTATCAGCAATCGTACCTTGTTCAAATTCAACGTCTTTAGGTGTATATGTTTTTAAACGGTCGACAGCTTCGTTAGCTATATTTTTAGGCGTAACATCTAATACGTCTCGACGATATTGCATATCGGCTGCTAACATATCGTTAGCCGTAATAGGAGTACCGTTACTCATTTTGTTTTCGAGAACTTTTGTTAAATATACTTTATCACCATCATGGTCAGCTTTTGCTAACATATTAAACGCCGTATTGGTTCGTATAGCATTATCGGCAATAGAAGGATCATAATATACTTTAGCAAACGCCATAGATTTAGCATAGTTATGCGGTTGACGGTCTAACATAACTGTAACGCCTTCTTCACGAATTTGTTTTAACCGTGTAGCTTTTTCTGCTTCAGATAACGAACTATCTAATAAGCCTAATTGTTCTAATCGTTCTTGTCCGACAATAGCAACAGCAGGTGTATAATTTTTCTTTTGTAAATCAGCTACTGTCATACCATTAATATATTTTCTTGACTGAATAAAATCAGAAGCATTATCGACACGCATTGATTCAGAACTGATACGATATCCAGTTGTTATTGCTGATACTGATTTTGTCAAATCACTATTAAGTTTTAATGCATCGACCGTTTTATCGTTAACACGTTGTTTAGCTTCTGTTAATTTATTTTGAGCTAGACGAGCTTTTTCATAATCGCCAGCATTAATATAATGAAGCATTTCTTCTACTTGATTAACATAAGATGTTTGTGCTGCATTTAATTGTTCATTACCATATGTTCTTCCTAAATGAAGATCATAATTAAAATGATATTTGCCATCATCAGAAACGATATTGCCTCTTAAATGACCGACATTAATGACATTACCTTTATCATCAAACTTAATATCGGAAATATTAAGTTTCGTATTCAATTCGCTAAGAGCAGCTTTTTGAATATTACCATCTTTAGATTTTAATTTTTGATCAAATTCATCCATGGCTGCAGCTTGACTACCAGCATTACTTGCACCATTTCGTTTAGCTATTGCTAATTGTTGTTCATAAGAAGCAACTTCTTTTATATGGTCTTCAGAAGCTATAATATTCTTACTAGCATATTCTTTATTAATAATATCTTCAAGAGATCCAGATTCAAACGAATTACTACGAGCTAACTTTTGTTCTTCTTTTCGTTTTAATCTAGAATATCTTGTATGAGAAAATGCATCAAGAATATCATCGCCAATCATAACCATGCCATCACGCTTAGAAATGTCGGCATAATATTTACTATTCTTATCGAATAATAAAGCAGCATCTTCTACGCTACCAGTATTTAACATAAGACGTTTTAAATGACCAGCACTTACAGAATCTAACGTTGCGACTTGTGCTTGATGAACATAATCTTTACTAAATTGCATATAGCTAATTTTTTCAACGTATTTATTTTTTTCGTTAAGATAATCTTTATCGATCTTCTTAATTTCGTCTTCTCTTAATGCAGACTTAATATCATTAATAACATGGTCCCAGTTTTTACTTACAACTTTACCTTCTTCGTTTGTATAAGTACCGATATCTTTTAAATAATCTGAGAATTCAATCTTACCATTTTTTAAATTATATTCAAGATTGCTATCATCGATAAACTTAAACGTGCCTTTTTCTTTTAATGTTTTGGCAACTCTCGATAATGTTTCACCACGATTAGATTCATCGAGACCTTCGATTAAATCATTTAATACACGGTTTGTCAATCGGAATACGTCTTTACGTTTAGCAGCTTCAGTCGAACCAGTAGCTGTTGTCCAATCTTCGACACCAAGATATTCACCCAATGCTTTATCCATAAGATCACGTTCTTTACGAATAGCTTTTACACCAGCTTCTAATGAGCCATAATGTCTTGATAATTCTCCACGAAGTTTTACGATGTCAGGTTTATTATCTTTTGTTTTAAATACATCAGCTAATTTATTATGCCATAAAATCATATTAGATAAAAATTCCCAGTCTAATTGTTTTTCCATAGCTTTTCCAAAACCAGCTTTCTTAAATATCGAAGCTAATTTTTTATCATACTGACCGACTCTTGTATTAAAACCAGAGGCTGTTAATTTATCACCTTCGGCGAATAATTTAGTTGTTCGACTGCCGACAGGTTTGTAATCCATCATAACAGTGACACCGTTATTTTTTAATGTTCTAATCAGCGCTTCATAATCGTCACTAGCATCGACTGTACCGATCTTGTCAAGAACTGTTTGCACTTCTTCTTTTGTTAATTCACGAGTACCGTTATCAGAATAAAAGTTTATTTTACCAAACATTTCTGTTCGAGATATCTTAGGCAAATCACCATATGCATTTGACTCAGCAAACACATTAAACTTTTTATTCTTACCGATACTTGTCATTCTCTGCGAATCTTTGAAACGCAATGTTCCGTCTACATCTCGATAGATTGGTATATTCTCTTCAATGAATTCTTTATTTAAAGAGTGTTCAGTTAGATTAAAAGACGTACCACCAGACGATGTATTACTTGTATGAAGAGCATCCATCATACCTGTTCTAATAAGAGCAGAACCTTCATTTAATGAATCGAATGTATTTAAATCAATCATCGATTTTAAATGATCGATTTCTTCTGGCGTCATTTTACGATTATATGTCTTTTCGATCTTTTGTTTCATCGTATTAAAGATCTTTTCTTTTTCGCCAGCGATAGTTTGACCTTCTTCAAGACGACCATTGATTACGACATTTGTACCATTGAATGCATATTTACCGCCAGTTTCATTATATTTATAATTCAATATATTATGATTTTCTTCATAATTATCTGGCAAATCTGCTTGTCGTAATACGTCTTTTACTTTTTCAGGGGTTAGCATCGTAGCGTTAGCCATAGATTTATTATATGAACGAGCCGTATCATTACGTGCTCTATAGTTTATATTTGGTCCCGATGAATTATCTTTAATGCCAGTTATTGGCATTGTATTATGAACGGCATTTTTTTGTGTTGCCACTTCTGGAATTAATTCAATACTTTGTGCAAATTCTGTACCGCTACGATCAATACGTCTTAATTTGTATTCGTCTTTACCGATACGTTGTAATTCATGAAATTTACCAGCACTATTAACATCTTGTAATGCATTTTCAATTGGTGTCATACCACTAGAGTCTTTAGCAAAGATTAAACTTTCTAAAGCTCTTCGTGATTCGATACCACGATATGCTTCACCTTTTTCGACATTAAATATAGAACCTTTTCCGCTATAATTTTTATAAATGTATTTTTTAATAAATTCATTTTGAAGAGATTCGTTATTTTGGAAATTAATATGATTCCAATCACTAGCAATGCCAGAAGCTTTTATATGTTCATCTGTTAAATAGCCAGATTGATATAAAAATTTAAAATCTTCTTTTATGCCAGATGTATCTAGTTGGAATGAAGAATCTAATACGCCACCATATCCTTGCAACAATGCAGGAGTTTTGCCTTCAATTGGCTCTTTAGAGTATGTAATATTTAAATCTTTTTTCAATCGACTTAATGTTTCGAACAGAGCTTCGACAGGTGACATTTGTCCAAGATTTTTATTATTTTCTAGTGTATATTTAACACTATTTTCTAAATGATCATATGTCGATAAGCCTTTGATACCAATTTGCACAAATTTTTCATTTGGTTTAGCGCCTTCAACAACATTTAATGTCGGATTAATAGCAATATTAGTATTGCCAAAGGCAAGAACTGGAACACTATCTAATCTTTTTAATAAAGGAATATTTCCTGTGATATCACGGAATGTATTCCCCTTGCCCATCATAAGTCTGCCATCTTTAATCAAGATGTCTTGTTGATTTTGATGAGCCAAGAATTCTAACTGATTAGCAAATGATTTCATATGATCAGAAACTTGATCATATAATGCACCAGCATAATTATTACGATTAGAAAAGATATCGAAATCTTTGCGAGTAATATTACCCATTAAATAGTTATATATACTATTAACAGAATCTTCTGGCGTCGAAGACAGTGCTTTTAAATTCTTTATAACGCCAGCACGTAAATGATTAACTAATTCATCATTATCTTTAAATAAAGAAATATCTTTACTTGGCGTCGAACTTGTTCTAAACATCTCATGATGTTTTTTACCGTCTCGATATGTATCGATTCGCAATTGCTGTACATTTCTAAAAATGTATTCTGCAAAATCTGTCATATCAGAACCTTGACGTTCGACTAAACTTTCGAAGCCTTGAGCTTGTCTACTCTTTGCTCCGAAAATATTTTTAACTAATACAGAATAGCCTTTAACATAATCAGAGCGAGAAACAGATTCACGACCAGGTCGTGTAAGCAGTCTTGTCATCGTATTTTTAATAGAACCGATAGACTTCTCAGCATTTTCTTGACGTACATCAAACGAGAAAGCGCCACCAGACAAATGCATATTTTTAGATATACCATCTAACATCTTATCAGATATAGATGCCCGATATCCATATTCTGGATGCAATTCATCATATACTTTATGATATTCTTTAGCTAATAAATTCATAGCTACAGTTTTGTGATAATTTTGTACACCAGGTAAAGCAGCTGCTTCTGTCTGGACTATATTAATCATAGACAATATATCTTCATTATTAATATTTTCAATAATTTTTTGAACGCCGGCAACAGAAAACATCTTACTCTTAGGATCATTAGGATCAATACCATAATGTTGTTTAGCAATACCGAACAATTGTTCGGTACGTTTCATAAAGTCGTCGGTAATAATACCGCCAGTATCTCCAGCTTTACGAGCTGAAGCTGCAGTCGCTACGTCGGTACCAAGTTCTAAAGCATCGCCTAAAATATTAAGGGCCATGCCTCGTTCATTTTCTGCAAAGTTTTTAATTAACGGGCCAGTTACATATGCTTCACGATTGAAAGCTCCAGATTCAATTTTATCCCAAGCATTAGCAGACGATTGACGCTTAGTTGACGCGGCTATAACTTTATCCATCGTATCGTCAGGTCTTCCCATTGGAATACCTAAAGAATTAGCTGCCGATACAATTTGTTCAAAATTATATGTCGTTTCACCATTTACTGAAGTGTTGCTTAATACTCTAAAACTATCAGTAAGAGTATCTTCCAATACTTTTTTAGATCCCATAATATATCGAACAGGACCACGTCCGCTTGCTTCTTCTAACGCAATATAATGAATATCATCATTACCTTTTAAACCGAGTTCATTAGCATGTTCATAAGCAAAAGCACCGAGCGATGAATCGTTGCGATCAAGTTGACCAACAAATTTTACATTATATGCAGAATTAGTTACAATCGGAGCATTATTATAAGCAGTAAAAACGCCGTTCTCATTAGCACGAGCAGAAAATTGTGGAAACTCATAACCGCCATCTTCGGCTTGTTGGAACATCAAGATGCCACGATCACGATTCCATAATGAAGATGTGTTAAATATCGTAGCACCAGCACTTACTTTATACTGAACTTTATTTTTCGGAGAATTATTTATTTCAATAGCTTTAGCCATAAATGCTCGGAAGCCAGCATTTTTCATTAAATTTTCGAATACGCCAGTATCTTCGATAGCACTATGCGCAGCATTAACATCGAGACCAACTGCCAAACCAAAGCTTGTTTGTTTATTAGACCAACCAGTGAATTCGCCGATTAATCGTTCTTTAGCAATATCGCTACCAAGAATATGTTCTCGATATGCTTCTTTCATTGCTTGTGGATTTAATTGATATGCCGTACGAATTTCTCGATACGGATCATAATGATTAGCCTTATTTAATTTATTAACAGCAAGGCCACGAACTTTTTTATCGATACCAGTATCACGAGCTATTTGTTGCGATGTCATATTAACGTCGAATGCCTTACCGTTATAAGTAACGAGAGTCGTATCTTTATGAATATGATCGACAATCTCTTTAGCTATTAAATGAGTGGCGTCGCCTTCTTTAGCTAAAGCATTAATACCATTTTCGATAAGCTCCTGATATTTCTTCATATCAGCATAATCTTTATATCCTAATGGAGATAATGCTTCAGGAATACCACCGGAACCTTCACGGTAGTTTTTACCGATACGAGCTAACGTATCGGCAACTACCTTTTCACTTCGGCTTAATTCTTCATATTTAAAATCTGGTTTTAAGAATAAATTGCGATAAGCAGTTTCTGCTTTTTCATCGATACCAGAGAACATATTATATGTTTCGCCTTCACGACGAGCAGTATACTGCCACATAATATCTGGTATTTGTTCATTGCCTACTTTAATAGATGGCAATGTTTCGATATCAAAAATATATGCTTTATCGTCTAATACATATTCTTTATTAGCCATACCGTTAAGGGCAACTGGCATAGTTGTCGTAGTATTTAAAAGTAATTCGGTATGCTTTCGTCTTTCGAGACGAACATTGCTTAACATCGTATTTAACGAAGAAAGCGTATCAAATCCAGCCATCGTAAACGATCTTTGTTTATATGCCGAATTTATAATAAAACTATCGTAAGCCATTGTTACCTCTTAACTTATTAACTAAAAATTGAAAGTGCTTTTTCTATTTTATATCCCAATACTGCAGTGACATTAGATACAACATCGATGACACCTTCATCTTGTGTTGGATTAACTTGAATACGTTTATCTGTTAAACCAATACCACTTAATACAGTATTTAAATTTACACGAACTGATAACGGATTACTACCGTCGTGAATATTATCTATATTTGGAGCATTTATAACTTCAGAATCTTCGTATGAAGAAGAATAAATACCGTAGTCGGCATATTGCATACCTTCGTTATAAATAACTTTTGCTTTAATATTATCTAAATTAGTAGACGCATCCCAACCAGCCCACAATGGATCTGGTAAATTATGACGTTCAAAGAACGATTCGTTTGATTCAGTTTCTGTATCTTCTTGATACCAAACAAGCTTTAATGCTTTTGCTAACGATGGCGATACATTCTTAAGAATTTCTCTACGACGACGTTCGTCTGCAACTTTAGCAAATTCTACGAAATATTCTTTTTCCGTATTCGGTAAAGCACGAATAATATCAGAATATTCGCTATCTTTATTTAAAGCGTATACAGTCGACTCTGCAACTTGATGGAACATAATAGCCTGTTCAGTATATTTACCGGCTACTAATGTCGTCATATCGTCACTTAAACGACCAAATGTTTTTTGAACCCATTGAGCTATTGGATCGTCGGCAGGTTTGCCAGACGTAAGAATTGCCGACATCATATCGGTTATGCTTACGTCACCATTCATCTCGGCACGAAGAGCTTCTTGATGTTTATATAATTTATCGACATCGACGCCTTCTTCCGATTTAGCTTTTTCTTTAGCTGCTTCGTATAGCGCCATATATTTAATATAACGTAATCTATCGAAATAGTCTTCAGTATCCCAACGTTCTTTTACTACATCAGGAATATATACATGAGATTCTTTGCCGAATAATCTTGTAAGTGGATTATCCTCACCGACAGCTAATGCCGTACCGGCAGCAGCAAATGCTATTGCCTGAGAAATACGTCCTAGTTTAAATTTACGAGCAGCTTGAATTACATCGACTGCTACACCTGATTCTTCACTTAATAGTTTTGCTGGTTTAAGTATATTCATATGTTCAGCATAATCGAGAACAGAATCGAAATTTACATTTCCGACATCTTTCCACAAATCATATACTTTAGAAGAATCCCAGCCCATTCGTCCCCATGCATAAGCAGCATACATAGGATCTTGAAGTGAAGTTACCATCGAATAGATATTACCGATATGTCGACCTGCATTAGCAAGTTGATCACGACGAGTCGATGAATTAGCGCCAGTAAATGTAAAACGTCCAGCAATTTCCCCCGCTAAGGCGGTGCCATTACTATATGTTGCAATTGTTTTTAATATTGTTGTCGAACGCTTACTAATATTTTTTGTTAAAGCACCAGATTCATATCCTTTATAAAAACGCCATAAAGAATCAGATATTACATCTCGCATAAAATCTGTTTTAGCTTGTTCGAATGTCGGATATACAAATGAAGCTAACATGCTATCCCAAGATTGGAATCCTGTTCCATATAATTGATCGGAACGATACTCTTCGAGCGGGCTATTAACACGCATTAATTGTGAGTGAATAATCGGAATTGGAGCGTGTGCTACTATTTCGGCAGCTGTACCAAATAATCTTCCGACTAATCCATAATTTGCATAAGCACCAGCTGCTGATGTATCTTCCATATCATAATCGGCTAAGCCGACTTGTCGTAATGTATCGGAGATATTTTCACCATCTAAAAATACGGCAGCTTTTCTAGGGGCTTGTGGTGCATTAATATCTGGATTACGTTCTTCGTCATCGATACGTAACGTTACGTGAGAACCTTCAGTTAACACTTGCTTTAATTGGTTCTTCGACATATAACCATTATCTTTAAATTTAACACCGGCAATCTGATATAAATTATCGTCGCCAGCTAATTTAAATTTACCATTTGATAATATCTGTTCGATATGTCCGTCAAGAGCTGTCGTAGTTTTACCTAAGAATTTATAATCAAAGAAATCATGTTTCTTTCCTTGATGTTTAACCATTTCTTCAGTATCTTTTAATACTTTCTTCGCTTCGTCATTATTCATCATTTTGACGATTTGTTTCCAATATTTATACTCAGCACTATTAGGAGCAATATCGGCTAATATTTTATATCGATCGATAGCACCATATCCATCGGAAGCAAACTGATCTGGATGTAATTGATTAATAGCTTCATAACCTTCACCAGGTAATCGAGCCTCTCCGTTTGGAAGACTCGTATTATGCGTAGCAAAACCAACGACACAGAAAGAATTATTTTGGTTTACTTGATAACCATATACTTCTTTAACAGTATTTATTTCTTCAATATTTTCAACTCTTAAATATAAATATCCATTATTTATATAGTGATGTGAAGATTCTTTTGCTTTGTTATTTATTGGTAATAATGATTTACCAAATAATAATTCTGATAATATAGATGCTTTTTTGCCTCGAACACTTAAAGAATAAGATACTCCTGACGTTACAAGATATTTATTAATTTTAATTTTTTTAGGACTTTTATTATGAAGATTTATTGATCCGACAATATTAAATCTTAACAATAATTTTCTTACTTGATATAATAATTTTTTATTGCAAGATGTAATACTAATTTTTTCTGTTTCCTTACCATATCCAGATTTCATTATAAAGTTAGATCCATCACCACATATATAACCTTCTAATAATCCTAATACACATTCTTCTTTTATGTGCCAAAAGAATTCAGGAATTTTTTTATTATGAGCACCTTTATTAAATAATATATTTAATAATGATGCAATTATAGATGACCCAAAACTAGAATGTGCTCCATTTGTGTTACCAACTCTTCTAAAAGAAAATTTTATATATGGATCTATTTGTTTAAATCCTAAGAATGCATTATATGCATAATCTCTTTCATTAATATTGTGAGCCATTCCAACATGACATCCATTACTCCAACCTTCTGCAAGATACAAACCAAATGCATAACATATTTGTTTTGTTAACACAAGCTTTCTAGGTATTCTTCTTATTCCTCTTCCATGTTTAAAAGAGGCTTGAACACTTTCATAAACTTTATCATTCCAATTCATTTTTTCTAAGAGTTTTTTTCTTTCTCCTCTGTTGGACTTTGGAATGCCATGTTTTTCAAAGTATTCATATATTTCAATAAACTCTTTATTTTTTATTCTAGGCTTATATAAATATTTTTCTGTTGAAATATATTCTGGTAATAATAATCCTAGATCTAATATTATCTCTTGATTTTTAGACTCTGGAATAGGATAAGCAACATAATTGCCAACTTTTACATCTTTTGTTTTTTTCCAAGATAATCTATTTTTTAATAAATTAATATCATATAACTCGTATTTTTTTAAATAAATATTATGCTTATCTAATTTATAATCATAAATTAAATCATCCTGAAGCATTCTCCTCCACAATTGGCAAACATCATTTATAGAAATATTGACAAGATCAGCTAAATCTTTTTTAGAATTTATTCCATTTTTCAATGCATTTAATATAACATTTGCTTTTTTGTAGTATGATAAAGAATATTCAGACAATTCTTTTGTCATACTGTTAGCAGATTCAGTAACTAATAGTGGATGATTTTCAGAAAATTCATAATCAAATGCAAATAAACTATTAACCTTTATTGAATAAACTTTTTCTTTTAATTCTATTTTTCGACAAACAATTTTATTTACGACTGTGTTTTGACCAGTATGGTCAATAATTATTGATTGATTTTCTATTATTTCATCAGCAGCTAAATAATCAAGATTTCCTATTTCTACCATTGTATTTTTTGAAATACAATATGCATCTCCAGTATAGAATTTTTCTGGAAGCCATGGATGGTCTTCAGCCATTTTATTCATTAATGGATTAATACGACGTCGTCTTGAATATTCCGGCAAGAAACGACGAATAATTTCCATTTGTTCACCGCCGACACCGCCGATACCAGAATCCCAGAATCTACGAGTGAATGAATTAATATCACCAGCATCGGCAATAAACTTAGATTCATCTCGACCAAATACACTAGATGCAGCATAACCATATATACCAGTTAACAGTCTAGACGTAGTCATTAATTCATCGAGATAACTACGACCACCACTCGAATTCATCAAGTTATTATACATGTCGGCATTATCAAGCATCTCTTGAACAGTGCCTTTATTGCTTCGTGTACGACGTATACGTTGTTGAATATACATACCTGAAGCATTAGTATAAGGAGAACTACCTGATTGGATAGCACTATTCATCGCTGATACGGCAGCACCTACACCAGGAGAAATTGGTTGTAAACTAGCATATGCCGATGCGTCTATCGTACCATCACTATTAATATAATTAGAATAATCTCTAGCCGATGCAAATGCTGGAGCTTGTCCAGTATATTCTTGTCCTTGACCTTGTACATATTCTGTATCAGTCGGATGACTAAACGCTCTAAAATCATATACACCCAAACGACCATTTTGGAAGATAATATAACGACTATCTTCATCGGCAGTTTGTTGAATCTTCTGATTCATTTGGTACATAATAGCTTTAACGTCTTTACCAAACCACATACGATCTTCATGATAACGACGTTGTGGTTTAATGATTTCGCCAAGCGTTGGATTTAATACTAAACTTTGTAATGTACCTTGTTCAAATAAAGGAGCTGATAATAAATAAGGACGGTCTTCCATATGTTTTTCTTCTAACCAATAAGGATTAAAAGCATATACTAATGGAGAGAGAGGATTTGTTAATGTCGGAATAGGACTATGTGCCCATTTAGACCAATAGCCACCATATACTGATTTATTATAATAATCAGATTGTGCTAATTTTAAACTATTATCTTCCCAGTATGAAATACTAGAACCACGAAATTCATTTGAAGAACCCCATACCCAATAACGTCCAGATCTAATAGGATCCTTACCGTTTTGATAATAGTCTAAACGTTCTTCATAAGACTGATAAGGACGATAATCACCACTAATATATTGAGCGGCAGGGTTAGCCATTTTAGCTAACTTAAATACATCGGTTAAGCCGGTAGCATCCGTAAATTTTCTAAAACCTAAATCCATATTAGCTAAGCCAATTTGGAAGTTTTTATTAATACCGAATGTATCGTTGGCCCAATCTAATTGAGTTAACGCAATCGATGCTGGTAATACACGTTTAAATAATAAGTTATAACTTAATTGCGCAAAACTTCTCGTATCGCCTTCATGAAAACCAAGACTTAATCCAGTCTTAAAATAAGCCGATAAACGTTCACCAAATATTGGATGAACGAAACCAAGAGCTTGGTCTATGAAGCCATTATTTAAGCCTTCATTAAGACGTTCTGGCATCTTATATAATAAGCTGCCACCAATTGATAAATCACGTCCATGATGTTTTGCTGTCGGCAAGTTTACATTATTATCAAAGATAGAACTAAACGCAAAATGATCGAGGTTTGTATTAGAAAACATACCTCGAAGACCTTGGCCTATACGATTGCCAATGCCATTATAGTTCATCTTATTTAGATCTGATATAATACCTTTTAAGTCAAATCCTTTATTAATTGCTATTAAGCGAGATGAACTTTTTTTAGATTCATAACGAGCTTTATAATCTTTACCTGATCCTAAATAACGATTTAATGTTCTTTGTAATTCAGGATTGCTTACGATTTCATTCTGAATCCTCTTAGCATCTTCGATACTTAAATCTTTACCAGTTGCATCGACATGATTTTCGCCAGTAATCTCATTTAAGTTAGTTCTAATTTTTAACTGTTCGACATTATATCGATCTCTTAAATTTAACTTAACAGTTTCTGGTACATTTAATTTATTAATAAACGCTAATGCTTTATCTCTATCAGCAGGAAGTGATGCCATTATTTCATTAATAGCTGCTTCATCGATAGACTGTGATTTATTTAATTTAGCATATAATGTTTTTTGTGTAATAGATGTAGAATCATCGATTAGCTTAGGTTTAATAGAACGGCCACGAATAGCTGCTGACTGTAACCGTTGAAATTCAGATGATTTAGTACCTTCTGTCGAGATGTCTCTTAATACTCTACGTTTTTCTGACTCTGTTTTAGCGTCGATAACATCGAGCATACTTTCTATTTTATATCTTAATCCAGGATTATCTTCAGCTGCCTTTAGTAATTCAGATCGAAGTTTATCGTCTAGCTTTACTTTAATATCTAATGAATCGATACTGCGTTTAAAGCTATGGTTGCGAATACCCATCATCGCTTTTTCTTCAGGATGATTTACAATTTCGTTTATGTCTTTATTTAGATATGTATGATAGTTATTACCCCAAACATCAGACGTACGTTTACGACTTGTCTCTCCAAAGATTCTTTGCTTGCCATTATCAAAATTAACTTTTCCATAATTAGAAAAGTCTTTAGATGTTTTAATGACATACGAATCTTCACGAACAAAACGCATACCACTCGTATCTAATTCATTACGAGTACCGTCAGATTTTAATTCAAACAATCGATTGCCAATTCTTTGAACGATACTATCTTTGCCGACGATGTCGCCCAATACACCTTTAAAGTCATATTTATTTAAGTATTCGACTTTTAAGTTGTCGACATTTTTAAAATCGGCAGCATGTGATAATGCATACGGTAATGTTTCATGCCATAAATCTTTAGCGCTACCTATTATTTTATTAATATTAGGCGTATTTAATTTTTGACCTTCGACATAATAGCCATCTTTCGTAGCACTTAATTGTCTAATCGTATCGAAAGTTTGCGTAACGATATCATCATTTTGTGCATATAAACGATCGGATACAGTCCTCCCGTCAAGAGGAGCCATCTGACCTTTTTCATGAACAATAAAATCGAATTCTGGATTTCTTGCATCTTGATCCAAGATATCGCCAATCGTATGATATGTAATATCATTCTTTTGTTTTTTTAAAGCTTCTTGTGCACTTCTATTAATTTCTTGAATAAAATCTTGACGTGCTTCACGAGCTCTTATAATATTTTCATCTAATGATTTAAAATCACTAAACGTGTCGAATGTCTGATTAGAAATATTTTGTAAGGCTTGAATAGACTGATCGACTGTCTCATTAAATTTAGCATCTTTTTCTTCTAAGAAATCATGCCAATGATTTTCAACGTCGGCAATAAAACTTTCTTGTAATTTACCAGAATTTTTATCGATGACTGTCGATGTAGAACGACTACTAACAAACTCCATAAGAGATTGCACTTGTCCGTCTTGAATACCTTGTGCTTTTAATGCGTCGCCAATATCTCCAAATATTTTAGCTTGATATTGTCGACCTAGTTCACGCTCTTCCCAATCGGCAGCATCATATGCTGCATCGGCAAGATTACGAAACAAACCTACGTTGCTTACATTATTAATAGCAAAATCTTGATCGATTTTTCTAAACTGATCGATATGAGATATACCCCGTATCGTTTCACTTATCGATAAACGATTACTACCGTCAGCACCAATACTAACAACTCGATCAGACATCTTGCCGATAATCGGATCGACTTCCGATAAAAATTTAGCACCTTGTTTTGTTCTAGATAGCAAAAAAGCGGTGCCGACAATAGTGCCGGCGACCGCTGCTGCATCAACTAGATTAGATATACCTTCGACGACAGAATCATTGTCACTGCCATTTTTTAAGTAATCTACCATATGTTATCCTTTTAATTATTATTTCTTAATTCTGCAAGTTCTGCTAACGTCATATCGTTAGGATTTTTAGAACCCATAGCCATATCTTTAAAAGATTTTTCATCGCCAGCATTTTCAAATGCTTCTGGGAACATACTTGCAAGTTGTTCTTCAGATACTTGATTGCGTCGACGTTGAGGACGTTTTAATGTCGTTTTCTTTTTAGAAACAGGTTTATTATTTTCAGCCGGAGTATTGATTTCTCGTAAACGATCAAACTCTGCTTTTTCTTCGTTATAGAATCGAGGATCTTCTGGTTTTAAAGTAATATCACTGCCTTGTGTTAATATCTTTTCGATATCAAGAGGTGGCTTACCTTGAATCGTACGAAGAATCCATTCACTTCTAATAAGGAAGTCTGTTGTGCGTAACATATTCCAATTATCGATATCTTCGATATCATATTCTGGAAATGCTTCATGAATAATACAAGAAATTTGACGATCGACGTTTTGCATTTTTTTAGCAGCTGCTGCAAATAACATCTTGCGTCCTTTTTCGCTCATAAAAGAAGCTTCCAAAATCTTATCAGCAATATCAGAAACAACACCTGCTGGCATTTTTTCTATATTAATATTTTCAGGATATACGATACAAGTTTTACATATAATATCTTCACGTTCCATATCCATCATATTAGGATCTTCAAACAAATCATAATATTGAGCCCTAGTTAACGGAATATAAATAATAGGGAACTCATAAGAAGAATAAGTAAAGATATGTTTATAGTAATTTTTTAACTGATCGTATATAACATCGAAACGTTCTTCCATTATAATTCCACCATCGGAGATGCAGTAAAACCAGAAATTTGTAAAATTCTATCAGATACTAATGGTACAAAACCTACATAATTATCGATTAAATAATTAATACGATCAGCAGATGGGAACGGAATGAAATATTTAACTAAATTATAATTACGAGCATCTTCGATAGCACGTCGTTGTTCATATTCATCTTCGAGAGAATTAATGTATGCTTGTTGATCAGGAGTTAAATTCATCATTAACGGAACTTCTTCACGTTGTACTTTACGGATGATAATCATCTGTTCACCATCAAAAGCAAATCGACGACATTGCCCAGGATATGCTTCACGAATTTCGTTAGCTTTATCGATTGTTAAATATTCAACATCGGCTGGATCGTATTCATATTCAAGATTAGAATCTTGACTCACAGAATTTGTAGATTCTTCCGGAATTTCGTTTTTTTTTACCGTTTCTTTTATATCGGCTTCAGTCGTTTCTTTAATAGTTACTTCTGGAGCATCTTGTGTCGTGATTGTTTCATGCATTTGAATTTTTTCACGTTGTTGTTGGAATTTATGTTTCTTTTTATTTTGCATATTAACCGCCTATTTATTAATTACTTTTCGGTCTCTCGATATAAATGTATATTGTTCTAGTATAGGATGACCAGATGAATCGTGTATTGTTTGTACCGACATAATATGACAATCTAATAATATAACATGAAGAGGTTGACCAATGGTATCATCGTCTTGTCCATATAGAATATCGATTTCAAATCCTTTACGCCAAATAGCATTATGCTCTGGATTCGTCGTAACGACATTTCCTGCATAATGCGGAGCTATGACTTTATCATAATCGTCTTCAGTTGTCTTATCAGTAACATTAGTTGTCATATTCTGATAGCTATCTATAATAGTTTCAATATATAACGGAGCCGTAAAATTAATAGTAAACGTTCCTTGTACTAGTCGATTACCTATTGCTAATTCATCGTAAATATAAGAATTATATCCAAATAAAGGCATATCGTGTTGTTGTAATCCATACGATATATTTTGTATATCGGTTACAAGTTTATCACCGAACCAAACATTTGCATCGATCTGAGAGAAATAACGTTTATATATTGGATTCTTTTTAATATATCCAGACGACGTTCTTGTTATGTCTTGTTCGACAACTTTATTCGTATAAGATAATTGACTAGAAAGGTGATTATCATATCGTTTACGTCTCATATTATTATAACAAACCTTTCATTAAATGTCTAATTTATTAGATACAGATATATTCCATGTATTAATACGGTAATCAAAACCAACTCTATTTACTGTAATTAATCCACAATGCATTGCCGTATCTTTTTCGAATATAGAAATTACTGTATAATCTGCATCGTCATATGTTATATAATCAGCATTATCATTAACTAATTTATAATCATACTTATAATTTTCGCCACGTTTAAACTTAACGGCTTGCATAATATATTCTTTGTTAGCATCGTTAGGCATTATAATTCTATGAGCAAGTTCATCATTATAAGCTAATAAATTTTGATTAGAATATGTTTGATTACTAAATCTATATACATTAATATAATGAATTAAATCGAAGAAGTCTTCGTTAAAGTTAGATTGTACGAATCGATCGATAACTCTATCAAGATAATTAGACAATGTTACTTCATTATTGCCAATACAATCAGTAAATAAATAATAATACTTATTAACGTCTTCTTCTTCAAATTCTTCGTATAAGAAATTTAATAATTGTTTTTGAGATATCTTTAACGTTGCCTCTATATAATCATGTTCAATATCTTCATTAATATTAAACAATGTTACTGGAGAAATGATTCTTTTATTAGAGTCTATTAAAAAAGAATAATAACAGCCGTCATAAATAGAATTACCTTGTATAGGTAAATCAACAATTAAATTATCGACTTTCTTCTTAAATAAAATTTGATCAGATGCCAAGCCTTCGACATCAGTGATACAGAAGTATACACCATCTAAATCAGAATATTTATTGGCACCTTCGATATGTGCCGTGATATATTCTTCGTCGACACCAATTCTTGGTTGTTGTAAATAATGAGCATCGACATTTTTATCCATTAGTAAACTAATAGCAAGTTGTGTTTCTTCATCGAATTTATGATAAGCTAATGGTAAATATCTAAGTCCATTTAATCGATTATTAATAGATTCAACTATTTTATATAATCTATCCCATACTTGTTTAGCCGTATCGATTGTAGGATTTAACGTATAATAACTATTAATTAATTGATTGTCGACAATGATATCTAATCGATATAAATAATCTCGATCTAAGAAAGATAAATCAACATCTTCTTTGTTAAAGAATACAGTATCTTGATATTCATAAAACTTGCCTGTAAATTTATATAACTTAATAGATCCAGATAAGAATGCATTAGCCAATTCAGGATTCATCAATGCTCGTTGTGAATCATAAATATATAAGCTACTATTGTTATCGATATTGTTATTAAAATTATTATTATTATTTAATTTAATAGCGCCCATTAACAAATAAAAGAAATTTAATTTTTGTTTTTTATCATTTGTAGCTAAATAGGCATAGTACAAAGATTCGACTAAATTTAAACCTCTTTCATTCGAAATGTTTTCGGCATAATCAACAATTGTTTGAATGTCTTTAACTTGAATAGATATATCGTTAAGATATTTAATTTGGTCGGTCATCGTTTCTGAAAAAATCTCGATGTATTTTTCTTCGGACTTTCCGTCAGGACCAGATGTCCATAGTCGATACATATTATTTTCTAAGTTATCAATAATAATATTAGCATCGTCTAATGTAAAATCTCTTACTTTAGATCCGTCATCAACATGTAACGTAGTATGGCCATTAAAATAATCGTTACAATACAAAGAGACGAAATCTTCAAATTGCCACAAGAATGTAATACTAGATGTGTTCAATTGGTTCGTCGCCTCCTTTATTGTCTACATGTGTATCTATAATAACCACGTTACCATTTTCATTTAATTTATAATGAGTTGCTTCTTCTTCCTTAACAGTTTTATTACGATTTTTTCTAAAGTTAGAGTAATCAGGAATATCATCTTTTTTCTCATGACGATCATTTTCTTTCTTTCTAAAGTCATCATATGAAGGAAGATTAGAATTATCTTTCTTAGGATCTAATCTATATTTAGAATAGTCCGGAATTTCAGATTCGTTTTTAGCTTTACCATTAACTCTAAACTTAGAATAATCAGGAACGTCACGTCTTGATGTATATAATGATGTTCTAAAATTATCGTATTCTTTATTAACTTTTAAACGTTTACGTTCTAAGAAACGAACTTTCTTTTGTGTCTTAGATAATAATGCTTGAGACGGATAATATTGTTCGGCTTCAGTTCTAAGATTATAATAATCTTTTTTAAGCTGGGCCATCTTTTCAGATTCTTTTTCGCCCATAAACTGATCGGCTAACTTTTTATATTTTCTATTAAGAGCATCCATATATGTCTTAAAAGAATAATATCCTTCTTTAGACAATGTTAATACAGGAATACCATATTGTACTTTAATATTTTGCGTTTTAATCTTAGCATTATTAGTTGTTAACCATGGATTAGAATCAATTATACTTTTTTCATTAAGAGTATAATAGTTCTGAGACTCTGTCATATAATCGATATCGGTCGCATAATAATGATATGTATTTTCTGTTAAGATATCGTTAATCGACATAATCTGACCTTCATCGATTATCGTACAATTATACACACTAATGGTAGACTGACGTCCATATTCATTAGCGAACGATAATGTAACGTCAAAATTAGGTAATTCATCCATTAAAAAATGTTTATTTTGATAATTACCTTTTTTATATACATCGTCCATAATCTCATAGATAACATGTTTATCTAATACGGCAAATACCATAGAGCCGGCAATTGTTCTTGGGCCATCGACATACGTGATAGCATTAACATCGCCCAATGTTCTTACCGGAGCTTTTTCTTGATGTATACTATAGGAGAATGTTTGTAGGCTCCCAAATACTTTCGAAATCGTTTCTTGACCTGGAATCGTAATATTAATAGAAGCTACAATATCACACCCGCTATAAGAAGTATACGTTCTCGTATACTTTGAGGTTTGAACCACGTCTTTATTACCTAAAGACAAATCATTTGGCATATTTCACCTTTAAATTATATAATTTCATATATTGTTGAACTCTATTATTGATCAACGTAATAATGTTCGTTTTAAGCTCAATATTACGCTCACTAATAATATTATAGCATATTTCTTCCATATCTTTCTTAACATTACTAGAATGTTCACCAGATAATAAAGAACTATTAATGTAATCTTGTAAACCACGATTTAGATACAGAAATATTTGATTAGTATTTTCTTGAGATTTTTTCACGCCTATTGTCTCCTAAGAAAAAAATAAAAGGCGAGGAAAAAATTTCCTCGCCGAATTTATTAGTACTTGTTATCAAGCAAGTATTTGTTTTCTACTGGTTGCAAGTAATCGACAGAGCGAGCAATGTAAGTACAAGCTTTATCAGTAGTAGTAGAATCTACAGAGAAGCTAGATGCTTCGTTCAAAATTTCGCAGCCATAGATAACCATTACTGCAGATTGACCATATTCATTCGCAAAGGACAATGTAATGTCGAATGGAGGAATTTCGTCAGAATATTTTGGAGTAGATTGAATAGCTACGTTTTGCGTAACTTTGAATGGGTTAGTAGAAGCTACTTGACTATTGCTGTTGTTAGCGCCCAAGGAATTAACTACCATGTTAGTTAATTTTGTATCCCACTCAGTAATTGTGTACGGTTGATAATTAATATCACCACCGATACGTTGGAAGTATGCTGCTTTAGCAGCACGGACAGCAAGTGCATCGACTAAGGCATCGCGATCAAATAGCGTAAATACTATAGTTCCTGCGATCCCGCGTTTTCCGCGCGAGATAGAACGAGGCTCTGCTGAACCGAATGTGTAGTGTATGTTCATACGGACTATGCCTTTACGAAACAATATGTTTCGATGTCTTGCGTATTAATAATTAGCAATCTGGTATATACAATTTATAATATTTTCTTTTACCTGGATTATGATATATAGGTTGTGTTTTATAAGATAATAAATTTTGTAATCGTTTAGCCCAATCTAATGAATTAAGATTAGGAACATTAAAACCTATTTCATTTTTTTCAACTTTAGCATTAACAGCAAACAATAATTCGTCGTCATAATTATCAAATATATTATTGTTTAGAATATATTCTTTATAACAATTATATTTTCTTAACAAACAACAATCGTCAATATTGCCATGATAAAGCCACCAGACTATTAATTTTGCAATATTTCCTTCCCATTTTACAACCCACAAATCATCATTTTTTATATATTTAACTTCTTTTTGTGGCAGCAATAAATGTTCAGTTATAATATTAGTAATTAATTGTAAAGATTCTTTATGCTGATTTACTATATTTAAAATTATAGAATTTCTACTTTTTCTATAATGAATACATCCGTCACCATCAACAATTCCACGAATAAAATGTCTTTCAAAACCTTTTATATCTTCAACTGGAATATTAGTTTTTATGTTTTCATATTTAAATGAAACATCTTTACAATCATAAATATTTAATTTAGCTTGTGGTGATTTATAATCTGGATATTCTAAAACTTTAGATTTTGTACCTATGGCACTTTTTATTTTATCTAAAACTTCTTTATCAGAATGTTTACATATAAAATAGACAATTCCTTTATGGTATTCTTTAGATCCTTTTTTAGGAATATATCCATCAGTAAATAACCAACCAAGCATCCATGCAAAATCTTTAGTCATAAGATTGCCTCCTTTATGTCCTTATAAGGACTGGAAAAATTATTAAGAGATAAAATATCTCAAGTCTCTACGGGCATTGAGTATAATTATATTATATTCTTACCCTCGGCGTTAGTAAACATCCTTCACCGATTTGAGCAAGATTTTACTCCGGCCTACATACAAATTAAATTATCTAATAACTAAATTTGACCGGAGCTTTTTCACGGTTAATAGAAACTGTAATACCTTGAATTTCAGCAACTACTTCGGAACCGAATGTAGCTACGATATCACAGCCGGAAAAAGTAGTATAACTACGAGTGTATTCAGACGCTGTAGTTACACCAGAGTTATTAGAGTAAGCCATGTGTTAAATAATGGGGCGGAGGTTATCCGCCCCCTCCTTCTTTAATTAAAAACTACTAGGTACCAGGTTGACGAATTTGAATGTAGTTATTGATTTGACGAATTTCGTTAAATGGCATAATAGTATAATTGATATCAATATAAGTATATTGAAGAGCAGTTACGTCATTAGCAATTTCGAATAAATAGTCATATAATAATACACCTTTAAGTTTATTCAACTCAGATGTCAAACCTGTTTGGATAGAGTTACGAACGGAGATTGTATTTTGTTTACCAATGAATGGTTCACAAACACGGCGAATAGCACGTTCAACAGCGTCGATGATACGAACACTATTAAGACGAGACAATGCATCAGTTGGATCTGCCATTGTACAGCCGTCAGTAATTACATAACCACGAGTAAATGTATTCTTAACTGTAACAATACCTTTAGAAGTTAAGTTAGATAATTGAGAAGCTGTTAATTCAAACAATGGAGAAATGCCGATTTTTTGGTTCGTAGGAGATTGTTCTACAGGCAATGCGGAAACCATACCAGCATAAGCTGCAGCACCGTTACCTACATATGCGTAAGTAGAATTATAAACTGGTACATTGTTTTGGAAGAATGTACAAGAAATAGAACGGCCGATATCGACAGGAGTACCGTCGTCATCGATTACGGAACGACCGTTACCACGTTTCAATTCTAGGTTAAGATTTAAACTATTTAAATCTTGGAATTTTTGTTCAACGCCAGACAATGTGTAGTCAGAGATACGTTCAACACCGATCAAACCATGAGTATGAGCAGTTTTCAATTCTGTATACAAGCAATGTTGTGCCAATTGACGAGCGAAGTTATCAGGAGTACGATAAGGAATACGCATAGTATAATCATAATCGATTGTACGGTCTTTAGTCAAAGTAGCTAACGCAACTTTACCACCAACTAATACAGGTTCTAATACTTCTTCGATAAGAGCATCTTTTTCGACGATGCCATTATCAGTCAATTCTACAGTAAAGTTATCAGTGAAGTTAACGTTATCTTTCAAGTCAGAAATAAATTCTGCTACAGTACGATAGTTAAAGTCTGTTACGGAAATAATAACACGGTTGTCTACGCAATCGAAGTTTTCAATATAAGTAACGACTTTATCGTCACGAGCATCTTTATCTGTCAAGATATCATATTCACCGATAGGAGTTACGGCACCAGCATCATATTTGCCAACACATAATACGTCATTAACAGAAAGCAATACGTATTTAGCATTAGCAGCAGTTGCAGCAGCAGCGGCAGCAGTCGTTGCATAGTATGCAGCAGTCGTTGCATCAGCATCTGTTAACAAACCATTCATAGCTGTATCATATTGAAGATCAGCAAGAGATGCGATTTCTTTAAATGTCACAGTATTACCAGTTGCTGGTTCTGCTTCGATAATTTTATCTTTCGTAACGAAGTGTTTGAATTTTTGATGTGGAGAAACAGCATTTTGAAGCTTACCATCGAACGTAATAGATTTCACTTCTTTAGTGTCTTCAAAGTAGAATGTTTGACCAGCTTCATAAGTTTTATGATCTAAATCCAAAGCAGCTTCATTAGCTACGGAAGGAATAACTGTAAATACTTCGTTTTGATAAATGTTTTCGTCAGTAATTTCTGCAGCATTATCTACTTTAGCAAAGCTAAATTTATAAGAACGTGGAGAATGTTTAGTATCTTTAACGTTAACTACAGGAGTTACTTTAAACATTTCAGTATCGACTACAGGAGCACCACCTGCTACAGTGTTAACCATAACAGCATCGATAGGGAATGCTTTTAAGAAATCTTTTGGTTTAGGAAGGCGACCGCCAATTACAGTATCGGCACAAATTTGAGCGCCCAATACACGATAAGGCATATCGGCATTTTGCAATACAGAATAAGCACCTTCACCAATAGAGATAACATATTGTTTATCTTTAACGTCAGATTCTTTTACACGAGGAGTCAAATATTGACCAGTAGAATTTGTACGAGGATAAGCTGTTGCTGTAATAGCAAAACCAGAACCTAACTTCATGTATTTTTGGAAGTTAGTCATATTAGTATCTTCATAATCGTTATCATCTTCTTCGAATGCTAATGCAGATGCTCCAGGAGTACGAAGATAATCATTATGAGTATACATTTTCAAGCCTACAGTTGTGAAGGCTTCGTTCAAATCTTTATCGCTTACGGAGTAAATAGGATACTCAGCATTAACATCTGTGTTAATACGAAGAGTATGGAAATATTTACCAGTAAAGGAACCGAAAGGTTTTGGAGATTTTTTAGATTTGATTACATGAGTACGAACTTCTGTACGGCAAGGTACTAAGGAACGTTTACGACCTAAGAAGTATGTACCAGGGAAAATAGAACCAAGAGCTAATTCGTAAGAATCTTTACGAAGTGTAACATCTTGACCTTTTTTATTTACGATAGATAAAGTAACAACATTGTTACGAGGGAAGTTATTGATATGACGAATTACTTCGGAGATAGGAGTATCAGCAGTAAAGCCAGCACCCATAAGACCCAAAGGAATTTCGACTTTAATCATTTCTTCTTCGTTATCAATCATAGCATTGTAACGTTCGTAAGTTGTCGCTTTAGATACAGGTTTATAGATAGTAAGAACTTCTTGACCTGGAGTATTATCGAAAGTAAAGTATACTTGTTTAGCTTTGTTAGATGGGAAGCGAGATTTTACACGGAAACGAAGAGTATCGTCAGAACGCAATTTAAAATCTTTTTGAGCTTCAGAACCACCGATACGGAAACCATACAAAGTACGGCAACCAGAATTATATGCATCAGCCAATGTAGCTGTTAAGTCTACTTCACGTTTAGTTTCGCGATTATAAGTATCGCCATAAGTATATGTTGCATAAGATGGATCGTAAATAGGTACAGGAACACCATTAGGACCATCGAATGCAGTACCGATACAAAGCACTGCGTCAGTTGTACCGAATTGGCTGTCGTCATAAAGTTTTTTCTTTACAGAATTGACTTCGACAAACACACCAGGAAGATCGCGGAGGATTTCCTCTTTGAAAGAGTACGCCATTATTCAACCTCTTAGATTAATAATTATTTATCAAGATTTAATAGACGTTCAATAAGTTTGCGAGTAACAACAAATATCTTGTCTATTCTTAAAATGTAGCGAACACTTCTAACTGAATATTTTTCTCGATATTGAACGTTAGATTCGTCTGTTAAGCGTTGATCATATAAAAGTTCATTTACACCACGACTTTTAACATAACCCGTATAGTCATACATAAGTTCTTCAAAATCTTTTAAGACTTTATTAGCCGTTGCATAACTGCTAGCGAAGATATCGAATTGAAGTACATATTCGAATGCATGACGATATACTTCAACACCTTCTTCTTCAATATTTTCTTTAACAGGATATTTATTATCAGGATGATATTCAGGATGACCTGGAGCACGTCTGATAGTATTCTCCATTAATCTCGGCTTAATACTATTAATAGTTTTTCCAGAGATAATTTTAAAGAAAATATACGGATTATTAATTGGTCTATCGCGATCGTTAATCGTAGCCCCTTCGTCTGGGCTCATTTTAACTTGATCTTCATATAACGCTTTTTCAACTAATTTAACGAGCAGCTCGATAAATTCATCAAAACTAATGGACTGTTCAGCCCTTAATCGATCGACTCTACGTCGATTATTCATTAGCCTACCGGGAGCATTGACTACTGACAGGCTATCTTTTTTTGCTTTTATCTGATCGATTATAAATCGTTCATCATGAGTAAGTTCGTCTGTCATTATAACCTCTGTTCCGCAGTGTATGACTCTGTCGTGAATAAAGGATACAACGTATACCGAAGTATAATGTCGACCCCTAATCCATTTTCTCTTAATTGTTCTTCAACGCTATCAATATGATAGTCGTATAGAACAAATCCTACATTTTGTTTTAATAAGGATTCTAATCGGTCTCTTATCTTTAATAGATAGAACTTCCGATAATTTTTTCCTATATATTCATCGAAGTCCATTTCTCTGACTAAGTAATAAATAATACGCATTACCATAACAGATTTATTAGGATTTTCGCTAGATAGGTTAACTAAATTTTCAACTGTTGTACCGACTAATGAACTATTTCTGTAATAGACGACATTAGGAAGCATATCTTTATAATCTAATATAAAGTCGGTATCCTCATTTGATAAAAGCGGGTACTCGTTGATAGGCGTGGCGGCTAATTTTGCCGCTACAACTATATTACTATACTGAATATATTTTAAATTATTGCCTACTAAAATTATATTATCTAAAAACTTATTCTTATTATGCACAGAAGTAAACTTTTGTACGATAGCATCATAGTAATTATTAAACTCATCGATGTCTTCAAATAAAGAACTATGTTTATCAGTAACGATAATCATACTACGATTTTTATAACAATTACTAGATAATACGTTTAAATAGTAATCTGTTAAATCTTTATTATAACGATCAGTATATCGATCGGAAAACATTATTTTAGTCGGACAAATATATGCAAAATCATAGTCTATTAATTGATTAGCAATATTAAGAAAATCAGATATCGTTCGCATATTAACTAAATACACGTCGGGAGCCGAATAGTTTTTAGCTAATTTGTATGCCTGATACAAATCTGAATCTTTTCCATATTCTTTCTCGACATCGAACAATGTATTAAATTTTTCAATTTTACATGTCTTATTTGTCGATTCAGAATTGCCTATAATTAATAGACTTGTATGTTTATCATCGGATGTCATATTAACCTCCGATCAATGCTTTAAAGTTGTTCATAAAAGCTTCTGGGTTTCGTTTATAGTCAACACCATTAGCTTCATAATATACGCAATCCATAGTATTAGAATACCAATCCATTACGTATGTAACATTAATGATTTTATCTTTAAATACGATTATATCTCCAGGAAATACTGGAAATTCATTACGAATATATATATCGTAACCACGCATTAAAAATAATTTATTATCAGCATTGTCTGTAGAAAACAACGGCTGAATATGAGCACGTGCTTCACGTATTGAAATTTTTTGTCCAAATCCTAAACAGTTTGGACATAAAGGATCGCCTTCTTTAGCAGTCGGATCCTTACAAGTACAATCAATATTCCGATATGGTTGTACAAGCCATACCGGAACTTCCATTAATTGTATTAATCCATTAATTCGTTCATCTAAATTTTTCATTAAGTTTTCCTCAAGGATTTTAATGAACGTGATAAATCATCAAACAATGTCGTAGGATATGTATGTAATTTTTGTTTTTCTGTATAAGAACGTTTACCTGTTCTTGGTTCAGCTCTACCCATAGTAAGATACGTAGGATCGACAATTAGTTTTTCAAAAATTTCCATTTCAGCTTTAATCATTTTGATAAGATCTGATAAGGAAGGCGCGCCACTACCACTAGAACTAGACGAACTAGATCCACCAGATTCTGTCGAGCCAAAACTAATATTGCCGATATGACCAGATATCTTACCAGATGTCGAAGTCGTAACAGCATGCTTGCTTACAAGACTTAACGTTGCTCTTAATTTACAGAACTGTTGTAAAAGATATGGCAAATCGGCTCTATTTTCATAACCTGGAATTTGATCCAATAGAAACTGAGCAAACCGACTTGCTTCTTTTAATGCGTATAATACTTCTGTATCACTAGCATCGAATACATCGATTAGATAATTCACATCGCCGAGCGTATAAAAATTACTAATTTGTTCTGATGCTACCGTATAGACTTTATACTTTAATACTTTTTTACCGTCAACAGATTCAAGTTTTTTAATTCTGATTTCATATAAAGAATCAGGTTTAACACCGCCGACTGGTCTTAGTTCTAAACGATTACCAAATATCGTATACTCAAAAGGTTCTGCCATTAGAAATCCTTTCTGATGATTTCGATATTCTGTAAAATACCTTCATCTTTAATCTCAGCATTAAATTCAAACACGAAAGCATCATTAGTACCTTGTTGTGGGCGTCTTGTTACTTCGAGTGCACTAATAATAACAGGAGCAATATTAGTACCGGCCGGAGTTTCATCGACTACGACACCCGGACTACCGCTGTCATTAGCTCTAGTAATAATAGTACCGTCAGCTAATTTAATAGTTGTCGCAGAATTACCATTGCCATCTTTCATAATTCGTTCGATGGCTGCTTCAGATAATGACGTAGCTGTATTATTACTAGCCGTTACTTCAGAAGATAATCCTAATCCAGTAGCATTATTAACTTCATCGGCAGACATTGTACCAGACGGAGTCGGATTCGTATCCAAGTTGACTTTATTATTGTGCATGTTCCGTTTGTAATTATACGGAGCCCAAATAGATACTGGATTTATTTTATGAGGATCTTTTTCTGATTTTTCTAAACGATCAAGAACACGATCTTTTCCATCGTAAGTAAAAGTAGCTATATCAGACCATGCTCCGAATTCGCCATCTTTTTCGACACGAATACGAATATAATATTGTTTAGCATCTTTTAATTGAGGGAAACTGATACGTTGTTTATTTAATATTACAGTATCGATTTCACAGGGATCAAAGTTTTTATTTTCAGAAATTTGCAATCGATATTCTAATACAGGTTTACGTCTTTTATCTCGTAAGATTTCTTGCCACTCACATATAAAAGATCCATCGATAAGTTCATGATTTGCCGGACTAATAATGCGGACATTAGAATATATGTTACTATTGAAATATACGTGGCGAATTAAACTAGATTGTAATGGAGTGCCAACAATATCTTTAATAGTTTTATTAATATCGAGACGATATTCTTCGTTAGGTTCTACATCGTCTAATACTGTAATAACAACAGTCTTCTTAGACGTACGATATTTTAATCGATAAATCTTTTGAGATTCTGCATGAACCATTGCGATTGTATCGCTGTCGACTGTATCAGGATCAACATTACTAGTAAAGAAAAGTTTAATTTGCTTTTCAATAGGGTTTACGGCCATGTCGACCAAAGCAAATTCTTTAAACATAATCTTCCTTCTTATTTGCTAGCTTTTTTACGACCACGAGTTTTTTTAGGTTTATCTTCAGTTGTGGCTTCATCTTCCACTTCTTCTGCAGATTCTTCTTCCACAGTTTCTTCTGCAACGTCCTTCGCCTCTGTTTCTTCAGGAACTACTTCAGCTTTAGATGTTTCTTCAGGTTTTACTTCTTCAGTTTTAGTTTCAGGTGCTACTTGCAACCCTTCTTGCCCTTTTTCTTGCAGACCATTTGTATTCTCCTTGTTAACTTTTTCTAAGTTTTCTTTAGCTTCAGCTAATGCAGCGTCTAAATCAAATTCTAATTCTTTAGAACGAGTAGCAGTTTTTTCAGCAACATCTTCAGGACGAATTAAACCAGATGCTACCATATCATAATTTGAAGACGGAATAAAACGTTTAGTCGCTTTAGAATAATTAGCATTTTCTGCAGGAAGCATGCCGTTAACTAAAATCAAACGGCCTACTTTAACAGAACGACGAATATTTTTAAGATCCATATCGTCATAAATTCGACCATATGGCGCTTTACGTGTTAAACGTAGACGAGTCAATTTGTCAAAATAACCAATTTCGCCATGACCTAATTTTACGATAGCGATCGGTTCTTTTAATTTAGTCATTAAAATACCTCTTGTATATTAAAAAAAGGGGAGCCCGAAAGCTCCCCTTAATTACTCATTCAATTAACAAATCGTTAAGAATATTATTCTTGAATACGAATTGCAGTTGGACGAGGGAAGGAAGGCATAGCGGAAATGTTTTTAGCCACTGCGATACCTTTACCATTATCCATGATACCAACGCCATAGCGTTCTTTTGCTTTGATGATACGTACATCAGTTTCTGGGTTAGTCCATTTTTCAATAGACAAATCTTCACGTTGTACGATAGCACCAATGTTGTTGCGATCGATAGCGTACATATCAAATGTTTTGTTTTGTTTGTCAAATTTAACACGAGGGCTCAAAATGATGTTAACAGGCATAGGCAAGTTAAACATTGCTTGAGATTCGTTCAAGATGAATTTTTGAGGACCCATGTTGTTAGACAAGCCAGCGAAACCAGGAGTACCTTGAGTTGTGCCGAATGGGTTAACATTCATAGCACCCAAAGCACCGAAAGTTAAACCTTGACCTACCATTGCGTTACGAGCAAATACCAACCAGCAAAGTGGATGCATGATAACGTCTGTTGGTGTCTTATCATTTGCCATCAATGCTAAACACATAGACATGAAGTCTTCAACGGAAAGAGTACCGTTAGGAAGAGAATCTTCACCAAGACCACTTGTCATAGCGTCAGGATTTTGAGCGCCCAAAGAGTTATCGAATACTACGTGACCATGTTCAGAGAACTCACGAGCACACCATTCGTCTTTGTAACGAGCCATTGCACCGCCGATACGGGACAAGTTAGCTTCCATGATATCCCAGTAGGAATCCATAATAACTTCTTCAGACAACGTAACTTTAAGACCGATTTTCTTAGGACGAATTTCGATGGAGTTGTATTGAAGAGTGTTGATTTCTACTGCTTCATCATTGTAAGCACCAGCTTCGGAAACTTCGTGTGCTTGCAATTCACCGATAATAGGTACTACAACGGTACCGCTAGTTTTGTCGGATTGAATTTTTGTGAAGAACGGAGAGATAACAGATTGAGTGTCTTCAGCTTCGATCATACGAGTTTCGATGATACGAGGAACCAAATCGACAACGTCAGTTGTCATAATTGTTTCTTTGATGCTGAAAGATTTATTGCTAGGTTGTTTGTTCATACGAGCAACAACGTCTTCGAGAATATCATATTTTCTCAAAGATTCTTGCATTTTTTCAGGGGACCAACCAGCTTCTTGACCGGCTTTAGTCACTTCAGCACGTTGTTCTTTAAGAGAATTAACAAATTCTTTCATTTCGATTTTCATTATATTTTAAAGCTCCTATTATTTTTGTAACAATACTTTAACAGAACCTACACAGCCTGCCCAATCCATGAATGTAGGCACGCCAGCAAGACCTTGACGGGAATAAGATACTTTTACTTCCGCTTCTTCTTTAGGAGCAGCTTTAATAATTGCATCAGCTTGTGTACGGTCGATAACACGCAAGCGGATCAAACCATTAACTTCGTTGAAGTATACTACTTCAAATGCATTAGCAATAACAGCACCTTTTACTACTGGAGTATAAGCAGAGTTATTAATAGAAATTTGTACAGAACCTTGTTCGATGAAACGTTCTGGAATTTGATAGTTAAAATCAAGATATTCTTGAGTAGGAGCAGCTGGATGCATTACGCCAACTTTAACGTCTTTAATAGCAGTAGTAGCTACGTTACGACCATCTGTTAAACCAGGAATACCGATATATTCATAACGAGCGCCCAAACGGGAATCGTATACATCCAATTTGTTATTGGAAGCAGTCATGTTCAAGTCATGATCGGAATACAAGGAATTGAATTCATAGTTTTCGATACCACGGAAGTAAGCGGAATCGTCGACTAAATCTTCACCACGACGGTATGTACGACCATAACCATCTTCAGCATATTGAGCCAATTGTTCTTGATCTTCGATAGCCCATTTCATCCATTTAGTGGAACCTTCTGGAACCAAGTTAGGATTTACTTCATGTACTTGACCAATGATTTGTTGACGTTCGAATTCGATTTCAGGAGCTTGCATAGTTGCCAAAGCAGCCTCGTCAGACAATGGGGATTTTACAATACGACCATTTTCGTCAGATTTTACAAAATCGCCAGGCAAGAATGCGCCATAAGCGCTACCCCAAGGGTTTTGCTCTGCTTCATCTTTGAACAAGAAGTGAGGCAATTCTACCATTACGTCAGTTTTAATAGCACCAGGAGTCATACCGTTCCAAGCATTTTCGTCACGAGTATATTCGTTACGCATCAAAATACCTACAGGAATGTTACCGTTACGATGGTCCATAAGTTTTTTGCCGCCTTTAGTCAAAAGACCAGAAGTTTTGTCTTTGTCAAGACCAGCAGCAGTAGCGATTGCTTTAGCACCGCCATTAGCAAATGGTTTATAGTGATCGGCAGTATAAGCAGCTGCATCGACTGGAGTCCAATCAACATCAGCATTCATCATAGGTTTACCAGAAGCTTTACCAGATACGATACCAGCAGCACCATATACATCGGCAGCTGTACGTAAACGTACAGGGCAGCCACCATTAGCAAGTGTCAATACGTTTAAGAATTTTTCAGGATTTTCTTTAGCAGCTTTAACATCGCGGTCAACAGCTACGATACGACCTTTTGGAATTACGACTTGGTTATACATTTCTGCATAGTTGTAGCGGAATGCTACAGGAAGACGATCATCCAACCAATAAGCAATATTGGAAGTGTCATGGTTAGTTGTATTCAAACGTACTTGTGTACGAGTTACACGGCGGTCATCGTTGTTGAACTGTTTGAAGCCCATGCCTTTGAATACTTTGCCATCAGCACCGCCAGTGAAATAATTAGCACCTTTACCAGGATTGTAATTTGCCATTTAAAATTTATCTCCTATTATTTATAGAAAGCGTTAAATACGTCAGTAATAGATTTAAGTTGTTGAGCAGCTTCTTTTACTTGAACTTCAGTAGATTTATTATTTTTAGCATTAGGATCGTTAACAGTAGAGTTAGTCAAATCCAATGTTTTAATTTTATCTTCGAAAGATTCTTTAACGGAAGCAATTTCAGACTTAACTTTTTCTTCGCTTTCAGTTTTAAATGTATCGAAGCCTGCTTTAACTTCTTGAACAGATTTAAGAGCTTCTTCTAATTTTTCTTTACCTTCGATAAGGGAAGCAGTTTCTTTACGAGCTTCAGATTTATAAGCTAGTAAATCATCAGCAAGGTTAGAAACTTTTGCAGAAAGTGCTTCGTTAGATTTAATAAGTTCAGCAATTTGACCTTTTAATTCTTCGATTTCTGTTTTTTCTTCACCTTTAATCTCTGGAGTTTCTTCGACTTCAGAAGTTTTAGTTTCAGGAACTTCAACTTCTGTAGCAGTTTCTTTGCCTTCGACTTCAGTTTTAACTTCAGTTTCAGGTTCTTGAACTTTTAATTTTTCTTTATCCATAGATTCGTTAGCACGAATATTCGTACCGGTTTCTCCTTGTTGCGGAATACTTAAATTAGAAGGAGTACTACTTTGTTGTTCGTACTCCCCATCATCATATACTTTAATATTCTTTGCATATTTATCAGAAGGAACTATAACGTAAGACAATTCGATTGGGCTCATCGAAAAGAAGTCCCAACAACATGTTTGTCCATCATAATTCTCTCCTCTGACATGTTCACATGGACCTTCGTTGAGATCTTGTCCACAAATAGAACAACGAACGTCGTGTCCAGTCATACCAATGCTTACAGTCGATAATAGTCCAGACTTGATATCTTTTTGAGCTTTTTCGTCAAGAATTTTAGCCGTAATAAATAAAGCTTTAGAACCGACGAGTCGTTCGCTATCACCAAGTCTTGCATCGATCGCACGACCGATGATTTGGCCGTCTTGATCATTATGATGCATAATGATTGGAATATTATAAGGATGTGTCCACTCAGATAAGGAATCTTCTAGACCTTGATATGAATACCGAGTACTGTTTTTAGTTACGTAAGGATACGCATGAACAGCTTCGATTTCGACAATAAGTTCATTATCGGAACCATCAGAAGAACTCAGTTGATCAATAGGTCTAATAACAGACTCTTTTATCGTGATGTTTTCACTTGTAGGAGAAAAACCAATATATTCACGGAAGTCCATTATTTATCCTTTCATGATTGGTTTTATGCCGCACGTACAGTACGGGCTATAAGCTGGAATATCTTCGATAGTAATTCTATCAATGTTAAAATGGGTCATGCGGCCATTTTGATGTTTACTGTCGTTAAATTGAATATCGATTGCTTTTATACCGTCTTGTTTACATTGTTGTACGTAACCGTACCAATATGCTTTACGAGAGATATAATCACATAAAAAACGAAGGCGATATTCATTTTTACTTAGAATGCTATCGATGTATATTTTATCTTTATTATTTTTGACCGCAGATTGAATGTCCTGCATTATCTTACTTATTTTTTTGACGAATAATCGTCAATCACATCGATGTTCGGAGTGATCTTGTCTTTATTAGTTTTGTTGTTCGCTTTAGATTGGTCGACACCTTGTTTGGCAAAGTCTAAAGCATACTCATGAAGAGCTTCTCTAAACTTATCGTCTTCAATGGCGCCACCATCTGTGAGTATATTACTGAGGTCTTTATAGAGTTTATCAACTTCACTAAAGTTTTTTGAATAATCGTCTAGATTTTGTTGAGTATTTAAAGATTCTTTAGCTTTAATACTATATTTATCTGTATTTTGATTTGTCGGATTAGCATCGTTAGAGAAGTAATCGTTAGGACCAGACGATGCTTGCTTACCATTAAATTTACGATTATCTAAGCCATCATCATTAGAAGATGACTTAGCTTGTTGTGTATTCAATTCAGCCGTAGCTTTAGCTGTTTTAATTGCAGCATTAGCTTGGGCATCGACAAGATCAAGCTTACCTTTTTGCGTAATCGTAAAGGCATACATATCTTCTTCAGATACTTCGTTACTAAAGCCAAGTTCACGACGAGCTTCTTCAAGAGTAATAACATTCCCTTGGTATTTTTGAATTGTATTAGATTCGATTTTAATTTTAGTATCGATTGATACTTCGTTAAATTCGAATGCGACATAATCATCTTTATTTAATAAAGGATTAAATCCACCTTCTAATAATAATTCTGTAAATAGATATTTTTCGATAAAATTAGTAATCACATTTTGGAATGCTCTTACTTCATCATGCATTAATGCTTCAGTGTTATCAGCAGAAGACTGACCACCGCCACGACCCATCGAAGATTTAGATGCGTTTAATGCAGAGAATACTCGAAGTTCTAAATACTCTAAAAATTTTAATAGCTGATTAGCTTGCATATTTGGTGTAATCGCTTCGATCGCTGTACGTTCATTCGTAACGATAAACCCGTCGTTTGGCATTTCTTGGAATGCATCACGAGCATCGTTAATTTCTTTTTGCGTAGCATATTGACCTTCAGCCGTATTACCTACTTTTATATGCAAAACAGGGATGGCAAAGCGATATAATATCGTCATTACCAGCCCTTCAGCTTTTCGGAGCATAGTTACATCTTCTAATGCCGAATAAATTCGAGATGTACCATAGTCCGCATTATTCATTTTGTCGATGTATAAATGAATTACGTCATTTGGAGAATATTCCTCTTGATTAATTACATATGCATCGATAGCCCCGGCATCGTTACGACGAATCGTTACAGATGCAGGATCGGCTAAAAACAATCCTGAAATTGCTCCACCGCTGAAAATCTTTTCAGCTTTAAGACCAAATTTCTCAGTATTATTATCTCTAGTTTTTATTATATACGAATTTGAGTAAGTATACAAGTCCCTAGCGATAGAAGTTATTAACGTATAGAACGGAATCTTAGTTCTAAATTCAATAACCTTAATTCTGTCATTAACATAATTAGCTGCATCTTCGTTTTTAGATTTAATTTGATACCCAGCTTTAGTAATAAGTTGAGAAAATTTTCTAACGGCTACAGCTAAATAAGAATCTGTTAAGACAGCATTCTTTATTTGAGCTAAATCATAAGAACGTGCGCCGGGATTTTGCGCATTAGCATTTCGATATTCACCAAGTGTTACTGGCTTAGCTTTTAATGCCGACTGAAAATCTCCGGTTACTTTCTTATTAGTATCTAGCTTTTTTGTCGTTACTTTTTCGAAAAAATTAGTTAGACCCATTTATTTTCCTTGTACAAAATATATTAATATGAATTTATTATACCATACTAATATTACTTTGCAAAATTATTATAAATATTTTGAGCATATCCAACACGAGTACTATGAGCTACTACCGGAATATTTTCACGACCGTCACCATCTTGGTATTCGAAATTACCAGTAAAGCAACTTACTGCTTGTTCAATAGTTTTACCATTCATATGTTCTGGTTTAGCACCAGTATGTGTATTCATAATCTCATATTTAATCGTTGCTAATTGTGCTTCAAGATCACTAGGTTGTTTACCAAGTTGAGAAGCGATACGTGATAATAATCCTTGACGTTCTGCATCGGTCCATTGAACTAAGCCATAACCAACGCCAGGAGTCATAGAACCAGAACCATCTTCGGTAATGCCTAAACTAAATTGAGATTCTTGTTGAATATTACCCATGATACCGGCAATCGCATTATTGTCGTAGCCCATATCTTTAAAGAAGTTCCACATCTTATGAACTTTATCATTACCTTTAAGATTAACAGCATCGACAGTACCGTCTCCACCGCTACTAGAAGTAGATCCAGCACCGGGTTTAAGGTTACCATAATTACCAGTCGAAGATAAACCGTTAGCACCAATCTTACCAGCTTCAGGAGCTAATGTATTTAAATAGAAGATTGGGTCAGGTGTTGGTGTTTTTTCAAATGGATTAATACCATTATTAATTAATACACCTTTAGACATAGCATTTTCAGCTGTTAAGTTAAATACTTCTTTAGATAATTCTGCAGACGATACTAATAATTTATTATACTGATAAACGGCGTTTACATATTTCTCGTCATATTTACCACGATAACTTCTTAACATATCGTTTTCATATTGACTTAACATAGTCGGACAATACGATAAAAAATCATGATTATAATATTCTTGACGAGTTTGTGCAGCTGCCTCAATAGCTCTCATAAATCGAATAAGCTCATCGGCCGAATATAATTTAGCCATTAACTTTGCTTTTTCTCTTATTAATAGATCGTTACGTACGATACTATCATGAGCTACTTTACATTTTTTACCTGACGTAGTCTTAACAGCTAACGCATCGAAGGCTAATAATAGAATAGTTATATCTTCAGCACCACATAGTTGCACGGCATTAAACATTTTCGAAAGATAATCTTGAAGATAATCTTTAAGTTTTTCAATCCAATGTTTTTTAACACGAACCAAATTACGTTTTGTCCATCGATACACTAATCGATCTAATTCTTGTGATTTTTCTTGAGGCACATCGACAATTGGTACGTCAGGGAAATCTAAATCTGAATCGTCTTTAGGTAACGGTTCAGGATTAATTTTAGGTTCAGGTAAATCTGATTCTGGTGTCGGCACCGGAATAAATTTATTAGGATCCTCTGGTTCTGGAGGCAATGGTGTCTCAGGGTCAGGAGGATCGATTCGTATAATCGTATCGGTCGTAATCGTTACGATCATAGTTTCGATAATAGGTCGAATTGGTATTGGCATGAATGGTAAAAGATCATAGACCATCTTTAAATCTGCCAACAATTCGTCCGTTTCAGATTTTTTCTCTTCAGGTTCTGGATAATATGGTATCGGATCCGGAACCGAAGTTATTTTCTTTTTAAACTGACCATCACTTTCGAAGTGCCTTTGTGGCTCTATCGATGGTCTATACAATATCTTTTTATCTTCAGCCATTAAAATAATGTCCTTTTAAACATTCCGCCTAAAGGTTTTCTAGACGTACGTCTATTAAACGAATCGTTAAGCGGAACTTTTTCCCATGCTTCGTCTACTGATTCATATTGTTTCTTTTCGTTAGACCATGGATTTTCTAAATCTCGCTTTTCATATAATGGTAATGAATGCCCATTATTAAATGAATAGACGGCTTCGTACGATGCTTTTTTAACTAACTTAGTAAGTTCTGGAAAATGTTCGACGAACGCTAAATAAGCTAAACCTAAAGCATCGACAAAGTGTTCATTATCACTATTATAAACAGGAACACCTGCCGCCGTAATTTTTTCGACACGATAATCAATTAATTGTTTGTATATATGTGCGTCCCATGGACTCAATATAAGATTACCGCGTTCGATTAATATCGATAATTGATTAACCATAAATGGTTTTAAATGTTTCTTTTCTAAAGTACCAGTAACAGGATCTTGTACATCGATTTTTTCAGAAAACATCCAACCTTTAACTTTTTTATCAAGTCCGGTTTCAGGATGCTGCTTACCGTAAATCTTTAAAGATTCCATCTGATACTCGCCACTTCCCCTGTCTATATAAATATAGCTAGGGTTATAAATAGCATTTAAATCAATTATTTTTTTAACAGCTTTATCGAATGTAAATTCAGACGATTCGATTTCTGTTCTGTTAATAACTCTAAATTTATTAAATACTTGATCGTATTCAAGTATAAGAATAGATGTTGGGGCCTGAGACTTCATATATATTCTATTAAGATCGCTAATCTTAATACGCTTTTATGCTGCTATATATTGCTATATAGATTAGACTATATCTTCGGCCTATTATTAGGTCGCCGGCCACTTCGGATCGCTTGATCCTACTCCTTATACAAGGATAGTCGTTGAACGCATCTTATTAAAAAAATAAAGATTTCGCTGCTGATTGTCTATTTAAGATATTCCAGCAATTCAACCGGTTTATTACTTATTAATTGCTTAATAAGAGGACAATTTTTATTATCCCAATCCACGCCCATACATCTAAATACATTAGGATAGTATGTAGTTCGTCCTTCTGGTAGTATATGTATTTCTTTCACATTACTATCGTCCATCATAGAACGAACAGGTTTATATTTATCTCGATCGAAATAAGCATAATTATCTATCTTGGTTGCTTCTTCGACTTTATCTTTATCGAATACGCCAGCTTCTTCGACACCGAATTCTGCTAAAACTTCGTGATCATACGCATTTTTATCATATGTATTTCTAAATTCTTCTTCCATCGCATCCGACCACATAGGATTATGTTGTGTCGGATGGTAGTGCTCAGTGACAGCTTTGTTACGATTATGATCGCTACTCATAACCTTCTATATATTTCTATATAGCTCAGACTATATCATTATCCTTTTAAATAAAAGGATACTTTCCGCTTCGAGCCGCTTAGCCCTACTCCTCACCACGAGGATAGTCGTTGAACGTTTCTTTAAAAAAATTAAAGATTTCGCTGCTGATTGTCCTTGCGGATTTTCCAGCAATTCAGAAAATTTGCAATTATTAATTACTTAATAATGGGGCCATTGTTAAGTTTTTTGGGTGAAATTGCTATAAAAAACCTAATTCTTTATGTTAACCCTAGCTCCTTCTGCACACAAATTTGATAGAACTTAGAACGTCTACCAGTCGGTGTAGAAGAACATGTCATACCGATCGTATCACGTTCCATACACAACGCATAGATCGTATCGAAGTCGCCTTCGCCGAGATAATCCATTTCATCGAGAGAGATCCACGCTTTGTTATGAATTTAACCGTTACCGTTAAATCCTTCTAGTATTTTCATACTAGGCCAGACTATATCTTCTTTAAATAAATTAAAGATAACCATTTCCAATTAAGGGAATTTCACCCGCCTACTTAGGCCGTACTCCTATTGCTAATTTTTAACGCGGTAGCCAAGGGATAGTCGTTGAACGTCTCTTATTTAAAAAAATAAGATTTCGCTGCTGATTGCCCAATCTTTTGAATTATTACACTATGGTATCAAAAGCTCTAAGGGGTTTCCAGCAATTAAGTTATATTCACAGAAATTAATTCTGTGGACATTAATTTTACACAATTAAATTGCATACAAGTTTATCTGCCCGCCAGCCCCGAATAGAGGCAGCACTCATACCAGATCCGGCACCAGAAGTAAATCCGACGATCTTAGAACCGTTAGAAAATTCTAATAAATGAGGATTAGTAGTCGATCGTGTTACTTCTCGTTTAATAAGTGCAGAGCTATCAATTTTTTGACGGATATTATCGAATATCATTCGAATTTGTGATTGATATGGTGTTACGAACATATGAATAAAGTTCTTACGAGTAAATACATTATATAATGCTTCGACTACCATCGTTTCTGTTTTACCAGTATTATGTGAAATAATATCGTTAGCTATAAAATTACGATAGTGTGGCACCGACACATCATATGTTTGTTGCTCACCTAAATATTCAATCGATACGATTTTATCCCAATATATATCACCATATAATATATCAGAAATTGTTTCGAATCCTAAAAGCTCGGCAAATTCACGAGCTTCATTTTTATTTAAAGTCTTAGATTTTAAGTATTCTTCGACAGATAGCTTATCGAATTTTACTTTTTTAAAATCTGACGGTGATAATTCTTTAATTGGTAAATATGATAAGAATACTTTATTAAGTTTATCGTTTACCGGTTGATATTTATAAGAATGATATAGTGCGAACATCGAAGTGTGAGATTTCTTCTTTAGACGTCGATGTGTTTTGCTATTAACGAATCCTAAAGAATACTTATCGTTTTCTTGTCGAAATGTCGTTACGATACCATATCTTAATAAAAGATGTGCCAACTGTTTAACAAGCTTTTTACTCTTAGAAATATAAAGCATATTAACAGGGCGCTCTTCTTTTTCATTAAAAGAATCTTGAATTAATTCTGATACGAATACAGATAAAGCTTCACGATTTAACGTAAATACTTCTTCTGGTATTTCCTTAATAGTAGACTTATCTTTATTAAGTTTACGTGCTAGAATTTTTAATTCAGTTTCTTCTATACTATTATCACCAAAATAATTTAATTTAACTGGTATAGCTATATTTTCACCGACAGATAATTTAGATAGTTCTGCCCATCCTAATTCTGTTAAGAATGGATGGTTATCAGTAGCGTCAATAGTTCGACCAGATGATGTCATAAGTCTATATACTGGCTTAATACCATTATCATAGACTTTAGCATGTTGTGCTATTTCGACTTGATAATTATCGTCGAGTGCAAGAATTTCAAATTCTTCTTGAGAATCATATAGTTCTTGTACGGTTTTAATTTTACCAGTCGATGGCATTTGAATTTCGAGATTGCCAGTTACACAACGACGACCACATCGGAATACTTTACGAAGACTTCGATCTCGAAGCATTTCGGCTTGATACCAACGTGGTGTCCATGGAGCATATTTGTCTAAATCGATATTATAAATCTGAACAAACGACTTTGCCCACATGACTGGATCTCGTTTAATAACGACTAACTTGCCTTCTTTAGATAACTTAGCATAATCTAATTTAACTAGGTCATCTAACGGCATTTCCATTAGTTCTTTTACAGAATAATCTTGTTCTAATTTCATAATTATTTATGGAATGCTTTACCTTCATTACCCATCATAGTTGTTTGTAAACTATATTGAGATTGCTGAGCGATGGCCATTCCTGCCTGTCTCATTGTTGCATACTGTTGGGAATTTACTGGATTAGTCCAAGCAAATGGTCGATATGACTGTTGTGCTTCTTGACGACCTTGAGCAGCTAAATCATTAGCAAGTCCTACTAATGCCGGACCGCCATAATAAGCTCCTTGTAATAACATACCAGGAACAAAACCAAAGCCTAAGTTTAGTGCAGCGTCAAATGCAGCTTCACCAAATGCTTCGCCTTTAGATTTTCCTTCGTCAAGAGCACTATTATATGTCATCGTTGAAAAAATACCAGTAGCTACGGCATTGCCTTTATTTTCCCAAAGCATTTTACTCGCAGTCGACCCTTTACCTTTAATCATGGATCCTGCATACTTAATTGGATTAATCATCTATTAAAGTGTCCCCGGAGTTAATGTATTATTTTTTCTCAAAGCAAAATTAATATCGCCAGATGCGCCCATGTTATCGAATGCATTATTAGGTGTATTACCAGTACTAGAAGACGGTACTGGATTTACGATAGGATTAAGTGTACCTAGTGATGCCATGTGATTAGTCGACGTTTGATCGATACCAGCTGTAATAGTATTGTCTACAGCACCAGCTACAAATAAACCACCGGCTAAAGCACCACCTTTTGCTGTAAAACCATAACGATTATATGTTTCGTAGGCATTAGGATCTTTTACTCTTACTAAATCCTGACGCATATCTTTTAGTGCGCCGATTGTACTATTAAATGGACGATATCTATTAAAGCCAGCAGTTTCATCAATTTGTGACGTAGCTTCTTCATTAGCTTTAGCAACTTCTGCTTGATTTTTTTGAACCTGATTTTGTGCTACTTGCTGAGTATTATCTGCTTGTTTAGCGATATTTGTTTCGTTAGGATTAACAACTTTAGCTTCTTTAGCTGCTTTTTCAGCAGCATCTTTAGCACGAGCAACTTTACGTTCTTCAGCAAAAGTACTTTTTGGCTTTTCTTTAATTTTATTAGTAATAGCTGAAGTTTCAATATCAGCTTCTTTAAGAGCTGTTTTATAATTTTCAGCTACTCTATTTAATTCTAGCGTAGGACTATCAGCTTTAGAAACCATTGCTTTAGCTTTACCAAGAGCCCTAGTTATTCTCGATACTGGAGCAGCCATTTATTAAATACCTGGGATACCAATAATATTAAAGTTGCCATCAGAATCACGATACAACCCACCGCCAGATGCTACACGATATGCTGTTGAACCTAATGTTACAGCAGCAATACCTGTACGAACATGATCGTATTTAGCTTCATCAAAAAATGAATCAAGCTCTTTCTGTAAAGCACCGGCTTTATCATGATTAGCAAATTCTTCGACGAAATTTCTTTCTCCAAACTTTTCGATAAAAGCTTTTTTGCTCGTATCATTCATAGCTGCAAATCGTAAAGAATTTCCAGTGCCCATACCATAGGCATAGCCTTCGACAGCCCTATTAATAGTTCCCATAGGATTAATAGTTTCAGCAATTTTACCTTGAGGATTTAAAAGCTTTACTAATCCTTCTTGAGCAAAGCTTGAGCTTTTAACTGCACCGTTAGGCATTTCGGGAACTGCTTTTAAACCATTAATTGCTACATCTTTAACAGCTTGAAATGACTTAGCAATTTCGCCAACTGTTCCACTGAGCGCATTCATATTCATGCCCATTATTCACTTAACCTCGACTCTTTCTCCGCTTCGATCTGATCTTGTGTAATAAAGAAATCAGGATCGTTAAGCGATGCAAGGAGCGATGCGTCATGATCAACATCGTCGATATTATTACGAATTTTATCTTTACGTGTTGCAGCTAATAAACTAAATACTTCGTCACGTTTCTTAGAAAGTGTCGTATATAATTCGATACCTTTAGAAACCATAGGCTGAGTAATTTCTTGACCTGTTTCAGTTACATTCGTTACGACATCGATAACTGGTTCATAATCACGATTGTTGATATATTGCATTGCTCTAGAAATAAGTAGGTCGAGCGTAATTAATTCATGAACTAATACATTATCAGTATATGACGCAGACTCAAGATTAAATTCTTGTTGGTACTGTGCAAATTTAGAAGCTATTAACGTAGTTTCACAAATACACGGTTCGCCTACTTTAACAACACCTGCTTTATGTAACGGATCGTTTTTATAAATACAATTTTCGCCTTTACATATAATTGGCATACGTGCATAAATAGCATGATCTGTAGCTAACATATGCATAGCTTTATTGTAAATCATTTTTCCTTCTTCGGTATAACCCCAAGAATTATAACGATCGACATATTGATCTAGCAGTTTTGTGAGTTCGGCTTCTTTTTTTGATAATTCTTTTTCAGACATATTAAGCCTCCTTCAACCTTATATATTACAAAGGTTTACGAGCTCTATTAAGTCGTTCAAGAATTTCCTCTTCTGTAATTTCGTTATCTTGCTGTTCTTCTTCGACTTGAGGTAATGGTTTAGATTTATCTGGTTCAGGGAATCCTTTTGCTTTTACGTCTAAATATGCTGCTAATTTATCTGATAAAAACACATCGACATTGCGTTCAGAATCTTTAGATGTTTCATAGAAATAAATCAAACCGGTTGTATCGATAGCTTCAAAAGCAGCCTTCATGAATTCATAAATATCTTCTTCAGTTTGATTATCTAAAGACATATCGGCTTCATCCCAATGAGGGATACCATCTTCTTCATAGTAAGAAGTAATAACGACTTCATGTGTATCTTTAATGTCGTCGTCATCGTTGGCAATTTCATCTCTATCGTTTAGTGTTAATACTTCGTCGTCATCGAAGATATTATTCGCACCAAACGTCGGGATATTATATAAATTATATTGACCATAAGCATCTTTAACAGATTCTAAATATGGGCCCATTTCACTATCGAGGATAAATTCCTCGTCGAAAAATGGTTCGCTTAATTTAAAACGATGAAGTCGGTCCATAAAATATAAGATAATATTTAACTTATACATATTAAGATCTTTATAATCTTCGACACATCGTTTACAAACTTTTTTTAATTTCGTAATCATTATTCACCTTAACAGAAAAGACAGTATTCATTCATACTGTCTTAACATAATATATTATTTACCTGTACTACCAATACCGCCAGTTCTTTCACCGTCAGCATCGTCGTCGTCTGTAATTAAAAATTTATGAAATACGCCTTGAGCAATACATTCGCCTTTTTTAATATGAACGACATCGTCATTATGAGATAATAAACCTAAAGAAATTTCACCTTCATTAGATTCGTTATTATAGAAGTCACTATCGATGACACCAATACTATTAATCATACGCACACCGCGTTTAAAGGCAGCTGAAGATCGAATATGAAGATATAATACTTCATCTTCTTCCATTTGCACTTTAATACCAGTTGGTAATACATACAATTTATTAGGATATAAATCGACGTCTTCGATAGCAAAAAAATCATACCCTGCAGATTTTTTAGTCTTACGTTTAGGAAGTTTTACTTCCATATTTTTATAACGTGATACTACTTCAAATTTTCTCATACTATTCACCCATCAACTCATTTAAATCTTTGTTAAGCTCGCCAACAACATTTGCTAATTTCAAACATGCGAATTCTTTAGAAATAATTCCATGTTTAGCTAGTAATGCATATGCTTTATAATGATCATATGTTAAATCAGAACAAAATTGATCCACAATTTCTTGTTCAGATTTATTTAGATCAAGTACTGAATATACAATATTATCGCCAGGGTCTTCACAAAAATTAATAATTTCGTTTGGGAGATAAATCACATATTTTTTCATTTACTAATCCTCGAGAAAGAAATACAAGAATATAACTATATATATAAATTATAACAGAAAAGTAAAAAGAAAAAAAGAGGTGAGTGGCCCCCGATAGGGGGACAACTCACCTCCAATAAGCAGCTTAAAGATTTTAAGCCTGCTTTTTGCAATCCTTGGCTAATACTATTTTCTCTTGTTTATTGTTGATATCTTGAACTTTGATCCTTTCGGCATCGACATATTCTACAAATACAACAGCCCTTTTAGAAAAAATTAGGATTTCGCCAGGAATAATATGTGATTCCATTTTATTTCCTGTATTTGAAATATACTAACAACGTTATATAAAATAACGTTACTATGATAAAGCAATATAGAATTGTATAGATGGTTTCAAAATGAAAGAATAATCGATTGATTAATTCTGTTAAAAAGACAGCGATCGATAATGCTGTTAAATATGTATTCATATTAGCAATCTGCAATATAATTTTTTAATTCATCTTCGGTATTTAATTCGATTTGTTCATTAATACCATCGAATACTAATACCATATCTTGATAGATATCGAAATACCAAGTCTTATTATCTTTACTAGCAATGACTCTAGTACAGTGTCCTTTATAAGATGGAATAATATCTTCAAAGTTCTTCGTAATAATTTCTAATGCATTGTCCATAGTGAATATCCTTTCGTTATTAAAATTGGTGCCCGTGGGTTCACCGCTATTTCTTCGGTACAACTCATTATACCGGACACCAATATTATAATATTACCGTGATTTTTTAGCAATAGATACATGAGGGAATCGATTCTTAGCCTTTTCCTCTTCAAGTTGACGTTTAAGCTTTTGAATTTCCCAATCTTTTTTCGGAGTTAATGTATAATCATGATATATATCGTTAACATGATTACACGCTTTTTTAAATGCTGCTTTAAGTCCCATAATACAATACCTCACATTAATTCAGAATAAAAATCTGCACTTAAATGATTATCAATATGTTTAATTTTATAAATATTTTGATTAGACGATCCTCTAAATTTTAAAGACGGATCTTTTAAAGAATCGACAAATTTACCATCAACTAGTACATCGACAAGTTCCAATAATTTTCTTTTATTAGGATCATTAATAATTTGATCGATCGTATATCCAGAATAGCACCAAATATCTTTATGTTTAAACCATTCTTGACCTTTTAAATATGTCTTAATAAAATCGACAAGGCCATCGACATTTTCAAAAGGTTCTCCACCAAGGATAGTTAAACCAGATACTTGTGGATGTTTTAAATAATTAACAAGTCTATGTGCTGCTACATCATCAAATAGTTGACCAGCTTCATGGCTCCAATATTCTGGATTAAAACAATTATGACAATGGTGAGAGCATCCAGTTACGAATAACGTAGCACGAATGCCGACACCATTAGCAATATCGTATTCACGAATTTGACCGTAGTTCATTGTTTATCAACTACTTTCAATAAACCATTTTCACTTTTAATAGAAATGTGTGGAATTTCATAGATCTTAGCCGTATGATGTTCAATAATACAACCGCGATATTGATTCCAATCATTTAAGAATACTGCTAAATCTGCTTTTGCTAAGTCTTTAATAGAATCGCCAAGTGCTACTAATGGTTCTTTATCTTTATTACGAGGAGAATAACTTTCGATAATTTCAATATTTGTAGAGTCAAGATATTTAGTTAAAAATTCTTGGACTTCACGAATACTGCTTAGAATTTCTTCATGTGTTTTACCACGCATTGGTTGAGATAAAAATACTTTCATAATAGCACCTACTTTATAATATGTTGAACTTCGACAAAGATCATGTCTTCGCTAATAATATTGTTATCGATATATTCTTGACGCTTTTCTTCAGCTTTATCTAATGATTCATATACACCAATTAATGGAGAATCAAAATCATCAGAATAAGCTAATAAAGCATAAATGGTTTCGATCATGTTTACCTTCTTATAAAGATTGTCGATTGAAATTTCTAAATCATTCATAATATCTAAATAATCATCATCTGGCGCATAACCAGATACTTCTTTTTCTAAACGATTTAGTTCTAATGCTATCGACATTTTTTGATTGTATAAAGGATCATTTTTATTGATCATAGTTATTCTTCCTCGTTAAAATCATTAATGTAACAAGTTCGAATAGCTACGTCTTCAGGAGCATATCCTTCTTCGATACGCTCTTCGATATCTTCTCGAGCATTAGCTTCGTTATAATATAGTGCTTCGATTTGATCATCGACCATAACGATATATACTTTTTCTGGCACTCAGATCATTCCTTTCTCTTGTAATGTATTATAAATTAATTCATGAATTTCATCGATTGATTTAACTGTATCTTCATTAGAACAATCGATTTGAACCATATTCATTTTATTGATTAATTTATATTGCGCTTCGTCAATTTGTCGCAAATAATCCATGTCTCTTTCATGGATATCACCAGTACTACCACCAGTTTTACCTAAACGATTTAATAACATATCTTTTCTAATATATAATGGTAATGTTAAAAATAATACGATATCTGGTGTTGGTAAATCTAATAAATCATATTCAGTTGTTTCTAACCAACGTAAAAATGCTAATTGTTGGTCATTATTTTCATAACGAACCATTTGATACAACATATTAGATGTTACATAACGATCACAAACTACAATCATTTCAGGATCTTCAAAAATAGATTTCCATTCTTGAATCGTTGCATATCGATCTAATGCAAAGAATAATGAAGCGACTTGAGGTTTAACAGATTCTCGATCACCAAAATCACCGTTAAGATATTTTTTAACAAATATAGACGTATCTTTGTTGTAATCAGGAAATGTTAAATATTTAACTTTTTTACCTTCAGCTTGTAATCGTTCGACAAGTTTTAATGTCTGTGTATTTTTACCACAACCATCTCCACCATCAAGAACAATAAGTTTTGCTCGTTTATTATTAAAGCTCATTAATGATTCCTTTCACATTCTAATAAATACTTTATTCTATCTAACATCTCTAGTTCAGATCTACGAATTCTATCTTCCATATCTAATAGAATCCATCGACGCTGCTCATTAAGAATCACATTTAAATCTTCTTGAGGAGTTATGACAACATTTATTAAATTCTCAGTTTTATTTAACAATTGTTGTAAAATTGAAATCTTAGATTTTTCTTCTTGATTAGATGTGTTAGCAACTTTGATTATTTCTTTAACGATATGATTCATTTCAGATACAGTTTTATTTAATTCTTCTCTTGTATCCAATAGTTCCTCCATATAGTAAAAGGCTGATGATTAAACATCAGCCTTAAACAAGAAATTAAACGAATCTTTGACAAGATTATTAATTGATAAATCATAGTCAGCCGATTCTTTATCTAATACAACTTCGCCACCAAGTTTTTCGATTAATTCATTAAGATATAATCGATTCTTAGCCATCGATCTAATAGCGTTAAGCATAATTTCTTTTAGATCGCTATATGCAGGTACTCGATCAAATCCAGATGAACTATCGACAAAAATAAATTCACGAGAATCTTCTTGTGAATCAATAATGCCAAAACATTTTTCATTATCGTCATTCATAGATAATCCAGTGAATTTAAATGCTAAATTTTCAGCATTTATAATACCGTTGCGATCATAGATTTTTTTGTCAGGATCAGCGCCAATAAATAACTCGAACAACCCTGGATTTCCAGAATAATTATTAACACTAATCATACCGAAGTCATTTTTTAAAGTATCTTTAATATAAAAAGCTTCGGTAGCACCTTTAGGAGCTGGTGCATCAGTTAAATCACCAGTATAAAGAATATTTTCTTTAGAATCAAAACGACTATTCCAACCGACATGTATATTCTTAGATGTATAATGTAAATCTAAGTCGACACGACCGTCTTCAGAATTTATCCAATGAATACCGACAATAGAATTCTTATCCATTTTATATCGAGTATACATCGGGATATTATCTATAAAATTCTTTTGACTTGTTGGTATAGCATACATAATTCCTTCTGGAATATAAAAGCGCTTACCTTTAATATTCTTACCAATATCTTTCTTAATGGAATTAAAGATTAAATTCTTAACTTTAAACGATGCTTTTGACGTATGTTCTTTAGTCGTAGAATATGTATGACCATTACGAATAACATACATCTTGTCGTTAGACTTAGCATTATAAATAGCATTCAATAAAGAAAACTTTTTAAATATCGTAACTTTTTCAAGTTCTTTTTTAACGTCTTCGATATCGATATTTTTATCATTAATACGATCTAATACTTGAAGCTTGTGAGGACGATTCAACTTATTGGATAATTTTCTAGCTCTATTAATAATAGTAGCAGCATCTTTACCAGCATGTTTTAAAATAATCCATAACTTACGATATCTATTAAATTGCTGTGCAATAGGTTCGACACCATTTTCTTCGACATATTGCTTTAATATTCTATTAATAGTCGTAGTATAAAAACAAATACGAGAATATAAATTTTTACGTTCTCTAGCACTATTAATAATCATTGGATTAGATGTTATTCTATATGCACAATAACGTAATAATTGTTCGGCTTTCTTAGGAACTAAGTTTAATTCTTTACAAACATACATTAAGAATTCTTTATTCTTAATAGCATTAATATCGAACTTATCTTTATAAGCTTTAAAGATATTAACTAAACCTTCTTGTGTAGCTGAATTTAACGCAATACCAGAAGAAAGCAAATCTGTAACACGCTTAATTAATTCTTCTTCAGTAATAATAGAGATCACTGTTGTATTAAAGATAAAAGGTTCACATTCATATGTTTCACTTTTAACTGGAACGTATACTAAAGAACTATTAATAGGCTTACTAGACGTTTCTTCTGTTTGCGTATATACAGAAAGATAATGATCTAACTGGTCGACTAATAATCGTTCGACATTTGCTCGATCAACATCTTTAAATGATTCGAACAATGCCGTTCTATTATAATGAACTACATTATTACCAAATTCTCTAGTACAGAAGCCTTTTAATCTTTCATCAAGATATTGTCTAGCTTCCGGCATAATATACACGCCTTCTAATAACAAATCTAAATAATTACATTTAGCTTTTGTTTTAATAGGCAATACAGATTTAAACAAGTATAGAACGGATTTTTGTAGTTCTAATTTAGCGTCCATAATCATTATCCTTTCTTAAAATAATAAAAGGCTACGTACAAAATATACGTAGCCTTATCAAGCATTATCTAGACGAGAAGTAACAAAAATGTAATCAGCCTTTTTTAAAGGAACTTCTTTATGTCTAGATCTTTATTATAAGGCGAAAAGTAAATTTCATTCATCCAATATTATATAAAAGGAACTTTTTTATGCCTTACAATTATTATATTATATTATTAATTTAAAATCAATAGGCGAATAGTAAATATATTTTCCAAAAATCTAAAGGAACTATTTTATGCCTATTAGTTTATTAAATATGAAGTACTCTGGATTGAATTTCTTTAGTACGACCTTCATTCCAGAAGTTATCTCCTAAATCCTTTGTACCGTCGGTTTCCCGATATTTCTTAGCGGAGTAGACTATACCTTAAACATTATTATTTAATCCAGAATAAAATCTACCATTAGATTCATCTCTACGAAGATGACCTAAATTCATAGAATGTTGATTATTTTCTTTAGATGTACACCATTCTAAATTATCAACATGATTATTAGATCTATTTGTGTCTATATGATTAACATATTTTTTATTTTCTGGATTCGGAATAAAAGCTAATGCTACAAGTCTATGAATATACATATCGACTCTTTTATAATCAGAGTCTCTACGCATATATACTCTTAAGTATCCATTAGGTAATGGTCTTGGTGTTAATTGATGTTTTTCTTCTCTTCTCATTTTATTTCTAGATCTTGAAACAATATCAGACCAAACAGTACCATTATCTTCTATATAATAACCTGTAAAATTTTCAATTTCTTTTATCATAATAATATTTTCACCATGGTAGTCGTTGAGGGTTATTCTTATACAATAAGAAGCTTCCCTGCGGATTATCCAATAATTAACCTTTTTACTATACCTGAGTAATTACTTCAGCCATTATTATATCACTATAATAACTTAGTAGTCAATTCTCTAAGGACGTTCCCGCATATAGATGATTTAATGCGAGCCTTTATATTAACCCGCATGTACGACGAATAACTTTTAACGTATTATGATCTTGATTGCCACACTTAGGACAAATCCAATCACCATGACCATCAGGTAAAATTTCACCATCAAAACCACATTTCATACAATGATCAAGTTTAGTATTGAATTCCCAATACATAGCATGATCATAAATGTATTGAATAATAGTTTCTAATGCTTCAATATTGTTCGTCATATTAGGAATTTCACCATAACCAATAAATCCGCCAGTAGCATTTTCTTGGAATGGTGCTTCAAAGTCTATCTTATCAAAGATATTAATATGTTCTCTCACATCAACATGATGAGAGTTTGTATAATAACCTTTATCAGTTACATCTTTAATTTCGCCAAATTGTTCTTTATCTAATTTAGCAAATCTATAGCACAAACTTTCGGCAGGAGTGCTATACAAAGAATAACCATAATTTTCTTGATTATTCCAATCTTCACATTTGTCTGCCATATATCGAGTAATTTTTAATGCTAAATTTTGATGTTTAGTATTAGATTCTCCTGTTAATAATTTAATAGTTTCATATAAACCAATATAGCCTAAACTTAATGTAGAATAGCCACCAACCATTAAATCATCAAGAATATCATCAGCATCTTTTCTAGCATAAGCACCATACATCCATAATGTTGGAGCAACAGAAGCTTTTACACCGAGTAGTCTTTCCGTTTTAAACTTAAGAGCTTTATGACATAATTCCAAACGCTCATCTAATAATTTCCAAAACTTGTTAATATCTCCATCTGCAACAATAGCACATTGAGGGAGATTTAATGTTACAACACCTTTATTAAAGCGTCCATCTATAATAGGATTATTTTCTTTATCATACCAAACTGATAGAAAACTTCTACACAACTTAATTAATTAAGCTGGACTATCTCTTCATTTATTTAAATAATAAATGCGATGCGCATCGAGTAGCACGTCTCTACTCTACTTGGTTACATTCATCACCAATAGTCTCTACACTGTCGTAATAATACGCTTAGCACGGTATTGCCATTAAGGATTCACCGTTAGCCCCATAAGGGACACCTGTTTTATGATACAGTTCACATCGTTTTACATGGGCCGTTATGTGTTAACCCATTGGGCCAAATACTTGGCTATCTTTTACTTGTCGCATAATTTTAGCCGATACATAATCAGGCATCATTCTTTTAGCTGTACATTCTGCAGCTAGTTTAGTTAAATAATAATATTTACTACCTGGTTTAGCATTATGTTCATCTAATGCATAAACTAGTTTAGGGAATGTTGGACTAATCGTAACACCGTCCGGACCTTTCATACCTTCAATTCTTTGACGAAGAATTTCTTCTGTGATCATAGCACATTCTTCCTCGTACTCTGAACCTGGTAAAAAGTGCATAAATAAAGTCAGGAAAGGACTTTGGCCATTGCAAGTCATCAATGTGTTTATCTGATATTGCAACGTCTGAATTCCGTCTTTTAATTCTTTCTTGACCATTAAATCAACTAACGCTTCTTTATTTTTTTCATTTTGAAACATTTTCTCATATTTTTGTTTAGACTTTCTTAAATATGGAGCTAATATTTCTTCAATATGATTTGCTGTTTGGCCACCATATTGAGAACTTGCTACGACGGCGAACAGCTGGCTGAGTACTGTACATGCTACTTGAAAAGATTTTGGAGATTCGATTTTTTTCTTATTGATAACAGTACCATTAGAAAGCATATCTTTAAAATCTGGAAGACCACAATTATTCATTGGCTGTAATTGATAATCGATATCATGTAAATGCAGCACTCCTTTATCATGTGCTTCCATAATATCAATCGGGATCAATTTTCTTCTAGCAATATCTTTAGAAATTTCACCAGCCATTAAATCACGTTGAGTCGGAATAATATAAGCATCCTTATTAGAATTCTCATTGATAGTTTCTTTATTGCTACCAGCAATTAATTCTAAAATATCTTTATCAGAAGTATTAGTAATTCTTCTATATTCTCGTACAGCACGATAACCTTCATAAGCACGAGCTACGTCTTTTTGTTTGTGTTTAACCAAAAGATCGAATACCATTTTTTCGATACGTTTAATATCGATTTCTTGAAGCATAAGAGCTTCTTGTGTTATTTCTTCTGCAATAGCATTAGCTATTTTTTCATTATCTTTAAGTAAAGAATGTTGTGCCTTACTTATAGCAACAATAATCTTAGATTTATCAAAATCAACCTTGCGACCGTCTCTTTTAATTACAATCATTTAAAAATCCTTTTAATACAATAATACTGTTAATAAAATATATATAAATATTATTTGATCAAAAGTTCTGTACCTTCAATAACTACTATTAATTCTTGAGAACTACTAATAATAGAATAGGTGTCGGCTTCGACATCTTTAATATCTTCGATGATCCAGCCTTTGTCATATACATTGAAACGTACGATATCTTTAATCGAAGGATTTTGTTTTGGTTCTTTACCAGTATACCAATATGCATTATTCGATACTTCGATAATCTTAGTATACGGAGCATATAAATGTTTTAATGTATATTGTTTTAATACCTGTTTGCCTTCATAATTAAATTGTACGATTCGTTCTTGTTTATTCCCATCAAGAATAATTTCGTCAGTTCCGGTAGAGAATGTTCCAATTAATCGAGTTGCCATCGGCACCTGGATATCATTGTTTCCACCAAATAATACTTTTTCCATAGTTAATAATTTTCCTTTCGTTGCGCAACTAAAAAGAAGATGTAGTAGTATATTACTGTAATACATACTACATATAGTATACTATGATATACAAAATAATCATAATATATTTATAGTATAATCTAGGATTTTCATAAAGTCTAATATTTATAAGTAAAAATATATATCTCAAATAATTAGATTTTTCAAAAAATCCTATAAATACTGGTTTACTTAGTTATGCAAATATTATATAATAAAGGAAGGATTTGTTTCATTTTATTTTCAGGAGGATATATATGGCTGAAGAAACAAAACAATCTAGTACAGCTAAATATCTAGCACAAGATGGCGAAGATCTTATTAGCTGGTTATACCGTATGTATGAAGAACGACAAAATAATACTAAATTAACATATAAACGTATTTCTACTATGGCAGAAATGTTTTTCGACATTGCTTTAGATACAGCTACGATAGGGAGCTACTTTAATGATTTTAGAAAATCAGTAACTCCAATAATGACACAAGAACGTATAACTGATACAGCACGAGATTTATTATTAAATGCTCATGCTAAAAATGTTAATAGTAAACATCGTCAAGAATTAAATCGTACGTTAAAAGAAGTATCTAATCAATTTCTATTAAAAGAATTAATAGCAGAATCAATTAGTAAACTTGAACCACTTAAATATGAATTTAAAGAACTAGCTACTGGCGAAAGTGAAGCTGTTCTTCTTATTAGTGATTGGCATAAAGGCCAAGTTAGTGATAACTACTTTAACAAATTTAACGACGAAATATTCCATGAACGTATCGAATATCTCATGAATAAGACACGAGAATATTGTAAATTAAATAATATTAAAACGATTCACATCATGACATTAGGCGATATGATTAACGGTGGTATTCATGTACAAACACGAATCGAATCTCAAGAAAATCTTATCGAACAAACAATCGGCGTTAGCGAAGCACTTAGTCATCTATTCAATAATCTAAGTCAAGAATTCAACTTAGAATTATATTTCTGTCGCGGTAATCATGATCGCGTCACTCCTTCTAAAGAAGAAGCAATGAATGGCGAATCGTTTAACGATATTATTCCTTGGTTCTTAAAAGAACGTCTTAAAGGAAATGAACGAATTCATTTTAATAAAAATATTGTCGACGATGAAATTATCGTAGCTAAAGTTTGTGAACAAATAATTATCGGTGTTCATGGACATAAAGATAATTATAACAGAGCTATCGATAATTTAGCATTGTTTACTAAACAAATACCAAATTATATTGTTATGGGTCATTTCCATCATTCTAGAGAAGCTGATCTCAAAGGTGTCGAAATGATTGTAAATCCTTCGCTTTGTGGTAGTGATCGATATGCTGTCGATGGACGCAAGTTCTCGAAAGCAGGTCAAAAACTATTAATGTTAAACAAAGATGAAGGTCGTTATGCTACATACTTTATTAGTTTTAAATAAGAAAAGCCCCTCAATCGAGGGGCTTATTTTTTATTATACTCATATAAAAATACAATAATAGCTATTAGTAATACTAAGTTAAATAGATTCATTTGTCTACTTCCAAAAATTCTTTAGAGAATCGTAAATAATAAACTTCATTCAAATGCTTTTTACGATATCGTTTTTTAATAGTTCTAATGATCATCTTTATTCTTTTGTTCATAGATAAATTTTATCGGTATCTTTATATTATCAAATAATTCAATTCCAAATACATGCAATAAATTATATACTGATATATATGTAATAATAACTGTAACAATCAAAACAAATAAAACCATACATATTGCTAGTGGTATCATTAAAATATAAAATAAAAAATCTAAAAACGATATGATTTTAGATCCGACACCTGTTACTAGTAATAAAGTAAAATATATATATAATATGGTTTTATTTTTCGACATAACAAATACCTCAGTGTTTAATAATCTTATATACAGAAACTACTAGAAGTAGAGCTAATAAAGAATTAAGAATTGAATAGATAATATATTGATCCATTACGACTCCTTTCTGACTAAACGTCTTCACCATAAATTTCAAATACAATATCGTCGAATTCAGACAGATATTGTTTAATTAAAGTTAATACTTGTTTCCATTCAAGCTTACCATTGCCACATCCTAATTTAGGAATCGCAATCGTTACGTTTTGAATATTATGATTCTTTAAGAATATTGTGAACGATTTTAATCCTTCTTCAATATATTCATATTTAGAAGGATCGCGCCAATGTGCTTTCGTCGGAAACTGAACAATATTAATTTTTTCTTTAACTAAATATGTAATTAATACTGATCCAGGTTTTAGTCGTTTATCACGACAAGCTTCTTCATAATCTTTTAAACAATCTGGATATTTTTGTTTAATCTGAAGAGCTAAACCTTTTCCCATAACTCCGACAGTATTAACAGCATTAAAAATATATTCAGCCTTAGATCTTAATATATTACCAGTTTTATATACAAACATAATTATTTCTTCAACTTTGCTTTAAATAGTGTACCAATTGATAATTCATAAGATATAATATTATTTTCTTTATCAATTTCTTGGCTGATATTAATATTAATCAAACAAAACATAATAGCAGCTATTAACATTGAAATAACAGGAAATGTTTGTAATGTAAAATCATTAACTGTAAAATACGTAGTTCGATATACAGTATCGTCTACGATAAAATACATAAATAGATTAACGATGATAAGATTAATACAATATATAATAATCGAAAATAATATGTATATATGTATAAATTTTTTTAATAATATATTATTTATATTTTTATCCATTATTTTACCTTATCTATAACCATAAAAATCACGGCTATTAACATAACAATAACTCCAAAACTTAAAAGTAGTTCAGGCAGCATATCATAATTATGATTTTTTATATCGACAATCATTTCAAAAATAGTTTTAATAAATCCACAGAATATAGGAATCATACCTAAAATAAGTAATAAGAATCCAGCAATAAATAAAATTTCATATACTTCCATAATCACCACTCCATTCTATATCGACGCTTAAAAATAGTATTATATTTATATTTACGAATATGATTATCATACATATTAAGATTAAATCTAATATGAGTTTTAGGTTTAAAAAACATCATCATTTTAACAGCTTTTTCATAATTAACATGTCGAAACTTATATTCATATTGAGGTTTATATCCATTAGCTGTCGTAAAGACAATACGTTTAGATCGTTCAGGATATTTAAACATAATATCTGACAATGATTTAATATTGTTAACATACATAGATTTATATCGCATCTTAACAGGAATTTCTCCGAATGATCTTGGAATCACATGATCGATTGCATAATCAGAACAAAACTTTCTTATTATATAAGCATTTGCACGCCTTAATTTTCTAATCATTTTAATATCCTTTCACATAAAAATATCCTTGTCATAAAGACAAGGATTACATAATTCTATTACTCAAAACTGATATACTACTCAAAGGAGTAAGGGAAAATGAAGAAACCACTAAAAAAAGCAGTATACCAGTTTTCAGTAATAGAATAATACGTAAGCACAGTATTTAAATAATGTATAATGTATAAGCTTGTTCTGATTGAATCTTATATATGAATCGGATTTTAAACTCAAGTTTTTCCTTTCCATATTAAAAAAATAGAACTAATACTGTGCTTAGTATTATTTATGGTACTCCCGCCTGGATTCGAACCAGGGTAAAATGCCCGGTTATGAGCCGGGTGCTTAGCCTCTAAGCTACAGGAGTAAGTAAAAAAATCCTAACACAGAATACAGATAATCAGAAAAAATTCTATGTTAGGATACTGGCGGTTCCAACGGGATTTGAACCCGTAATCTTCACCTTGACAGGGTGACGAGATAACCAATTACTCCATGGAACCATATGGCTCCCCAGGCAAGGCTCGAACTTGCGACTTACAGATTAACAGTCTGCCACTCTACCAACTGAGTTACTAGGGAATATTATGGTGCACAGGGTTGGATTTGAACCAACGTAGACAATGTCGGCAGATTTACAGTCTGCTGCCTTTAACCACTCGGCCACCTGTACGTATATATGGAGGAGAAGGTGAGATTCGAACTCACGGTACGTTTCCGTACGACAGTTTTCAAGACTGTAGCCTTAATCCTCTCGGCCACTTCTCCGTGGTCGCAGAGAATGGAGTCAAACCATTTCAGTCATGGATATGTTTCCCATGCTGTTTTACTCTGCAGTATTGGGTGCGGGGGCAAGAGTCGAACTTGCACTAGACGAGCTTATGAGACTCGTGTCTCTGCCATTTGGACTACCCCGCCATAGGGGAGGGTCAATGTTACGCGTTCCGTTCATTTGTATAGAGTGAGTGTGTATGTTTTAATAGAAGAGATTTTTTATGATACTTTATTTTTAAGAAAGGAGAGAAAAATATACAGTATTTAAATCTTTGATATGTTTATGTTATTTGTGTTCTTTGAGCTTCACATGATTAAAATCATGCGATCCTAAAAGCAATTTTATATTGCTTCATTAAGAAGTTTGATTTTCAAAAAATCCTTATTCTTTTGAGCCGGCCCAAATCGGCTTCTACAGCTTAAGATTTTTAAAATCTACAGCTTTACTTCTATAAGCCAGCGACAAACAAAGGATAAGAGATATTACAGGGAGGTATTATTGTGTCGCTTTAAGCTAGTTAATCATTTTTTATTACAGAAAGGAGCAAAATATGATGTGTTTTTGCGTAACATTGACCATGTTAAAAATTGTGCCTCGTAGTATAGATCATACGAGGCACGTTTTATATACTTACCTTACACATATTATTATATTACAAAATAATTGTATATGCAAGTACTAATAAGTTTTATTTGTAAAATCAGAATATCTTAATTCTATACCTTTCCCAAGTTTTATACGAGTTGTACAGTAATCTTGGAAAATACCTGGATACAAATCGCCGATCGATCCATAGGATCCTCCACGATTTAGTTCTGACCAAACCTCGATATGAAGATGTTCATCGTAAGCATTGTTCGTCTCTACGCCATCTTTAATACCATAGCCGCCAATGATTCCGATAGGTTGACCACGTTTAACGGTATCGCCCGGCTTAACAAATAATTGAGACATATGCATATATATAATTGTTTTATTCGTACCGTTAGCAGCATTAACCATTACGGCATTTAACCCCCAACCAGTATCAGCTACAGTACCATCACATATCGAAAGAATTTCAGGCTTAGGAGAATCTGGTTGGAATACGACGTCCATACCTTGATGCGTATGTCCATCACGCTGCTCTCCTGGAAATCCTGTTAATTTCATTTCAGGAATATATTCGGCTTTCCAGAAGAATCCCCATTGGTCATTATCAAATTCTGATTCGTAAAAACTTTTAGAGATTTCTTTGAATACGATACAAAGTTCAATAAGTTTATTTAGCTTATCAGATGGAGATACCGGATCTTTACGATTTTTAGAATCGTTAACAGAATATGGTTCCCAGAATTGAGTAAATGTCCAAGCGCCTTGATTCTTAATATCGAGATTAAAATATTGCTTAGACTCGCCGCCACCATTATTGCCACCAGAGTTAGAAACAAGTTTATATACATAATCTAAACGAGTTTTAAGATCCTCATGTTCTTTCTTCTTTTCAGAAGAATCTTTAGTCGGTTTGTCGCCAATTATATTAGCTTTTTCTGAAAAATAAGCAAGAGCAACTAATAATGGATTATCTATTAAAGAATTATCTTTAAGCTCTTTAGTCAAGCTTTTAAGACTATTAATAATACTATTAGAATCAGATGAATTAGTAACACACATAATCGCAGCGATAACTGGACCCGTAAAATCTTTATGGAGTTGTGCGCCTTCAATATCTTTTTTCATCTTCATATACGTGTCTTTAGACTTGGCAATATTTTTAGCTTGATCTTCATATCCTTTAATAGATTGTTTAGCTTTATCGACAACAGCTTTAAACTGTTTTAATGATGTGCCTTCTAATTCGATAGCAGTTTTATAGAAGAGATTATTAGTCGTACCTGTTAATGCAGATCCAACAGCATTACCATTACCATACATACCAGCAGAGTTCATTAAGTCAGAACCATCATCGATAATAGATTGACGCCAATTAATAATCGGTACTTGCTCTTCGACCGGAACTAATTTCCAATCCATTTTAAAACCTTCTGGCCATACTGAATTTAATTCTTGCTCAGATTGATCGCCAGACTTAGTTAACGAAGCACCTTCATTAATACTTGCTAATTTCAACGGTTCTTGATAACGTTTAATATCGATAAGATCACAGTAGTGTTTCATATTAGAATATGATAACTGGTTATCATCTAAAATAACTGATAAATTGGCACCGACCTGGTTAAGTATTTCATACGTTTGACCAATGATCGGCTCTAATCGAGTCGATGTCATATACTGATCGATTTGTGTTTGCATACCGTCGGTAACTCGATCGTCTGTTAATTGACGAACAGATTTATATTTTTCGAACGTAGAATTACCGCCATAATACATGTCGTTAATCGGTACGATAGAACCTAATCTAAATAGATATCTTGTTACGGTCGATAAATGGTTTTCGACTTGAACCATACGTTTTTCAACATTACCACCCATAGCGAGTAATGCCTTAGCTGTTTGCTCTTCGAATTCAGTTGCCTTAATTGTTTCACGAACAATTCGTGGTTGATGATATTCTAAGTCTCGAATTCTAAGATCGACTGGAAACGCATCTTTATTATTAGGTACCATACCTGGTGTCGGTACTTTAACAGCATTATCATGTTTTGTCGGATCAAATTGAATCTGACGTTGTGCAATTGATTGCATCCGATTCATTTGATATTTAGCTGCTTCACTACCATATGCTGCGATAGAACTTAATGGCAAACCAACATCGAAACAACCTTTTTCATTATCACGTGTTTCGTATGCATATAATGGAATACCTTGTGTTTTTTCTTCGACAGGCTCTTCTTTTGTATTTTCAGTCTTAGTCGATTCTGTTTTAGTTTTTGAATCGTCTTTAGCTTCGTCAGGCTTGCTATCAGTCGTAACGGTAACTAGTCCACCGTCACCGATTGCAGTTTTCTGAACCTTTTTCTTAGCTTCTTTCTGAGCGACTTCTTCTTTAGGTTTTTCTTCTGCAGTTTTAGTCGTCTCAATTTTTGCACCAGATTCGTTATTATTCTTATCAGCTTGAGAAGTATTTTTAACTTCGGTTGCATCTTTAACAGACGTATCTTCTTGGGTATTAGCTTTTAAATTGGAACCTAATGCCCATTCTGGTACTTGATTATATACTGAAATAATATCGGGATATACTGGTGCACAATATGTTTTACCCTTCGCAAGTTTTTGCATATTGTAAATCGTATATGTCTTAGGTGTTTTTCTTTTACCAGCTACCGTACTTTGCACACCGGTATCAGAAGCAGCTGTTTTAGACATCACACCGCCTTTAGCATCGGCAGCACTACCTGCCGGTGGATTAGTCGGATTAAATGTCTCGCCAGTATATTCTGTTAAAGCTTGAAGATAATTATTATATACTTCTGTAGGATTTTCATTACCTTCGGCTACGACATACTGATTATTCCATAAAATATCCATAAATTCTTTAGCTGTTTTAACTTGATGAATTTCTGGATAATGACTATAAAATACTTTATAAACATAATCAGCTTCTTCTTCGAGAGAACTAAATTTAGCCCATCTAGGTTCATCTGGATCATGAGCTTGTCCTTCGATAGCACCTAAGCCACCGTAATTCATATCTTGGACTGCTAAAGCTGAAGTACCGTTACCTGATTCATGTACCATTTGACCGACAAAACATTGTTTAAACGTATCAGTCGTATTATATTTCTTTTGATAATATTCTGCTATATGAAGTATATTAGCATTAACGTCTTTAGCCATCGATTACATCCTCTTAGTTTTAAAGCAAGAGCTAACAGAATCGGCTAATAAATTAGCCGTAAACATAACGTAGACTGGAATGATTTTATTTTCAGATTCACAATGTTTATATGTTTCTTGAAAATCATAAGACTGTTTAGCTAACATCTTAAGAAAACGAGTATTATATCCTTTATATTGATTCAAAGATGCTTCTAAAAACTTAAGAGAATCTTTGTCGATAAGATCTTCTAAGTCGTCATCAATATAAGCGCCTAAATCATATATCTCTTCTTCGGTCGTATATTGATCGACAACAACTTTAGGACCTTTAACGTCGGCAATAAATTGTCCGTCGAATAATAGATTACATTCATAATCTTCTGTATAGAATGGTCGACCCATCGTATCGACAATATCATTGTATACGCTTAAATAATCAGAATAAATTAAGTATAATAAATATCGTAATTTCTGTGGTGTACATGTCATATCATTACGAAGAATATAACATGCTACAGAATCGATCGTATTCTTAACAATATATTTCATGTGTATCAAATCCTTCCAAAAGAAAAGACCTCTTATTCAGAGGCCTTAACATCAAAATACTCACAAGCAGCTTTAAACTCTTCGGTATCTCGAGCTAATAATAATAAATTGATTAAATGTTCGCAGGCATCTTCTAATTTCATTGAGATAAACTCCTATTAAATATAACTTTATATTAATAGTATACATGAAATATCCTATAAATGCAAGAAAAGCACAACTACGGAGGAAATAGTTGTGCTTATTCTCGCTTTAAGACAAAGAGAGCAATACCAGCTGCCTGCTAACTTTTAACAACTGGTATAATTATTATATCGAACATTTTATCGATTGTCAACTGCTACGAGTTCACCGTCGACAACTTTCCATTTTTTACCAGGAGTAGCTTCTTTTCCGACGATGTCTTCTCGTGTCATACAATCAAGAGAGTCATTAAACTTATCGACAATTTCATCACGAATATCTTTATAATATTCATTCATATAAGTATTATCATGATCCGGATACGGATCGACAAATTCTGATTCGACTTGTTCTTTGCGAATCTTTTGATATTCTTTCATCGATAACACACAGCCAGTATTAATGTGCTCGATATAAAATTCTGGATAATGAATTCGATCGCCACTGATTGAACTAACGACTAAGTCTTGTGGCCAAATGACTCGTCGTATTCTATATGCATCACGCATGATATATATTCCTTTACTTTAAATATGTATTTACTGTAAGAATATATTACGCCGATATGTCGTATCAATATCTATTAACTTGATAGATACTCATACGACATATCGACAATAGATATGTATTAACTGCTGTAACGATAAGTTTAATCTAACATGTATTGTGATCAGTTGTTGATAGATTGTATGTCGTTAAATATAAGAATCACAAAAAGATGTTATAGCAGCTAATTTTGATGAATTGTATTATAGTGTTAGTGTTAGTTAAATACATGAAACAAAAATATATCTATTGCCAATGCTGTCGTTACCGAAATATTTACACTATGTCATTTAAATATTTTATTCCCATAAGCCGTATCAATGCTATTAACGGGCGCATAATGATATAGTATATTGTTCCTTAATAGATCTTATCAGGATTAAAGCTCTTAACGAGATCTCGTAAACGCCATCGTTAGTATTGTGCGCGTAAATCAGTAACGTCATCTGAGTCGTAAAAGGTTTTTGAACATTAAAAAAATATTTATACTAAATATGTGTTAAAAATCGTTTAGTGTGAATATTTATGTATAATGACGTTACTGTGTAAATTATCTTAAATAATTATACCAACTTTAGCAATTAACTGTATATACATTCTCAGTCGTAACAACTGTAGCCGATCTCAATAAACTACTTGCCATGCGGCCAGATTCTTGCTACTTGAACCTGTCAAAGAGCTAGGGAAGCCATTATATACGTTTTCTTCTGAAAAAATAATATTATGACTTAGAGATCTTCAACCAACTTAGTCAAAATATATCAACTACGAAGCATTGGTAACGGCCGGTATATTGTCATTATTAACAGCCTGGCCTACTACATAGAACATACGTTTTATACATCGTTGGCTTTATTATATAAACATTGCGAGAACACTTTCTGAATCAACGTCACTTAAGACAAAGTTTCGAAAGAATTAAAAATTTGATTCGTTGTCATCTTATCAGCTTTTATAGGGTGATTTTCAACAAGCTTAAGTTTAAAGCTGCAAAAGAATAAACATCAAATTTTTAATTACATATACATTGTCAATTTTTACGAGAACGTTTTACTTACTTCTTGATAGACTTCTCCCGTCGTTTACGACGGCAGAGTCTTCTACCCCGAAGTAAGTATATTTTTATATAAAAAAATAGCATACATTTCTGTATGCTTAACTTCTCGTACATTCAAATAAAGCTTTCAGACTGTATTAACCTTACGGCTAACCTTAGTCTTCTATACGGTATTAGTGATTATCTATCACCCTCACATTCAATCCTTTCAGATTAAACCGTACTCTCCTGGAAAATATGCTAACTTATAATGACCTGACTCTAAGATTTCGATGAACTTAAAGTCTAGAAACCACCGCGTCGTACTTTTAACCATAGGATACCCTGTTCCTTATACTGTTTTTGGACAGACTTATCCCTTAGGCAGAGGTCTTCGCACGCTTCTTAACCCCTGACGTTATTACAACTCCATCTATTGTAATGAGCTAAAACGATTAAAACAGAACGTTTATATTAACTATATACAGCTACTCTAATGTAGCTTAGATGTTTGAATGCGTGAATTGTAATACCGGGCCGATTCTACTGAATGAGCTGGCCAAACTTCTTGTTTTCTACTCCAGATGCATTGCATGAGTAACAAGAAATCCACCTTGGTCCGGCTAAAGCAAGTAATCAACTTGTTGATAGTTAGCAAACTCACTAAAGCTAAAGATATGTCTTAACGACTTCCCTTGAGTTCAGGCGAACCCCGCAAATCCGTGCGGTTATTATTTAATTGTCTATCTGTTACTATTATAGTACTAAATTATTTTTTATCCGTCAAGTTAGAAATTAGAAATTTCTAATTTAATTTTCTCATTCGGATCTTTCATCACATTATACATAGTAACTTTATCTTGAAGATTAATATATACATGTTTAAAATCAATCTTCTTTTTGTTCATAGGTTTTTTAACGAAACTTACTTTATGAACTTCAAATGTCGTATTATCGACAAGTTTTTCGATTTTTTGAGCGTATTTATTTAGTCCGAGTACAGTATCGTCGTTTACATATTCTTCATTCGTGATCATCTTGTTAAAGATCTCGTCAGAAGAATCTGCTTTATCAGCATTAGTCATAGCTTCGAGACCTTCGTCTTCGAAGTCGCCTTCCAATATCTTAACAGCTTTCAATCGTTCAGCTATTACGCTAATAATATTTTCTTGAACTGTGCCTTTATAATATAAATAATACAAACTTACATTATTCTTTTGATTCAACCGATAACTTCTTCGAGAAGCTTGACGCATCGTAAAGAAGTTAGAATTTAATTGATAGAATACGATAGTCGTAAAGTCTAATAAATCTAAACCAGTTTCGATTAATTTAGGGTTAACGATAACGACACGAACACCATTATCTTTTTGTTTTTTAAACCAATCAATACGTTTAGCTGGTGCTACAGAATCAGTTAAAATATTAGCCTTAATACCATTACTGATTAACGTTTGAAGAATTTCATTATTAATTGGACTATGCTTGTCATAATATGTATAAACTAAGACGCATTCATTATCATGATGATTAACTATTTTTAATAGTTCGTCTAGTTTATTATTATTACCATCACAACTTCTAAAATTAAAATGATCGTCTGGAATGATACAAGGATGGTCTAACCAACCGGCAATTTTATTAATCTTCTGAGCTTTAACCAGATTAGGCGTATCAGATGCCTTCATCTCGCTTAATAGTTTATCATAAGCATCTTTAATATTAGGATCTAATTCACAACTTATAACAGATTCATTAATTTCTGGTAATTCATTAGACATATCTGACATCGTCATAAAGATACAACAAGACGACATAATTTGTGTAAAGATTTCTGGATTAATACCAGGAATATCTTTAACTTTATATTTATTAAATCCTGTACTGTCTTGTCGAATATTACCATCTTGATCTATATATGTATAACCAATACTATTAATTTTACTTGGACGTTGATTAAGTGTTTCGGTTACACGAGATCCTTCAAGTCTCATACGATTAACATGGACAGAATAAGGACTAGCTACTTTTTCCTTATTACCATAATAATTCTTAAAATTAGTCTTCGACGCAGCAAGATTATTACGGTTAAAATAAAATCCTTTTAAATCTTTTAGCTTAGCTGGGAAAAAGTTTCTTAACATAAAGAACAAGTTTGTAACCATACCGTTAAATACAGTACCGGTTAAACCTAATACTTTCTTCGCACAGCTAGCAATACGTTGAGCGCCCTCGCCTTGCATACTGTCGCTTAGAAATAAGTGCATTTCATCAATAATAAAGAAATCGACATTATGACGACCTTTACGTTGTAAATACCAATCTAGACTTACAAAATTAGAATTAATTTCTTTATCGCCAACAGATTGATTAATTATTTGATCAAGAATTGGACCATTATTATAATATAATGAAACATGTCTAAAGGTTGTAAAAGCTTTACTTAATAGTTTATCTAATTCTTTATTACTATCATAGCAAGTTTTAATAATCTTAGGAGCTGCACCAAATCTATATATTGTTTTTTTTATATCTGGATGTTCTTCATTTTTTTCTTTATATGTCGAAATATATTGATGATATGGAAGATATTGTTTATCTCGCGTAACTTGATCACGATTAGGCGCATATATCTTATCTGCAAATAATAAATTCTTTTTTCTTAAATTATACATATGGTATAAGAATGTATCATCCCAATCTAATTGATAACCATACGAGTGTTTTAACAGCTTAGGATTTACTAAAATAAAATTAGTACAGTTGCGTTTAGAAATTTCTGGTTCAATTTTATTAATATAGTCTTGAACACTATCGCATTCATATACCATAGCATTTTGAGCTAATACACTGATATCCATAGCCCATTTTTTATTAAGATGTGGCGGACATAATACGAATATATTTTTATTCTTATTAGATTTCCATAGATTGCTGATAGAAATAGCCATCGAAGTTTTACCAGAACCTGGTTGAGAAATTAAAAAACCCGCTCTTTCTTTTTTGAAATAGCGAGTAAAGGCATTGATAATATTCTTTTGATTATCAAATAATTTAAAACTACGTTTATAATTTAAGTAGTCACCAAAATCTTTAACTTCTTGATCTAAGCAATGATTAGGATTAAATACGATTTCAGAATTTTCATTAATTAATTCAGCAAGATCTTTAACATTATCTAAAATATAATCAGATAATTTAGTTTCTTGTTGTTCGTAATTAATGTTAGACATCGAAATAATACCACTAATCTGATCATTAACAAAATGAGCATATTTATCTGCACTTGGTAATGTGATATTAGTAATTCCTAATTTTTCAGACGAATTAATATTAAAAATTTTCCTGATTTCAGAATCAGAAGCTCTTAGATAAGAATTAAAGAATTCTTTAATAAATTCTTTATGAATAAACGTATTAAGATATCGTCTAGATTTATATTCGACTAAATATTCAAAGATAAAGTTCTTGATTTCATCTTCATATTTTCTTAATAGATCTTTCTGATCCATGTTGTTATATTCTGGAATTGTCATACCAATCTCGGAACGATTTAAAAATAACATATAACAAGAACGATCTTTAAAAATATATTGACGATTACTTTCTTCTAATGATTCGACCCATGCATCTCGACTATTATTGAAGAAATATGGCTCAATACCACTATACATATTATTATTTAATATGTTATAAATTTTACGGAATTGATCTCGACCAGCATATTGAAAACAATGTTCGACGACATTAGCTTGTTTAACTGTTACATTATTAATTTCGATAAGTACATATGTCTTAAAATCAGAATGAATCCTAGAAGATGCTGAAAACGTATCTTGATACTGTTGAAAAAGCAATGTTACGATCATTGGATTTTCAACAAGTAAATCTTCCATTTTAAATTGAGTATCCATTAATACAACTTGCCCTTTCCTGTATTATTAAAATATTGAATTTCCGGAACAATTCGATCGCGAATAATAATATTTTTATCGCCATCGAATTTAATTTTAGAACCACGAACGATATCGCCAAAGATATATGTATCTTTAATTTTACCGCCTAATTGTTTTTCTAATAAATATAAAGGAATAAATTTCTTTTGTACTGGCAATAAAGATTTAAATAATTTTTTATTAGATTTTTCTTTTATATTTGTCGGTATATTAAGAACAATTTCTTTCTTTTTAGTATCAGATTCTACATCAGATATATAAGAAAACTTAGGAACTTCACCTGCTTTTACTGTATATATATTGCATAATCCAGGTCGATTATCAATAAGCTCACCATTTTGTATAACCATTTCATTACTTACAAACCAGAATGTTCTAGATTTATTAGTATTGTTATCGATAAATATAGGATTAACAATGTCACCATTCGACAATACGTTAATTGAAAAATCTGCTTGAGTAAGACTATTCCCTAAATAAAAACTATTGTTACAAACAGCTGAATAGTCAAAAGATGGAATTCCTAATAATATATTTAATAAACAATTATAAATAATTTTTGCATTATTCATTTCACAGTTCATCTTAATAAATATTTTACTTGGAACTAAACTATCAAAATCACTAAGAATTTTAATAAATATATTCTGACGGCTATTAACAAGATTTTGATTTAAAGAATATAGTGATTTTAAATACAGTGAAAATATTAATATATAAAACGAAGCTGGCGCTTCAGTTTTAATTCTATTAAATTCAACATTTTTTTGTAATCTTGTAAGTGTTTCAAAGTCTTGATATCGATAACTATATAGTTTACTAAGAAGACAATATGTTCCGTCATTATAATAATTTTTTGTAACACCATGATCTAAAATATTATTTATTTCTTTTATAATAGATTGTTTAACTTCTGAATCGCATTCAATATTATAATAATCTCGTATTTCAAATAACATTAATGCTTTAAATAAAGCATTAAGAATATAATATTCTTCATTAAAATCTTCTTCTGTATGATAGATTTTAATTTTAAATTCACTAACAATATGATTAATGAATGCATTGAATTCAATTAAATTACCGAACTCCATATATTTTTTCATACTCCTTATCTTGGTCGATATAATTAACTCTATTTTTAATACCTTTATTTTCTAAATACATATTAAATATATCGACAGATGATAGTCCTAATAATTCGTTAAATACACCTAAACGAATTAATTGTTGCGCAATATTTTTATTCATATTATATATGAAATTTAATATTTTCTTTTTGTCGACAATTTTTAATTCGTTATATGTAGTTTCGCCGAATCCTTTAATCTTATCAAAACCACATATAATTTCTTCATTTTCAATTTCGGTCTTAAATTTGGATTCTAACGTTAACTTTTTATATTTAAAAGTATTTTGTACTTCGACGATATTTTCTTCTTTAAACTCTTCAGGATAATAATATTGTAAATACGCATTAATATAGCTTATATGAGCATATGCAATACCGTGAGATTTATTATATAAATACTTGTTCATATCGTATAACTGATATAGCCATTTGCAACTATTTTTTTTAGACATATCAATAACTAACTGTTTATGAACTTTATTTTTATCCTTTATTAAAACATAAGCATCTTCTAACTTAAAAAATATACTGATAATATTTAATAATTGTTCTTGATACGTAATAATTCCGTATGTATCTTTAACAAAACCATAATACTGACTTTTTCTGAACCACTTACCGTCTCTTCGTTCAGTATATGTTTCGACACCTTCAGGCGATCTTACGAGTGCTAATAAATTACATAATTCTTCGATACTATTAGGTTTAAAATCTTTAATATATTTTTTAACTTCGCCACCTAATAAGAATAAATTGTCTGGATAATTCCACATGAATTCCCATACTTTTTGATCGTCGAAATTAATATTAATATTATATTTTTGAATAATATTTTGATATAGACCTAAATTTCGCAAACTTAAAATGTCGAATTTAGGCAAATTATTATACTGATCTTTATTAATACAACGAACACCATCGATCATAATATAATCATATGTTTTATGTAAATCGATTACGATACCAGATGGATGTAATTGTTTGCTGCCATTCTTGTTAACAGTATATAGTCGATAAGCATATTTTCTATATTTATTTAATATATAATCAAATACTTCGTCACGTCGCAGTGTATCGACATCTAAATCGATATCGGCATTATGACCAGCACTAAATCGTTCAAAACTTAATTCAAATTTAACAGGATCTACTTTGTTAATATCTAATAGATATAATACTAAACTGCCGACACTACTCCCTCTACCATATCCAGTAGCGATATTTTCTCTACGACAGAATTGAACATAGTCATATACGATATAGACATATTCGCACATATCTTGTTTAACTAATATATTTAATTCTTTATGTAAACGATCGACATATGCACTTGGCAATTGTAGTTCGTTTAATTTATTCCAACATGTTTCTTTGATAAAATTTTCACATTTTTCTTTGCTCAAGTAACACACCTCCAAGTAATAAAAAAAGCAGCCTATACAGGCTGCTTATATACCACATACAAACTGGCAATTGCTTGTATCTAGTAATTACATTAATTCTTCCTTTTCAGAGAATACATATACGTGATATTCTAATTTACTAAGCATCTCGAATAATTGTTGTCGAGTTTTAATATTCTTAGTTTCGATAGATACATCACCATTCTCACAAAGTTCGATCGTTATTTTTTTCGATTCCATCATGACCTCAAGGTAGTAGTAATGCCGCCGTAAGGATACGACGGCATATGAACAATGTAAAAAGGATACTTCCTACATTATTATTGTACTTGATATAAAATTAAGTGTCAACTACCAACATTCAGGACAGCATATCTGTTTGGTCTCGGCATCGATATAAGCACATTCATCGCAGATAATTTTGCCACAAAATGCACATTTCATCTTATATTGTAATTCGACGTTGTTATGACAAGATTGACATCGAAATGTCCCGTTAGTTGTTAATGAATTTAACTTTATTTTTCTGAAGGACCAATTCTTAATGAATCTAATATTTTTTTTATTCATATTTAAGTCCTAATGTGTTTAATAACTTAGCATCCAGAATAGCTTTTGCATTCTTATCTTCTTTAACAGACTCTCTAGCTAACGCAATACTATCTTTATATTTATTAACAATACTACTTTTAAATTTATCTAGATCATTATACATATCTTTTAACAGATAATAATCATAAGAAGATGTATGACTTTTGATGAAATAATTTAAATTATATTGTTCTCGTTCAGCAATGTTAGCTAAATCTAATTTATTATCTAACATAACAATACGAGGAAATATATCATATTTAGCTAACGATGTTAGTGTTCGATCAACGCCTTTTAATCCGGCCTTATCTCCGTCATATACTAATACCGGTATTAAACCAACATCGCTAATCATTTTAGCATGTGTATCATCAAAGTCAGTACCACATGTACATACGACATTTTTTAAACCATACTTAGTTGCTAAGATAACATCGAAGACACCTTCGGTGATATATACTTCGTCGAAAGTATAATCTATTTTATCACAACCATATAAACACCATTTCTTTTTATAGTATTCATTATCAGCTGATACCCAATATTTTAATGGATTATTTTCGTCGATAGCACGTTTACTAAAACCGATTGTATTCCCATACAGATCTTTGATCGGAAATGTTACACGACCTTTCGTATCGTAACCGATATTCCAATCATAGATGTCTTCTTTGTCTAATCCACGAGAAACTAAATACCGTTTAGCATTATTATCTTCTCGTAAGTTTTGAAAATACTGATCGGCTTCTTCAGAACAGTTGTCTATATATTGTTGTTCGTTGCCTTCTGGTTTTAATCCAGTAATTCTACAAGCTTCTTGTATTGCCATCTCGAAACTTGCCTTTTTCTTTTTCGTATTCATCATCCATTGAATAAAGGCTAATGAATCGCTACCATAGAATCCTTTAGCTGGATTTTTACGTCCAGAATGACAACCAAAACAACACCAAGTATACTTACCATTTTTATGCCATATTCGGAAGCTAGGACTACTGTCATCATGATCTGGATGAGGACATTTACCGATATAGATATTTCCTTGTCGAGTTAGTTTAGTATGCTTACTGGCTAATTCGACAAGGTTTATTTTATCAGATAATTTTCTTAAAAACTTTCCTGAATATTTCATACCAACCTATTTATTTAACATAGAATGCGTCGTCACGTTCTTCGTAGTTTACACTACTAAGTTCTTTATCGTTAAGATAAGCTTTGCCATCTTTAAATGTCAAATCTTTCTTAACGGCAGACCAGTTAAATTTAACGGTTGTTTTAAAATATTCGTTGTCTTTAATACCTTTAACTTCTTTTTCAAGAAGTTCGTCATCATGCTCGATAAGCTTATCTTGTTTTCTAAATCCGGCAGTGCCTTCAATAAATTTAACAGATTTCTTACCAGACTCTTCTAATTGTTTAAGAACATATGGTTCTAACATAGTTTTATATCGATCGATTTGATAATCTAAACTATTTAACTGTTGTTCTTTAAACATATTAGCTTTATCTTTAGCTTGATTAATATATCGAGTCGTTTCGACTTCGACATCTTCTTTTTGAAGTTGAAGCTTTTTAATTTGTTCAATAACATAATTAGCTTCTTCATGATTAGTAACTAATGTTAAACTTTCATGCTCTTCTTCGAGAAGTTGATCGAGCGTACTTTTTGTTTGTTCTTCGAATGCAAGTTTCATTTTAATAAACCTGCTTTCTCGATACGTTTAACAAGAATGTCATAATATTCTTGCATTATGACAAGTTGTCGAGCCATTAAATCAAAGTCTTCGACATCTTTATTCTTATCTAAGAATTTTGCTAATCGATCGATACGGAAGCCTAAGACTTCTTTTTCGTCGATTAGCCGAATTTGCCAATTTTCTTTCATTATTGTACGTCCTTCCTGATAATATTCGTATGATATTTTTCTTTTTTGTCGACTACTTTTAAAGCAATTTCATCATAACTACCGATAGCAATTAATTGATATACGAATACACTATCGTGTTTGCTACTAGCACGTTCAATACGACCATGACGTTGTGTTTGAATTAAATAGCTATCAGCAATATCCATTTCGATTAAATATTTAGCCGAATGCATATTTATGCCTTCTGAACCAGCATTTGATGCGATTATTATGTTATGATCATTCGTTTCATTGAATAATCTTACTTGTTCGAATCGTTTTTCAGAATCCATCATGCCATTAATGTGGCAAATTTTAATGCCTTTAAAACGATTTTCCAAGTGCATATCCAATATATTTTGTAATGAACGATACTTGCTAAATACGACGACCTTTTCACCTTCGCTAAGAATACTTTCGACCAAGTCTAAGAATAATTCAATCTTTTGACTCTTTTCATTCGTTACGTATTCTTTACCAGCATTACTATCACCAAATCTTAATAATTCATCAGTAATAGCAAGCTCTTGAGCAAAGGTTTGCTTCATAAGGATAAGATTGTCTATTTTATTAAAATCTTCATTCTTACGAGCTTCATCGATATTAGTAAATCGATCCATCATTGCTTCTTGCTGCGCTTTTAAATCAGCAATTTCTTCCAACAACTGATCGCTAGCTTTTTGAGTTTTAGGTCCAAGGTTACAATATTTTTGACTAACAATTAACTTAGGTAAATGACTGCTTACTTCTTCTTTAGTTCTAACGATTAAGTTAGGACTAATAAGATCAGTCAATTCTTTTTCATTACGACTACCAATAATAAATCCTAGACTATTCTTTTTAACATATCGCTTATCGAACTTGTTAATATTTGTGAACAAATCTTTCTTAACGAATCGAAAGATTCCGAATATATCCCTAGGATTTTTTTGTATTGGTGTTGCCGTTGCTCCGAACGTATACTTTACATTATTAAACTTATATAAGCTTTTGCTACGCTTAGCTTGATAATTTTTAACGTACTGCACCTCGTCGGCGAAAATGTATTCGATCTTCATTGCTAATAATTGATCTCTCACTTTTTCGTCGTTCAGCGTTTCGTAATTACAAATCAACAAATCGCCATTAAATTGTTCGTCAAATTTCTTTTTAGCTTTAGCCGAAGTTTCTAGAATACTTGGCACAAGATCGCTAAACTTTTTAACTTCATGAAACCATTGGACTTTTAAACTACTTTTAACTACGATTAATCCAGGACCTTTTATCTTATTACGAGATAATAGTTCTAGATATAAATCGATAGCTATCAACGTTTTGCCAGCACCACAACTAGCTACTATTAAACTGCCGTTATCGATATCAAGTAATTCTTTAACGGCAGTTTTTTGATAATTGTACAGATCGTACTTACATTTACCGATTCCTTCTAAATTAAAATCGGCACAATATAATAATAGTTTGTGGAAATTATTAACTTTCCATAACCCATCTTCAAACTTGCTAGTTTTTGTTAAGCCATATAGTAGTCGACTGTAATCTTCTGCAGAGATATTATTAGGAATTCTTACAAGATTGTTTTTTGATATTTCCAATTTCTATCAATACCTCTTCGGAAGTAATAATACAGACTTTGTCTTTAGCATGATTGCAGATTGATTTAATAATAGCATCGTATACAATGTTACTTACTTCATGATAAGGAACTTTCATACTCTCTGGAAAGAACAAATATCGTTGGCCATTAATTGTAACATAATAGCCTCGAACCTTCTTGCCGAACAATGGAGACGTATGTTTTCCTCGTTCAATCGTAATATTAAAATCATCGCAGCCAATACAAGACATGTCTGATTTGAATAATACTTTCATTGAAAATCCTCCATAATATAATAATTATTTAACAT